AAACAGACACTTCAACGAATTTGACTATGATAATAATCTGCTTCTGCAGACATGTGTTTTACGCCTAAAACTTATCTAATATCCGCAAACGGTAATACCTTATATGGTATATGGTATTATTGCCTTGATGGAACTGAAAAGATAAGAAACTGGCGTCCTCAACATCTTGGAAATCCATGGACTTTCACACTGCTGGCAGCCCTCACTTTAATGGATATTTTATATTGAGTTTTTTAAATGCCCGAACACATCAACACCTCATGGTCAACATGAGAGCTCCGTGTTAAGGCTTGCCCAATTAGTCGCACATTGATAAAAGTATATAACTACTCTGTTTATTGCGTCCAGCATCACCACGTGGAGGTTTGAGCATTGATGCCATTAAATTTGCTGTCTATTTCCAGCTGCCAACACCTACTCTTCAGGCTCTAGTGTTCAAAGCACGGGCACAACTTATACAGGTTTTCACTGATGTGTGCTACTCTTTCTAACAGTCACCATTTGCGATAGACTGCTATACCGAGAATAGTTGTTGCAAATGCGAATACTATTGTATACACAACACAAACAATGTCCTCAGTATATGCAAATCTGATAGCACATACGACTGTTAACACAATTGCGCATAATAATGCGCCTACGAGACAGGATGATTTTGCTCGTGATAAACTGTTGCTCATATCGAAGGGAATATAATCGTTCCGCACTATTGCGGATTAGATTCGCTTATTATATACAGCATGTCTAAGAGCACAACAAAAGGAGGCACGCTTTCGCGTGCCCCTTGTTGTAGCAACTGGATTACTCGTCTTCTGGTGTTGGACCTGCGGCATCTTCTACGGTCATCAGACCTCTTGATACTGCTACGCGCAATGGGATCATCAGTCTCTTTCGGGACTCGCCCACTGTTGATGGTGAGAATTTACCCAGCCAAGTGCGCTTGTAGTTACCATTCTCGTCACGAACAGGACGTTGACGTGGTAGACCAGTCTTCGGGTTGATGATTGGCTCCCATGTGTTCTCGTCGTAAACAGTCTCCATGATGTAGGTCTGTCGGCATAGAACGTTGACGGATGTACGTACCTTTGGTACGCCATTGGCATCACGAATCACCTTACCTTTCTCTTTACCAGGAATTACGACTCCATCCTTGTCGACGATGTCGCTGGTGTACAGTGATACGTACTCTCCGCCAAGATCGTACTCGACTTCTACTGCATCGGTGAATGAACGATAGCGAATGTCGATCTCGTCTTCAGTCCAGTTCTCGTTGTCTGGTAACACGCCACCCTTCTTCTTTGGCAATAATGCCTCATAAGTCTGAATGACGTCTGGTTCGAACGATACCTGTGCTGGGAAACCAATCATTGGTGCCAATGGATCGGTCAATTCATAACGTAGATACCTGTTACCACTAGTCTGACCACTAATACGTGCTCCAGTTGCTGTCTCAATAGACAAATTTTTCATCAATAAGTTCATAGCTCTAATATATTAAAGGGTTAAACAATAATCGATAAAATGCTATATATTAACAGCAGTGCGATTCTTATGATACGCACAATCTCTTGCAAAAGCAAGATTGGTGAAGAGGCCTCTATCCCTATACCAATAAACACTGGATATTTGGGCGAAGCCGCCGATTGGTTAAAGCGTTTTGTTTTGTTACGCAACGTAAGAGGACTGTTATTAGTCCTCATAGAGTTAGAAAATTGCAAGTTCAACACCTGGAATAATACTGTAGCTAAACAGCCCAATGCACTCTGTGTAGGTTTTTACCTGTTTTACGCAGTACTCATCAGTTTTTGCGTCTTTCGCTTCCCAATCTTTGCCGCCCTCCTTGTTGTAAACAACACGCTCACATTCTACGGTGAGCGTTGGCATGTTGTCTTTAGTTACAGGCGAGAAGTTGGTTCGCAACAAGGATGTAAGTGTTTTCCCCTTATTGCGCTGCCTAACAAACTCTAGCAATGCAGACGGATCATTTACATTAGCGTTCATAACGAATCCATCAGTAAATCCATCAAGCATGTGCTCAGGTAACATGTTGAGAATGAATGCAACTCTTTCCTCTGTGATCTCACGCTCGTTGTTCAGCATCCCGCTGACAACAAACTTCAAAGCTTTCTGTGTCATATTAATTGATTTAAAATGAATAATCACAGCATGACTCTTAAATCTCCTATTGCTCATAACATGCATACAAACTCACGAGACTGGTTATTACCAGTCCTCGTCGAGGTCGATCGCTTCGCGGTCGATGTCCTCGTAGGCTGTCACGTGGTAACCACGTGCGCAGTAAACGAGGGCAAGGCGGCCAGCCGTTTTACGGATGGCTTTAGCCTCGTCAGACGCGTCGTTGAGGTCGAATACTAAGTTCTTGGCCTCTTTGAGGTCAGAAGTTATGTCTTCGAACTTCTTGTCTTCACGATTCCATCGTGAGACCTTGAATTTGTATTTAGCCATAGCGGTACAAATTTAAGAGTCGCAAGGTCACTATTGACACTTGCACCTGAGGTTCCCTCAGGCGATACTTTAAAGTATTTTGTTTTGTTACTTACGTTGAGTGTTGGTGATTGGGTAGGGGGTACTTTCGATTTTCGATCGAGTCGGGGAGTCAGTTTATTACAGTTTCTCGTTTCTACACTCACAATCCCCGTTTTCTGAAAGAAAATGTTTAGATTTTTCGCAGAAAAATTGTACAAAACAAAAAAAAAATAAAAAAAAATCCGAAGAACTTTCGCTCTCCGGATCTCATTAATCTTCTATCTTTAGTGTTACTATAAACGGTCGATGATCAGATAGATGTACATCTTTGTCCCTATATGCATCTTCAACTGACAGTTTATACGGGCATTTATCATTATTTATTATAAATACTCTATCTATGTCTTCTCCGTTAGTAGATACAGCTTCTTCCCCTATAGACCACTCATCAATGTTGTTCATATCTCCTATGATCACGATAGGATTGTTGGAATTTTGAGCTTGTATATACGACATCAATTGGTCATATTGGGCTTTTCTAGCGGCAATGTCTTTAGATACATCTGGGCACGTCTTTGGGTTGTAAAAGTCTGCATCAAAGTGTACTACATATACATCTATATCGTACTCATCGTCTACTACAACTGAGTAACGTCTAAATCCTTTATGGGTCAGTTTGTCGTTAGCATGCTTAAAGTATCCTGCAGACTTCTTCCACCATACTATATCTTCATCATACATCTCTACTCTGTCATCTTTAACTAACAGATTAAGACCGTCAGCTTTAAATCTAGGGAATGGGAAGTATGACAACCATTCTGTATTAGAGAAGAGATTCTTAAGTGTTATTTTACCTCCGTGTGTGCCAGCATAATAGTCAGGGAGATGGTTCATAAGCTCGTCATGATAATTAAAATCTTCTTGAATAGCTATTAAATCTGCACCTGTTTTAGACAAATAATCCCCTATTTCGGCAGAATGGTTCTTCCCATCGTTTACAGTTATCTTTGTTGTCTTTTTGAACAGCTTGTATACCCACGCAATTGGTTTAAGTACCCAGGGGAGGTCTTTTAAGTCCAACGTCTCTGGGAGACCGTCAACATTGTACGTTACTAGCTTTATCGTCTTGTTTTTCATTCTTATTCTTTCAATAATTGTATGTACTTATCTGCTTCTTCACCTAACGGTTCCAATACGTACTCCCAATCTGTCTTATCAAACCCTTTGTCTTTATACGCATCGTATCTGCGTATTATATCTTGCTTGACTTCTTCCGTGTATAGGTCGTTATCAGCAGATATAATACTAGCAAATACGAAGTATTTCAAGCCTTTTTCATCCATGATGTAAGAAATGTAATAAGTGTCTTAAAGAACGACTTTTTACCATCTTCTTTAAGCGTTATATTCTGCTCTACAGGCTCTACAAGCTGTGTAGGTATCTCTTTAGGCTCTTCTTTAACTTTTCCAATCTCTGCATATTCAGCTTCTGCATCGAAACAAGGACACCATTTTTGCCACTTTTTGGGGTCTTTTCCCCATATATCTCTGTGACCCATTATATGGGCGTCTGGGTAGCGCGATTTAAGCTCTGTCAATAGGGTTACGAGACTTGCTTTTTGGGCATCTGTGCGGTTATCTATCGGTTTTAATTTAGAGTCTACGCCACCTACGTAAGATACGTTAATTGAAGTACTATTATAGCCTCTTACACCGTTACTAACCTTAGATTCGTCAAGCATTTGTTCGATTTTTCCATCTGGAAATACCACGTAGTGGTATCCTGGGCTCTTCCAACCTTTAGCTTTAAACTCGTTTTCAAGCTGCTTCAGCGTTGTTTTTTGACTACCTGCCGTACAATGTACGAATATTCTCTTAATTTGTCTCATTTTATTATGCTTTATCGTTTGTTTCATCTACAACCTCCTCAAAATCTACATATTCATCTTGTTCAGCAGACTCTGGTGTTTCATATGCATTTTTGAGGGTTTCGAGTTGTTCATTTGCGTGATCTAATGCTACTTTATCAGCCTCATTGGCCTTATCTTTAGCGCTGTCTATCGCATTCTGTAGTACAGACAACCTCTTACTCAAGTCTTCTTTACTCATGTGGTTATACATGTCAAACAAGAAAGCCTGTGCATTATTCAGCTGTGTTTTATACTCAATATTTTCTGGATTTTCTTGTACTTGTTTGGTTAATTTATCGACAAGTTCTTCTACTTCTTCGAGGGTATAACTGTCTAGCTTACCCGTTTGCTCATTAACTTTACGTACAAGATTACCGTCTTTGTCGTATATATTTGCGAAATTGTTAATTTTTGCCATACTTATGTATTTTCATTGTTTTGTGGAGAGTTTGGAAACCTAATTGCCCATTCGTGCTCGTGTCTAGCCATTAACTCTGTTGCTTGTATATATCTTGGATCTCTCAATACCTCTTTCATGGTGGTATACGTATTTTGTGCATTCTGTCTACTCATCTTCTCCTTTTTCATTGATTGTTTTATGAGTGTATAACTAATCTTCTTTCCATTTATAGTATACCCCGAACGCCTCTTTTCGTTGTTTTTTAGTGCTGTATTGATGTATACACCTAAGCATTCGCTCAGCGTCTACCATTCCGCAGGCTTTTATACAACATACATCGTCTATGAAACTTTCTACTCCTTCTTCTCCAAATTTATTTCGTATGAGTTGATATTCCTACATTGCCTACTATATGTACTTGTTTTCTTCATCATACACAGGCTACAAATCAATAATAAACAAACTATTTATAGGAGCTCCGTGAATAAAGAAATACTTACAATTATCTGTAACAGGCTAACTTATATCTTTAAGACTTAAGAAATCTGCATAGTATAGTATAGCATTCAGTTCTATATTATTCATTTCTTTGTCCAAGTTTTGTATATACACTCAGTAATCCAGCCAATTAAGTAGGCAAATAATTCGTTAGAATCGTTCTTATATACGTCTTCTCCGATCTTGCTGTATATATCCATACAAGCATGTAGAGCTTCATGAGCTGCTGTATTAATTAAGTCCAACTTCTTGTCTTTAGCGTGCTTAGAATCGTGTACATATCTTATGATTATACAAGCTTTATCAGTCTTTCTGTCATATACAGCTTCTGTATAAGCTACAGCATCTATATCAGTCAGATCCTCATGATTTGCAGTACAGTACGTTTTATTTAGTTGTTCTACAGTAGTATATCTATTAGCTACTACTATATCTACGTCATATATAGTTGGATATACGTCTATTATAGATTTATTTGTCTTACTATTCTTACTAGTCTTCATGTATATATAATATTTATATTAGGGGGTTCCTAGGGGGATTTTGTCATTTTAACGTACAAAACAACATAAAAGTTGCAAATTATTAATTTTTTTATATCGAAGTGCAACCAGATTTATATTTTATTACGTTACGCCGATGTATTTAAGAAAAATGACAAACATGGCAAAGACATTAAGAGTAATTGATCCATTCTTCGTTATGGAACTCGGAGACCTCTTTGAGTACTCTGAAGACTCTAAGATGTATGTTTCAGTACACAACGAGGATTTTTATAACACAGATGGAAATTCTGTAGATTCTGTAAAATCTTCATACAATTCTGAATTTAGCATTTCTCCAGATTATGCAAAAACCTTGATAAAAGAGGGCTATCTCGAGGAAGTAAGCGAAGCAGAAAAGTCTACAAACTTTGTAAATATTTTTGACGAGATTGATAATCTTCTTGCAAAATACAAAACAGGGCTTAAGACTATCGAAAAAGATATGGCAGAGCTTCCAGCTTGTGTAAGAGTTGAGAGACAGACAGTGTTGACAAACATGATAACATTGTTAGAGCATCTTAAAAGTTTGAAGAAATGAACGAGGAAGTGGAAAGAATTGATCAGTCAGAGTTAGCAGAGAGCGTAGCTAAAAACATCAAATATTCGTTTTTGGATTACTTTCTTGTAAAACCCTTGGACCCGATCAAAGTAACAAAAGAGTTTAGTAAGCCTGTTTCAACTGGTACGCCAAAGAAAGATGAAAATGGAGTTGAAGCACAAGACTTCGACAGTGTTGAAACAGAGGTAAAAGAAGTTGATTCTGATTTTCGCAAAGGTGTTGTTGTTAAACTTCCAATGTATTATCAGGAGCCTGTAGACCCAGAACACCCAACAATGCGTCCTATAAGCGTAGGTGATGTTGTTGTTTTCAGAGAAGCTGCAGGAATTCGCTTCGATCTTCTAAAAGACAGCAGGTTGCTTAGACAATACGATATACTTGGCATAGAAAAGTGATAGATATTGAAGAAGTAATCAAGGAGGTATCAAAGCGAACCAACGTTGACAAAGATCTTATATCGGTAATATGTAAGCATCCGTTTCTACAAACAGTAGAAATTATGAAGGATGATGACAATGTACAAGATATATTGTTTAACCAGCTGTTTAAATTTAAGCTAAAGCGCAGATATAAAGAAAACAAAACAAACAGATATACTATAAAATGAAAACATTGTATTTAACATCTAACTCGAACATTATTGTTAATACTGAAGACAATAGTGTAGATAAGATTGATAGTGAAAGAGAGTCCATCAGTCGCATTTATATGGCTAACGAGCCAATGCATGTGGTTTTTGGAGAGGGTGAGTTTAAGAAAGAATTTGATGTAAAGAAAGACGATATCATCATTACTTTCTATGCTTGCGGAACAGATTGGCCCCATCGCGTAGTAGTTGCTAAGAGTAAAGAGTGGATTGCAAACTTTAAAGCAAACCATAAAGCAGAGCAAAAAATGAAGGAAGAGTGGGCTAAGAAGCAGTCTGCTTCAGATACTCAGTGTGGAGAAGCCTGTGATGCATGTACAAACTGCCTTAGAAAGGCCTAAAATATACAATCATGAAGAAAACAATAAAGAAAACAAAAACACCAGAGGTTATCATGAACTGCGTTACAAACACGACAGTTAACGATATCTACAGTGAATATACAGCTGCAAAAGTTCGTGCTGGAAAAACCATTACAGAAGAGCAACTGGATGCGTATGCCATAAATGCAGTAAATAAAGTGTTGGATATTGCTATTCCGGCATTCGCAAACGCCACATGTTTTGTATGCTCAGGGTGTTGCACAGTAAAGAAACAACCTTGGTACAAGAGAATGTGGAAGAAGATTAAAGGTGTATTTACCCGATAAGAAATAACAGTTCCTGGGATGCTTCCCGTTAGAACAGCGCCCAGGACGTATATCGCTTACCTTTCTTGGTAAGCCCAGGTAATTCCGATTACCTTACAGCCCTGTTAAAGAAACATGGAGATCGCGACTCCGCAGGGCGCACGAACCAATCAGTTTAGACACGACATCTTCTGGCTCAGTCGTTAAAAGAGCCACCCCTTCGGTGTGGTGTATGATTTTTTAGCATAGTGCTCTCTAAAAGCGCAGGAGCTGGCAAAGAACCGGCCGCCGGGACCAATAGACAGATATAGCTCAATCAGGTAGAGCAGCGACACTTATAGACAGCCAATCGTATGCTGCGGGTTCAAATCCCGCTATCTGTCCTTAAAAACTAATATAAACGATGGTTTTATTAAATTCTAGAGAAGATTTTAAATCGTACAGACATGTTCCTGGTATTTATATGTTTAGAAACACTATAAACAATAAAAAATATATAGGACAAGCTGTAGATCTAAACGTAAGATTGTTGTATCATCTCTCCTGTATAAGACGAAATAAAACAAACATTCACACTTTATATAAGGCTATAAACAAGTATGGAATTGATAATTTTGAATTATACATATTAGCAACATTTCCTCTTAATAAAAACTTAAAATATAATTTAAACGTTGCGGAAAAGATATTTATACAATTTTATGATTCGTATAAAAATGGATATAATAGCACCATTGGTGGAGATGGAGGTACTCTTGGGTATAAGAGAACAGAAGAACAAAGAAAAAAGCAAAGCGAATATATAAAAGCGCACCCCATTGTTAAATTAGAAGACAATACGGCAAAAAAAGTTTATATATTCGACATGCAAAAAGGAAGTTTTTATGAGTTTAAAAGTACCAGACAGGCTAGTAAAGAACTAAAATCTATCGGATACGTGATTAGCGACACTAGTATAGCCAACTGTGCGAGAGGCAAAATCAAGAAAACAAAAACTCTTCTGTGCTCATATTCAAAGGAAGAACTAAAACGAAAAATTCAACATTATAATAATGGAAATTAAATTTAAAAGACTATCGGACAAAGCTGTAACTCCAGTAAAATCTACTGTCGGATCTGCAGCGTTTGATTTAACTTGTACCGATGTTACAACAGAAATAAACGAATCCGGTGAATTAATCTTAGTATATCACACAGGCATCGCTGTAGAGATTCCAGAAGGATATTTTGGTATGTTGTGTATGCGAAGCAGCGTTGCTAAGAAAACACTATCTATGTGTAATGCGTGCGGTATTATAGATTCTGATTTTAGAGGAGAAATTACCGGTAAGTTTAGAACAACGGTTAGTGTTATACCTTCGGTATACAAACCACAAGAAAGATTTGCGCAACTAATTATCTTACCTATCTTAGATGTAACCTTTACAGAGGCTTCTGAACTTTCCATAACTGATAGAGGTGAAGCGGGGTATGGTAGTACTGGAAACGCAACTATTGAAAACACAGAAAGCGCACCAACAGGATCCGTTGACTCTCCCGTCACAGAGGAGTCACAGGTTGACGGACTGCAAACATAGGCAGCGGCGGAGCAAGAAAGCAGCTCTGAGCAGGCATAATAATTACGTAATAAAAGCCTGAGAAGCGGCGTACATCAGTCTGGCAATGCTTCATTTCGGTTCAGGGGACTCATAAGAGTCCCCTTTAACCGTATATACACGTTTTAATTTAGCTAAATTATCGAATAGAGAATATGAAGATAAATAACAAACTGATTATATATAAGACGCTGCAGGCTTATGAAGATGCTTATCAAGGCGAGAAGATCAAAGATGACTCTATCGTATTCGTAATAGAAGACCATACAATACGTACGCATGGCAAGGTGTTTGGAGACGGAGCTAACCACCAAAAGGGTTTCTTTGAATCTGTAGATAAGCTACCAGAGAATGCATTAGACGGAGACTTAGCCATTGTATATGAAGACGGTAAGTGGTACGTTTATATTTATCATTCGTCTACAGGGTGGGTAAAAGGCAACGAATATCAGATGCCTAATCTCACAACAGACATACTTAATCAGTATATTAAGAAAACAAACATCAGGGACTATCTTAAGGACATATATAATAATGTATATGTGCGTAAGGATGAAGTATACGAGCCAGATCAAGAGTGGACTGTAGATTACAGCGGTAATAGTTGGAAGTGGGACGAAGAGGGTAACCTTTACCTGATAGATAAAGAGCTTGATGCTAATTCTACAAACGCTGTAGAGAATCGTGTAGTAACTAAGGAGTTGGGCTCAAAGGTAGATATCAACAACTATAGGAACGATAAGCAGAATACTTCAGACCAGATAGCCAATGTATCAAACAGGGTTGTAAACATCTCAAATAAGATAACCGACATCTTAAACAAGATATCGATAATTGAGAATGTACTTGATACAAAACTGAATGTTCGTGATATTTATACTCCAGAACAAGGGGAATTTAACCCGACAGAGTGGCCCGAGGTTGAGCCAGATGAGCCATGGGATCCAGGTTCAACTACTCCAACAACTCCTGGTAGTGGTATAGATATTACACCAGCACAGATAGAAGAATACATCAATGGGTTACCTAAGATGTAGATCATATCAAAAGATACATATGAATCCATGACGGAGTTTGACGGAAATACTTCTTATTGGATATACGAATAACAGAACCTCGACTGTCTAAACGAGGATGCGTAGAATGGTTTACGTTGGTTCGATTCCGACCTACGCACAATTAAGGTTAACAGGTACCTGCACTGTGACGCAGGGTTTATTAATGTTAATTTAATTTTATATTTTATGGAAAGTTCAAAAATTATGATGTTCCCAGAGATGGGTTCAAACAATGGTATTGATCCAAATCTGCTGTTGGCTCTTAACAACAACGGTGGTTTTGGTGGTGGTAACTGGATATGGATATTGTTCCTCTGGTTGATCTGGGGAGTTAACGGATGGGGCGGTAATAACGGCTTCGGAGGTAACGGCTTCTTGTCCAACCAGATCAGTAACGATACCGGTCGTGAGTTACTTATGAATGCAATACAGGGCAACGGTACAGCAATCAGCAATCTCGCTAACCTGCTCAACACAGAAGTATCTACTGTTCAGAATGGTATATTCACTTTGAACAACGCTATCACTTCTGTAGGCACACAAGTTGGTATGAGTGGTCTGCAGATTCAGAACGCTATCCAGGCAGGCAATGCCTCTATAGCTTCACAGATCTGTCAGTGCTGCTGCGAGAACCGTTTAGCTATTTCTGAGTAGACTAACGCTTTGCAGCGTCAGATGGCAGCCGATCAGGCAGCTGATTAGCTCGCTGTTTGTCAGCAAACAAATACTTTGACTACTCAGGCAGAACGTAACGCTCGTAATATCACAGAGGCTATCAATGCTCAGAGTGTTATGATTAACGACAAATTCTGTGATCTTGAGAAACGTGAACTTCAGGATAAGATTACGTCACTTACTGCTGACAACGCTCTGCTTCGTTCTAATATCAGCAATGACAGACAGACTGCGTTCATCAATAGTAAGTTCAGCGACATCGAAAATCAACTTATCGCTATTAAATCAGCTCAACCTAACACTGTTCCTGTACAGTGGCCTCAGCTGACCGCTGTTAACACCACACCTTATGTAAACGGTGGTTTTTACAACGGTTTCGGTAACGGTTTTTGGGGTAATAATGTTTCATTTTAATTGAAAGTAGACTATGAGGTGCTTTAACATAACAACCAATACATACGGGGTTCCTTATTTGAGCACATCAAACGTAACTGTAACCGATACGGCAGTAAACTTTGAATTGGGTTTCCGTCGTATACAACCCGTTGGGGAGCTTACAGTTCGCATAGCTAATGCTATTCCAGACGGTACTACAGACACACTGCCTGTAAATATTACACTGAATGGTGTTACACGTGCGCTTACTTTCTTTGATGGAACTCCTGTAACCGCTGCTGATATAACCGGCACTGGTGTAATTAAGATATTCAATGACCGATTCAATGGCATCCTGCAGATAACCTCTGTATTGGCTGCTTAATATTAACTTTTAAACACGAAAGATTATGATGGTATATGAAATCGAAATGCGTGAGGCTGCACAGGATAAAGCTTTTGAATTGTTGGACGAGTTACATGAACTCGGTCACCAGAAAAAGATGGTGATGTGTGAGCTGGAGGATACGCTATATGATTGTTTTGAGGGTTCTGAAGAAGAGCTTGAAGATAAGACAGAAGAGGGGATGGATCTTGGTTTTAAAGCAGGATACAACCGTCATTATGCAATGCGTAACTTTGAAGACGATAAGATGGACATGCGTAATGCAATGCGTGCTAACAGACGTAGAGCAATGCGTATGCGTCGTGCTAGAAGGTACTCTTAATAATTAACTGGTCACGGGTGGGGCAAAACCCACCCACACGACCATAATACTAATAACTATGTTTTCAGGATTACGTTAGAATGCAGCTCTTTATGTATTAGATAAGAGCGAAGAACCAAAAGTCGTTATGGGTTATGTGGAACGTGTAAGCGCACCACACCCAATGTATTAGAACTATAACCCAGCTGTTAGTTTTGGGGCTAACCTACAAACTGCAGTTGATATTACAGTTCGAATAGGAAATGATAGGAAAGAGTTCATAGGTGTACCTAGTACGGCTATTATTCATTCCTATGGTGATTACGTGTTAAGTGAGTCTAAAGATAGTATGATCTAGGAAGTAACTGCAATGTTATCTAATAGTAAAAGTATTATAGCTAATGTAGATCAGCATAGATCAAACATCGCCGCTTGCGAAAAGATACTTAAGGAGTTGAATCCTGTGTATGCTAAAGAACAAGAGAGGGACGAAGCTATTGATAATATCTCTGGTCGTATGGATCGTATAGAGGATATTCTTACTAGACTTGAAAGCAGACTCGGAACACAGAATCAATGATTGCACAATATATACAATTAGGCGATAAAGGCTGGAACGTATTAGTATATTATGGTGTACACAAGGAAGACTTTGTAGAAGTTGAAGATGCGTTAAAACAACTAGGTTGTTCTCATGCAGATGTAAAGAGGTCTTTAAAAGTACTAACTAGAAAAAACACAGGATTTACATTTAGTAACTCTGATTATAAGATGAGCATTGTTTGTGTAGGTCCTTCTTCTGATGTAAGTTAGTTTGTGAATACTGCCATACATGAAGCTAAACATGTTCAGTCTCATATATGTTCTTATTACGACATACCTGAAGATGGTGAAGAAGCCGCTTATCTAATAGGGTATTTAGTACAAAGAATGTATAAAATGTTTTCAAAGATAATTAGATAGTATGTTTGATATACAAGGGGATAAGATTAGGCTAGGTACAGAAGACCTAGCTATACCTCCCTTTAAAGATCACTACAACAACGCTAAAGATAAACAACAAGCGTTGAAAGAAATTGAATACGTAATCTGGCTACACAAATGGAACACTCCGTATGAAGCATATCCTATAAACGAACGTGCTTCTGTTGTAGCCAAGGACGTGTTCAAAGACGAACACTACGTTCCTTCTGAAGATGTAAAAGAGCTTACGAGACGGTTTTTAGAGTTTTAGGAAACACCAGGTACACGATTGTTGACCGCGTCTTAGACTGCTGCAGAAGGACTTATAGCAGCATTAAACGATTACTCAAAAGGTTTGATGGATATAGATACTGCTATAAAGGTTACGAGGATATTAAAGGATGTAGGTAATATAGTAAAATCCTTAGATATCGCTATGAAGCAAGCAAAAGCTGAACAACTGGAATCAGGTAAGGTAAAAGGTGGCGGTATTATAGGTTTGTACGAAACAGTTAGATAAATAATATGATAGAAACTATATTTTATTTTGCTCCTAGTTTGGCAGACTATAATGCCAATAAAGACGCCGGTCTTATTGATGACAGAACAATATGCTTTGTCCCAACATCAGAAACGTCTGGTACTATTTACAAAGGCGGCTTAGAGTTTGGTATTGGTGACAAATCAGTATTGGAAGCTATTGTTGATGCATACGTGAACGAGAATATATCAAAATTCAAAGGTTCTGATGGGTCAGACGGTGCAGATGGTGCCAAAGGAGACAAAGGCGACAAGGGAGACAAAGGTGATAAAGGTGATAAAGGAGACAAGGGCGATAAAGGAGATAAAGGCGACCCTGGATCCGGAGGCAGCATAACTCAAGAACAAATAGACGATGTTGTTTCAAGAGTTGAAAACGACCTCGACCGATCATTTGATCAATTAAACTCTGATATAAATAAAGTTCAGAACGATTTAGATAATGTTATAACCAACAACCGTACTGAAATCAACCAGATGATAAACGACATCATCAACGGCAAAGGGTTTGTTGACGGATGGCAAGCTGGTTGGAATGAAGAATTAAAGGCATACCTTATACAAACAGGTGTACTTGGAGCAAACGGTGTTGATAAAGGTTGGGCATATCTCGAAACTAAATACAACGAAATCAAAGCTGAAGTAGATGCTATATCTATTGGCAGCGGTAGTGACGGTGAAGATATCACCATAAAATATTTACAGAGTCTTATAGATGCTCGTATTAAGGATAACACTTCAATCGCAGAACTTAAAGCAAGATACGCTCTTACTAATCAAGACCAAGTTGTACTTAAGTGGTTGTCAGGTGGGTTCTACACTGAAGCAAGCGCAAATAAATCAGTATCTCAAGTGTTTGCATCTGCAGAAGATGTTGCTGCCAATACTTCAGCAATATCAGCATTGCAGACAAATGTTCAACAGTTGGAGAACGGAGATTGGGTAGCTTCATCAGAACTTTCTTCATACGTAAAGAATACGGATCTTAACGGTAAGGTTTCTGAGTCTATTTCTGGGTTACTTACTGAGAATAGCACAAATAGTGCTGTAGCCGATCTTTTCTCAAGAATTAAGACTACAGAGACAAATACAAATAGCACAATTACTGCTTTATCAGGAGTTTCTTCTAGAGTGAAGAATCTTGAAGAGAACGGTGTTCCTGCAACAGAGAGTTCTGTGTTGTCCGGCATTACAGCTAATAAAGATGAAGTTGTATAGCTTTTATCTGAATCAGGCCTTGTAAATACTGCAACTTTGAATGACGCGAAAACTACGCTCGGATCTAGAATAACAAACGCAGAAAATACAGCGACTGGTGCCGCTAGTGCAGTATCCGGTCTGACTACAAGAGTTGAAAGTCTAGAGGAAGGTGGATACATTTCAGAAAGTTCCCTTGTATCTGCTATTAAAAATAACAAAGACGAAATTATCAGCGAAGCTGGTCTTGTAAATACAGCAGCATTAAATAGTGCTACAGCTGGGTTAGTTGCTTCTAGTACGCTTAATGATTATACAAAGAAAGCAGAAGTTGTTGCTACTATCAACAACAGTGGAAGTGCTGTAAAGATAAACGCAGATAAGATCAACATTGATGCGAATCATCAGTTAGATTTAAGGGCACAGAATATAAAACTTGCAGCAGATAAAGTAACGTTTACTAATGCAGACGGTACTGTTACAGATAAGATTTCTATAGATCCTACTGCAGGTACTCTTAAAGCAACTAATGCAGATTTGTCTGGTAAGATTACAGCTACAACTGGTCTTATCGGTGCGTTTAGCATAAGTGACGATAAATTGATAGGGTACGACGGTGAATCCGCTAGCCCTACAGTAATGGTTGCAAAAACCAGCGGCTCGAATATGCTTAAGACTATCATAGATCCTGACGGATTTCGTACTGAAACCGACCGAAAAGGGGTTGTGCAGGATCCAGTCGTAGCAAATAGTATAAACTCCGACGGTTCTGGTTTCTTGGCAAAAGGCAACTTTAGTTGGGATGCTTCTGGAAACGTTGAGCTTAATGGTAAAGCTACTATTACAGAAGGATATGTTGGCGGATGGAGCATAGGTACAAACACTATATCTGCGGGAGCTAATTCTGCATACTTAATGTTAGACAAAACTATTCCTTCAGTTTATGCAAAACGTATGTCAGATAGTGCAACTGCAGAACTTAATTCGGACGGATTTGTTACTAAAAAGGGATCTTCTGGAACACAAACGGTAACTACAAACAAGATTGGTATAGATGGTTCTGGTTTCTTGGCAGGTGGAAACTTTAGTTGGGACGCTAGTGGTAATATTAGCGTGAATGATAGTATAACTCTGCAAAATGACGACAATTCTACTAAAGTAGTATTGGATTCTGCTAGTGGTCTTACTTCTAAAGGTGACTTCACTATACAAGCTCCTGCTGCTAAATTACTTGGCGGTGCTCAAAATGGTGATAACTTCACAGGACTGAGTGCTGTTAAATGTGAGCAGGCAAACGTTGATATTTCTAGTAACGGTGGTATAAGTGCATCTTGTCCAGGTACATTTACCGCTAGTTGCGGTCAAGGCATAGAACTTACAGGAAACGGCGCATATGTAAACATTGGAAACGGAAGTACTACTATACAAGGAAGTAGTAATGTATCAGTAAGCACGCAAGGATCTTTTTACTCTAGTGTTGCCTTGACAGTTACCTCAGATGAGAGAAAGAAGACGATTGTAGATAATCCAGAGGCATCTATAGAGGATATAGCAGAAGCTAGGGTTGTAGATTACTACCTGAACAGTGACGAAGACAAGCACACACATCTTGGATCTATTGCACAGGACTGGCAGAAGATATATCCACATGCAGTTGTAGAAGACGCTGAAGGATACCTTGGATTGGACTACAGCTCAGTAGCTCTTGCATCAGCAGTAACAGCAGCAAAAGAAATCGTAAGACTTAAGGAAGAGAACGAACAGTTAAAACAAAGACTGGCTGCTATTGAATCTAAACTTAATATGTAATACGATTCATGAAACGGAAAACAAACATATCAGTACAAGACAATCTTGGTATAAGACGTACGTCAAACATGATTGTCAGTGAGAAATATAACGGATTTTTATCCGGAGACATATTGGATGCCAACGCTATCGTAGACTTGGTTAAAACGGTAATCGACATCTACGGTTCGGCTACTGGCATTGGAAGATCTATAACTTCCGAAGATATTCAAAACGGAACAATTCTTATAGAAGACTTGTCTAAAGAAATTACAGATAAACTGGAATCTACTTATAAGCAAGACGAAGAGTTGTTGATGTTGAATAACTCTGAGGGAAATTAATTAAATATTTAATATAGTAATATGGATAAAATGTATTTATCAAAAATTGTGCAGGGTGGTAATACTCTGTACATTAAAGATGCCGAGGCACGTGAGCAGATCAGCGCACTTCAGGCATATTCCGACTATCTCGGAGTAACTTCTACCGAGCTTGCCGATGGTAGCAACGTAAATCCTATCACCATCAGCGGCGAATCCGTTCAGGCTAAGAAAGGTAACATTGTTAATCATGGCTCTAAAGAGTATATTTTCAATGGTTCTATTTGGCAGGAGTTCGGTGATTTGTCTGCTCTCGGAGAGTTGGCATATGTTGATCAGGCTACTGGCTCAGTAACTGCTGCTGGTACAAACGCTCCTAGCGCTGTTTCTTTCACAGAGCACAGCACTGCTAACTTTGTAACTGGCGTAGACTCTGCTGCTGTAGCTCCTTCATTCACTGAGGGCGCATTCAGCCAGGGCACACTGCCTTCATTCACTGAGGGTGCATTCACTGCAGCTTCTTTGGGCGAAGGTTTCGTAACTCCTGGTGCTGCTGCTAGCTATAGCCACAGCGGTTTCGACGGAGGTTCTCTGGGTGCTGCTACATCTAGCAACTTCGCTACAGAAGGTGTTGTTGCTAGCTATGTTGAGAACGAGGAGACCTTGACGCTGAGTTCAGCTTCTACGTCTAGTGCTGTTACTGCTCAGGGTGCATTTACCCCAGCTGTATACGGTACTGACACGTTCAACGGTGGTACACCTACTGTTGTTGACGTAACGAAGTTCAACGGCGGTTCTAAGGCTGCTGACAGCTTCTCTGCAGGTACTCTGCCTTCTAAGGCTGCTGATACCTTCAACGCTGGCTCTGCTGCTACATTCAGCACTGCTGCTGCAATCACTGCTCTTGGTACGGCTACTGCTGCTGCTCAGACCTTCACTGGTTCTCCAGTAAACGTAACCGTTTCGGCTGCTTGATTTTATTAACTATAATGTGTGAAGGGGAGTATAATGCTCCCCAGCACATATTTTAAACATATAAGAGAATGGAAATATCTAAAGTTAGAATTCCTAGTGGAACTATATTAAATATTAAAGATACTACCGCAAGAACTCGATTGTCCGAACTTAGCAATGTTGAGAATAAAAATGTAGCTACTATTAAGGAGGAAATCCTAACTTCTGTAAACGTTAAATCTGCATTAGGTACAGGTACTGATGACGGTACGTTCCTTGCAAAGGATGGTACGTGGAAAGTACCAGCTGGCGAAGCTGCTGACTTTGGGGGTACCATTAATGTTAACTTGCAGACTCTTGTGAGAACCGCTTATACAGGTGATCCTAGTCTTGTAAGTAGTACGGATTTAAACGGTGCAATTGTTACGCTTACTAATACTACAGATAGCGAAACAGTTGAATCTAAGACGTTTGCAGGACAACAGCTTAGCTTTACTGGTCTTGCTCCTCTTAAATCATACTCTATAAGTGTTGCTGCAGGTACAAGTAATATGTCTAAGTACCTTGCTCCTAGCAGTATTGCTAGTATAGAGAACTTAGGGTTGGGTGCTACAGTTACTCGCAATATTGAGTATAAAGCAGATCAGTGGGGAGTTGTTATAGACAGTAATCAGTCAGACAAGACTGATATAGCAAACGCTAAGGTTACATATAATAACGCACAGTATGCTAACAGTTCTTCAATAATCGTTCCGTTCGGTACAGATATTGATGTTTCATAGGAAGTTACAATAACAAATATCTCTGGTTATTCGTCTACTGTAAGTAAGGTGACAACCGGAGTAAAATATATTGATGTACTCTATCAGACAGAAGTTCTTACAGTTAACTTCGCATTAGCTGAAGATGATGAGAACAATACAGATCTCTCAGGACAAGAAGTAACTATATACAACGGTTCTACTTCTCTTGGTACGCTGTCTGATGGGGAGTCTATGAAGATTCCTTATGGAGTAAATTATACGATTGAGGTTACGTCAGAAGTACCTGAAGGATATAAAATACCTGACTCTATTACTAAAGACTGGGTTGACACAACATCTAAGAGTGTCGATATCGTATTTGAAGTTGCAGGAGGATATGTCGATCTTGGTCTTCCAAGTGGCACTAAATGGGCTACTGGTAATATTATAAAAGATGCTACTACTGGCGAGTACTCTATTGGTGAAGAGACTGATTGGGGTACTTATATATCTTGGGGTAACATAGATGGTCATAATGAGGGAGAAGGATATAATTTCTCAGATGCTAATTATAACAATACTCCAGGTAAGGCTTTAACAGCAAACATTCCTACTACAGACAGTGTACATGATATAGCACTTGCTAGGTTAGGAGCACCTTGGAACTTACCTACTAAAGAGGACTTCAAGGAATTGTACGACAACACCGACTATGAGTGGGTGGCTGACTACAACGGTACGGGCGTGGCAGGTCGGAAGTTCATGAAGAAGAGTGACCATTCTATCTACACGTTCTTCCCCGCCGGCGGTTAGTACGATAGTACGATACTTCAGTACCGCGGCACGAACGGCATCTACTTGAGTGCATCGTTAATTTCGGCTGGGTACGCCTATAGTATGGGTTTCAGCAGTTCGGGTATGACTCCTCAGGCCAGCGGCAGCCGCAGGTGCGGATATACGGTTCGTCCAGTACGTAACAACCTAATTACATTCAATATCACTACGACAGATGAATCATCTGTAGAAGGTATAGGTATAACACTTACAAGTGGTAGCACATCAACCAACATAGTTACAGACAGTAACGGTAGTGCACAAGCAGTATTACCTAATGGTACATACACACTTACATGCTCTATACATACGCTAAGTGTATCAACGCTTACAGTAAGTAAAGACGCTACAGTAAACATGGACGCTACTCTCATTCCTATGGCTACGGTAACAAGCTATATCATCAATCAAACTAACCCTTCAGCAGCTGCTGCGAGTATGATAGAGATTGATACTCCTGCAAAGGATAATGATGATATAAACAGCGTTATCCATAGAATCCACAGTAATACTAAGCTGTATGGTTCTACAGGGTTAAGTAACGGTTCTCTGTAGGTAAAAGAGATTAGCAGAAGTAATAAAGCACTGTTTGTTGATGGTTCAAGTGTATCAAGTAGCTATGATGTATTCATGAAGCTGCCTGAGTTCTGGTGGAAAGTAGACATGCTTGCTACAGACAAATATCAGATAAGCTTTACAATGGATGCTGGTACTGGTGCACAGACTGGTTGGAATCACTGGGAAGGTGATACATTCATTGGTTGTTATGAAGCATATAATAGTAGCAACATGGTATATAGTAGAAGCGGAGTTACACCAACAGTCAATGTAAGTCAGGCAAACTTTAAGACTTACGCAAGAGCAAGAGGTAACGGTTATCAGATTGTGACATACGAAGCACACTGTATAATGGCTCTGCTTGGTTATGGTTGGCTTGGTACTACAGACGATCAAAGTGTTGTAGGTTATGGTTCTAGCAACTATCCTAAGACTACAGGAATGTGTAATGCAAAAGGCATTAATGATACTTCTGCTAGTGTAGATGGAGGTTCTAGTGCAAGTAACAGTACTTCTACGAGTATCAACTTCTGGGGACTTGAGAACTGGTGGGGCGACCTGTATGAGTGGGTTGACAACATTGAAACGACCAGCTCATCAGGCGACATTAAGATTATGGACATCGACGGAACTACCGTAAGATCTGCTACGGCTGGTACTACAAGTAGTAACTGTATCGGAAAGATGGTTCTTGGTCAATACGGAGACATGATTCCAAATGAGGTTCATTCAGACAGCAATTATACAACAGGATTCGCTTCCGATGGCTATGTCTATGAGGCTGCTGGCTATGTGGCCCGTCGGTCCTGCGGTGGTTCCAATGCTTATGGCGGTCTCGGTTGCTTGGTTGTCCCTGGTGGTCCTTCTGCTGCCGGTTCTTATGTTGGTTCTCGGTTGCTCTACAAAGGAAATTATACAGAGATTTAATTAATTAGTTTTAATAGAGAGATAAAGGATAGCTCAAGCTAATGTTATTGAGAGTTAGAGGTGTTTGATAAGAGATTATGCTATTGGAGACGTTTTAGGCTAGCTGGTAGGTGTCATGTGAAGTGTGTGCGAAAGCACATACTTCCAATGGCAATGTCAATGAGACTACTAGCAATGTAGCCAATCAGTCCTACAATAGTTCCAATGCTAATAGCAGTCTCAGTTACTTGAATGTCAATAATGATCCTTCTAATACCAATTCTAATATTAGTTCTCAGTTACTTTTGTTGACTGTGTTATAGGTAAACCCTATGGAACATGTAACTTGAGCTATTCTTCGCCTCTTGGTGAAAGATAAAATATAAGCTAGTATGTATTGGATTAAATGTAAAAAATCAGAAATCGACAATCTCTATTGTGTAGACAACATTAGGGAGGACTGGAGAGTTATGTTCTCGGTAAGAGATTATATTCCAACTGAGGAGGAGTCCCAGCGTGAAGACGCTCCTGACTGTGAATGCTTGTGCAGTGCCATCAAAGGCAACCCTTCAGACTGGGACATTAAACAGACTGTAATAAAGGCCCAGAAAGAATACGATGCTTCCGATGAAGTAAACTGTTTCTACGTAAACGGTAAGAAAGCTTGGATGGACAAAGCTACGAGAGTAGGTCTTGTAAACAGCATGTCTGTCTTAGAAGCAGCCGGTAAGACTACATATACTGTGTGGTTTGATAATACACCATATACAGCAGATATTAATATCTTCAAGAACCTTATTGCTGCTATTGAGCTTTATGCTATGGAATGCTACGCAGTTACAGAAAGGCATCTTGTAGAGATTAATAATCTTAACACAAAAGAAGATTGTTTTAATTACGATATTTCTGCTGGTTACCCAGAAAAGATGCACTTTGATATCCCAGCAGAGTAATTGATTTAATATGGTAGACTTTAACAAAAAGATATACAACAGTTCAAAGTTCAGATAGAGCGCATTGTTCTTCTAGGAACACGGTTGTTATACACTCGCTCCCAGAGGTACTACCGATTATATATAGTTTTGGGAGCAGGAAACAAACAGATGCTTAAATGGTTACGTTGCTCCTGATGGGGATGCTATAACAGGATACCATTATTTTTACTTAAACTACAGTCCTATCATGAAGTTGGAAGAAAAAGAATACGTAGATAGGTACGGCAATACTCGTAAAAAACGTGAACGTGTTCTTAACTTTCCAGATTTCTGGGACTATGATTATTATTATTTCAACGCTATAGAAGAAGCAGAAAACCAAGGAAAACATATGGCTACGCTTAAGTGTAGACAAAGAGGATACAGCTTTAAAGGTGCGTCAATGCTGGTTAGAAACTACGAGCTCATACCAGGGTCTAAGAATTTCGCAGTTGCTTCCGAACAGAAGTTCCTTGTAGGTGATGGGCTCCTTACCAAAGCTTGGTAGATTATGGACTTCGTAGACAAACATACAGCTTGGTCAAAACAACGTCTAACTTCTACTCGTATGGAGCGCGTGTCTGGTTATAAGATAACTGATGAATTCGGTAAACAAACAGAACAAGGTTATCTTTCTAGCATTACAGGTATTACGCTGAAGAATGATCCAGAACGTCTTCGTGGTACTCGTGGTAAATTAGTACTGTTTGAAGAGGGTGGTAAATTCCCAAATCTGGAGACAGCTTGGCGTATTGAACAACCTGCTGTAGAAACTGATGACGGTGTCGCCTTTGGTCTACTTTGTTTATTCGGTACTGGTGGTACTGAAGGTGGTTCTTTCGATGGTCTAAAGAATATATTCTACAATCCAAAAGCGTTTAACGTACTTAGTTTCCCGAACATATGGGATGACGGACAAGAATAGACGGAATGTGGATTCTTTGTACCATCATGGAGCAACTTGTTCATGGATAAAGACGGCAACAGTCTTAAAGAACAAGCAATAGAGGAACTTATCAAATAGCGTAATGAAATTAAAGACGGTGGCGCGACATAGACATCTATAGATAGATTTATATCAGAGCGTCCACTTAAACCATAGGAAGCTGTATTGGAATTAGGTAAAAATATATTCCCCAGGAAACTCCTAATGGATCAGCTTACTAAAATTAGAACCAACACGAAGATTAAAAACATGAAACACATAGTAGATCTTAGTTGGGACGGTGACGGTAAAGTGCAAGCCGTCGAAAAGAAATCTGGGGATATAACAACATATCATTTAAAGAAAGATGACAAACCAGGAGGATCAGTAGTTATCTGGGAATACCCAATCCCCGATCCCCCATTTGGACTATACATTGGGGGTTGTCTTACGCCTGGCGAAAAAGTCTAGACTTAGCGTGGATTAGTCAACGTTGAAGACGTGGCTTTAGGAGATAAATTAGTGAACAAAGACGGACAGTTTGTCGACATACGAAATTTATAGAGATACGAAAAATGTGATGAGCCAATTTATAAACTAAAACCATATGGCTCGTATAGAACAACAACATTTACCGGAGAACATCCTATTTGGATTAAAGACAAAGGTTTTGTTAAAATGAAAGATGTGTAGTAGTCCGATTGGTTGGATATACCAAACAGATATTATAAAACCAACGGACAAATTCCCGGCTGGAAACAATTCCATACTGCTACTAGTTTTGCAAAGTTTTGTTATTTTATCGGATTATTTATAGGAGACGGTTTTGTAAATATAAACAAAAATTCATACGATATATATTTGTCAATAGGCAAAGATGAATATGAATTCGCATCTTTTTACGACGATTTAATACAAGACCTGTTCGGCAGAAAGACTGTTCACGTTCATAAAACTAGAGAAAATACGCGTAGGTTTACTCACAAAGAATTAGCAATTTGGCTAAATGAAACGTTTGGCAAAACTGCGTATAAAAAACGAATTCCCGAGTGGTTTAAGAACTTACATGAAGATTATAAACTTGCATTTATGCAAGGTTATTTGGATTCGGACGGTTCTGTATTCTACGATAGAGGAAAAGTAAGGGTTAACTTTACAAGTGTAAACTTAGAGCTACTGGAAGACGTCTAGGATATTTTATTCGGATTGCAAATAAGGAATAGCATTGTGGTGCATCAAAAACCTACAAAAAACTCTTTGTTATCTTACCGAATAAACATTGCCAGATGCGATAACTTAAAACTGGTATCTACTACAATATATGAAAGTAGGAAGCAAAAAGTATTAAAACTGTCTATTCCTACAGACTCGTCAAAATCAAAAATACAGTTTGATGGGAACAGGGTGTATATAAAAATAGAAAATATTGAAGAATCTTTGTATACCGGTACGGTATATAACTTCGAATGCGATACACATACTTATATGTGTCGCAACATCTTGACTCACAACTGTGACCCGTTAACAGACCAGCGGGTCTAAAATCGAGCAAAAACGGTGAAAATCTAGAACAGACAACACCGTGCTAATCTTCTGGATTGCGAAAGGCTAGAAGACAGTGTAACGCGTAGGAGGTGAATAAATATAATCCTCCCAAGAGTGCTTGACACCTAAAGGTGATGATGTACGCTGAACTACATGGGGACATGTAGAAGTAGAGATAAAAAGCTCTACGATAACACAATTGATGACCACGATGAGTCGTTTACCAATTCCTTAGGATCTACTTTCATATTTAAGAGAGTCAAAGCCGGAGAAGCCTGGAACGACGTAATTGTAGCTGAATATACTGGTAGACCAGATACTGCTGAAGAATATTATGAAAACGTGCGTAAACTATTAATATTTTATAATGCACGACTTTTGTTTGAGAATGAACGTAAGGGTATTTACCCTTACTTCACAAACAAACATTGCGACTACCTGCTGGCGGATCAACCCGATAAGATTATAACAGAAGTCTTTAAAGACAGTAGAGTATAGCGTCGTAAGGGTTGTCATATGACAAAAGCGATTAGGGCATACGGAGAAGGTTTGATTCTCGAATGGCTAATGGAAGAATACGAACCAGGACACCCTAATCTAGAAAGAATATACAGTGAACCGCTTATAGAAGAACTTATAGAAAATGACGGTGTAAGAAACGTAGACCGTGTGATAGCCATGTGTATGGTTATGATATACAGAGAAGAGTTGTTCTAGGTTAAGGTGGCCGCTGCAAAAGAAGAAAACAAAAAGGTTGAACTCTTCGAGTTGCCGTTGTTCAGTTAGAAATATTGGGATGCTGACAACGACGTACACGATGATACACCGTTATTTAGCTTTTAACAATGATTAGAGTAGAAGATAATTTATATAACGCAACATTCCCGCAACAAAAGCTTCCGCTATCAAAAAAGAATGAACAGTGGTAGCACGATTGTGTAAACTACATAATTGGAGAGGGAAACGTAGTGTCTGGTGGTATGAACAAGACACATTTCGGGGAGATGTAGACCTATTATAATTTGTATAATAGTATCTTCGACGAAAAAGATTTTAGGCGGATAACAAATCCGTTTAAGGTCGAAGAGGGATTTCCAGCAACACCACAAGATTTCAATATAATTAGGCCTAAGGTAGACCTCCTTATAGGTGAAGAGACAAAGAGGCCGATGAACTTTTAGGTTGTTAGGACATCCCAAGAAGCTGCTTCAGAACTCATGGACAAAGAGAAAGAACTGTTAATGCAGTATATAATGGCTGCCATTACTGGTAGAATGAGTCCTGAAGAAGCACAATAGTTTTAGCAACAGCTAGAGAGTGGTGAGGTTATGCCACCAGAAGCTATTGCTAAGTATATGCAGAAAGATTATAAAGATGTAATTGAAAACGCTGCATACCACACTCTTGTGTACTTACGAGAAAAACTTACAATAGACAATGAATTTATTAAAGGTTGGAAAGATGCTCTTATCGCTGGTACCGAGATCTACTATGTGGGGGTACAGAACGATGAGCCTTATCTGGAGAGGGTAAATCCATTATTCTTCTCGTACGACAAAAGCCCAGATCTAGAATTTATAGAAGACGGATCTTGGTGCTGCAGAAGAATGCGCTTGCCGGTAGCTGAGATATACGATAGATATTTTGATAAGCTTGAAGAAAAAGATTTGAACAAGCTTAACGAAATGCTTACTGGCAGACCAACAAACGATCATGGTGATAAAGACATCGTAGACAATTTCAACAGTATACAGATGCACATATATGATAATCCAATATACGACCAAAAGAGTCGTTATTGTATTGACGTATATCACTGCTGTTGGAAGTCTTTTAAAAAGATATATTATGTCACATATCAAGATGAATCTGGTGAAATCCAAACTGAGATCGTGGATGAGACGTACAAAAAGATAGGTACTGAAATCTCTGTAGAACCAGATTGGATTATTGAGGTCTGGGAAGGTTATCGGGCAGGTTCTGATTTGTATTTTGGCATCCAGCCTCTTGAATATCAGCACGTCTCCATTGATAACCCTAACGCTCAAAAGCTTCCATACTGCGGATGTATCTATTCTAACACTAATAGTCGTCCTAGGTCTTTGGTGTCTATACTTAAACCTCTTCAATATATGTATATCGTCCTTTGGTATCGTCTTGAATTGGCTATTGCGAGGGATAAAGGAAAAGTAGTAAACATGGATATCACACAGATTCCAAAGTCTATGAACATTACTCCAGAGCGGTGGATGCATTATCTGTCTGCTGTAGGTGTAAACTTTATTAATCCATATGAAGAAGGTTGGAATGTACCAGGTAGAGAAGGCGGAAAGCCTGCTACGTTTAATCAGATCACTTCTCTAGATCTTACTATGTCGAACGTGATCGCTGAGTATATTCAGTTGATGGATAAGATAGAACAGCTAGCTGGTACAATATCTGGTATTACAGAACAGCGTATGGGTGCTATTAGTACTCACGAACTTGTAGGTAATGTAGAACGTAGTGTTGTACAATCTTCACACATCACAGAGCCTTTGTTCTGGGCGCACAATCAATGTAAACGTCACGCTTTAAATATGCTGCTTAATACAGCTAAAGGTGCTTGGGAGCAGACAGGTAAGAAGAAGCTTAACTATATCTTCGATAATGGGGAGCGTGCTTATGTAGACATTCCAAACGATTTTTATTACGAAGATATGGATGTGTTTGTAACAGATACATCTAAAGATCTGGAGAATATACAAAAACTTCAACAGCTTATACAACCTGCTATGCAGAACGGTGCTAGCTTGTTAGAAGCAGCTGAGATTCTTACGAACGATAACTTCAACATTATCAAGCAGAAGTTGTTAGACATGCAGACTCGTCAAGAACAGATTCAGCAGCAACAGCAGCAAGCAGAACAGCAACAAGCTATTCAACTTCAGCAAATGCAGAATGAGCAGCGCGAACAAGAGCTTATGCTTGAGGAAGCTAAGATGGATCTTGAACGCTATAAGATCGATGCTGATAATCAGACTAAGATTGCAGTAGCTGAGATATCTACCTATCGTGGTACTGAAGAGAAGGATATTAACAATAACAACGTTGCTGATCCGCTCGAAATGGCCAAAGCTGCTACAGCACAGCGTAAAGTTGATTCCGACGCATTTACAAAGCGCGTAGAGGCTAAGTATAAGAACGAGATAGAGAACAAGAAGATAGAGCTGGAGAAAGATCGTATGAAACATGAAATGGATCTTTAGGCAGCCAAAGATAAAGCCGCAATGGAACGCGAGCAATTAAAGGCAAAAACGGCTCTTAAGAATAAAACAAGTTCTGGCAAATGATGACAAGAAGTGAAGAACAAGAGCTCTTAGAGCTTACAAGATAGAATAATGAGCTTCTAAGAGCTATACTTCACTTAGTACAGCATGATGAAGCTAACGATTTTATACATAATGTGATAGCTAACTTAGTAGGTAATAGAATAGATCCTTATAACTATGGTAAAAATTATAGAGTGGCTTAAGGATAGTCACAGGTATCAACACCTTATCGGTGGTTTTATAGTAGGACTAGGTTCTACAGACGTCTATTGTGCTGCATATACTGGCGTCGGTGTAGCTGGCGCTTTAGAATTTAAAGACAAATCGTACGGCAATAAATGGGATTGGATAGACTTTGGTCTTACAGTACTCGGTGTTGCTGCAGGATTTGGGGTAAAAACGTTGTTTAAAACATACGTACTATGAAGAAAGATCCTACAGAGTTTAGGGACAGATTTGCTAGATGGAAAGCCGGAGAGAAGGTGTATGAAGCTGGTAAAATTTCTGACCGTTAGTATTATGATACCATGGAACGTGTGGCAGAATAGAATAATGCCGAATGGAATAAGGAACGTAGGTCAGAAGGTTCTCCAGAATTGTCTGTAGACGAAGAGTTTACAAGGATATTGAATGATAATACATATGATTATCGCGGCTATTATAATAAATACCCTGGCGGAAAAGGAAACGCGATTGATCACTGGACCGATGAATTTAAAACAGTATATCATCCAACATTCAGCGTTTATTCTAAATACAGCGGTAAAAAATCATAGTATAACCCAGAAGGCATTTTAGGAGGTAGGTGGGATGGTGAAAGATATATTCCTGCGTGGGGATAGAAATTACCTAAACACGGTGGAGGTAAACCAGGTTCTAGACGTAGATATGATTATAAATACATACAAGCTGGAAAAAACAATGGATGGGAACGTATCACTGACGATGAAATGAGTGATGCATTTTAGGACTTTGTTGCGCGCCCTAAGAGTAGGGGAGGTAACACAGATACATATAACTGGAATAAACAGTGGGCTTTGAAAGGTGAGCCGGGACTTGAAATAGTTTCTCCGGAGTTTGATTTGCTTTCTTTAGGAATTGGCGGATTAAAAGAGTTGAAACATTTAAAACAATTTAAACGCGTTATAAAAAATACAAATACATCCGGAGACCAATTACGATACGACCTTTACGATTGGAAAGGTATACAAAAAGGCAGAATAAACGTACATACATATGATAATACGCCAGAAGTAGGGTATGTGGAATCTAAAATCCCTGGCGGATCTAGAGCTTTATATGACGCTGTGATAGAAGATGTAACCAATAGAGGTATGCCTGGTTTATATTCTGGAAGAGACTTGCTGTCTGCACCAAAGACATATTCTGTATGGAAACATTACAAAGATAAGCAATTAATTGGCAGATACGGAAACCATAGCAATTTACGAATGCCTGGTATCGATGGCTCCGTGTCATTCTCCGGAGACTACAATAAAATGTTGTAGAATTGGAAAAACAACGTTGCCGATGGGTTTTATAACGGAGAAGTATATTTGTTGAAAACGCCATCGCAAAAAGTAATGTCTTCTCCGTATTTACCTAGAATTGACAACTTAATGACTGGTATAGGCAATCCTATTGCTGGACATTTATTTACAAATACGCAGAATGAACTGCACAACAAATAAAATTATAATTTTATATGAATAACAAATATATAATACATACCGCTATTAAATGTAGCGATGATAAAGTACACAGACTTAGTTATGATCTTACAGAACAGACTGAAGGTAGTGTACAAGAATTTGGAAGAGTGTTTAAAGAAATAGAAAACCGATTCCCCGATACATAGTTTTGGATTGATCAATATCCAGATAAATCCACAGACAATTTTATAAGAATTTATGGAAACGAAGTAAAAGATTCTTTAAAAGTAGAAGGGGCTGTTCATCAAATATCAGATATAATAAGTCCTAGCGTGCTTGGCATGGACTATTGAAATACAGACAATGAAGTCTGAATAAAATAAACTTTAATAACTATATTGCAATATGGCAAAAAAGAAGAATACTATACCAAGCGAGTTTGAAGATGTTCTTGGTAGCATCTATAGTAACGCTGAGCAAGGTGATGGTGTTACAAACATGAACACTTTGTTGGAAGGCGATACCAAAATTACGTTTGAAGAAGAGAAAGAAGATGAAAAAGAACCGCCAGTGAATACTGAGGACGGCAATGATACGGATGACACTAAAGACTCTCACGAGGACGACAGTGATATTCCTGAAGATGTACTAAAAGGTACAGAAACAACGACAACCGAAGTAGAGGAAGAGGAGACTAAAGAAGACGATACAGAGCCTTCTTAGGAAGACCTCATCGAAGCTCAGCAAGTGGGGCTTCTGTTCGATGCAATCGGCGACTCTCTCGGTTGGAATATGGCTGATATCGACGAGGAAGATAGGCCGCTGACTGTAGATGCACTTACAAAGTATCTTGCAGATACAGTAAGACAGAACTCTAAACCTGAGTATGCTGATGATAGAATACAGCAACTCGATGAGTTTGTTAGGAATGGCGGTAAGTTTGAGGACTTCTATCAAAGACAGTCTGATAGTTTACAGCTTGACGATATCGACATGGAAGACGAAGTTAACCAAAAAGCAGTTATTCGTGAACTTCTCAAGCACAGTAATTATTCTGACGAGCAGATTAATAAGAAGATTGCTCGCTATGAGGATAATGACATGCTTTATGAAGAGTCCGAGGATGCATTAGATAGATTAAAGTAGATCAGAAAACAGGAGGTTGAAGAAGCTGCTAAACAGCAAGAGGCTTTTGCTAGACAGCAAGAAGAGCAGTCTAGAGCATTCTTCGAATCTGTAACTAAGGACATCAACTCTCTTACAGATATTCGAGGTATCGCAATCCCTAAGGAAGATCGTAAAGCACTGTTTGATTACATTTTCAAAGTAGATCAAAACGGTGTATCACAGTATCAAAAAGACTTCAATGAGAATCTATCAAAGAACCTTATAGAATCCGCATACTTTACGATGAAAGCTGACGCTTTGATCTCTAAAGCAGAGAAGAAAGGAGAGTCATCCGCTGCTGATAAACTTAGAAATTTGTTACGACATTAGCAAAAAAATCATTCAAAGTATAATGTCGAAGATAAACAGAAATCAGTTACGGACTTACTTGCAGGTGCGTTCTGATTAGATTAATTAAACAATTTAAATATATATGAACAATAGTTTACTTAATAACCTCCAGCTGTATCGCGGACGTCGTTTCAGCGACCTGGTGGATGAGAATATGATTTCTAACGCCCTGCTGACCAAACCTCACGAGGTATCTGGTTTGCTTTCACTGGTATTCGGTACTAAGGATGATGGCGTATCAACTGCTATTGACCTGATTACTGGTGGTCTTGGCAAAACTATGGTCATTGAGAACCGCGAGTTTGAGTGGTCTGTAATGATCGACAGCGAGCATGCTGTAAACATTCGTTGGGCTAAAGCCAACGGTCAGGAGATTACTGTTGCAAACTACGCTCAGGCAACTCCTGGTATGAACGGTCAGCCTATCTTCCTCGCTCTTGAGGAGAAGTGGTTCGGACCCGGTGCAATTCTGTCATTCGACGATTATAAGTTCCAGGTACGTGTAAGCGGTACTCCTTATCAGGATGGTAGCGCATGGGTATACGAGTGTTATGTAGTTGATCAGTCTAACGCAGCTTATATTCCTGGTGAGTTCCTGCTGCCTGGTCGTCAGGTAAGCCGTATGGGTTCTGCTTACGAGGAGTACAGTGATGAGGCTGATATCATCAACTATCAGACTCCATTTAAGATGCGTAACCAGCTGCAGACACTCCGTCTGTCTTACGACATTACCGGTGATGCTTACAGCACTGTATTGGCTATCGCTCTTAAAGATCCTGAGTCTGGTAAAACTTCTTATCTGTGGTCTGATTATCAGTACTGGATCGCTCTTCGTGAGTGGAAGAAACGTGAGGAGAAAGAGTTGCTCTTCGCTAAAGGTAATCGTCAGTCTGACGGTACTTATAACCTGAAAGGTACTAACGGTCGTTACGTTCCTAAGATGTCTGGTCTGTTTGAGCAGATTTCTCCGTCTAACGTACGTTACTACACAACTCTGACAGCTGAGTTGCTTGAGGACTTCCTCTTCGATCTCTGCTACAACATGCTTGGTACTAACGAGCGTAAGTTCATTGCCTTGACTGGTGAGATGGGTATTCGTGAGTTCGACCGCATCTTGAAAGAGAAGGTAGCTAGTTTCAATATGATCGATACTGTATTCGTAACCGGTAGTGGTCAGAACCTGACCCTCGGTGGACAGTTCACTACTTATAAGATGACCAACGATATCGAGCTGACTTTGAAGCGTTGTGCTTTGTTCGATAACATGGAGATCTTCCGTCAGTTGCACCCACTGACTGGTAAACCACTGATGTCTTATACATTCCTGTTTGTTGACCTCGGTTCTCGTGACGGTCAGGCTAACATTGTAAAGGTATGTCGTAAGGGTCGTGAGTTTATACAGTGGTTCACTGGTGGTTCTGTAGCTCCTAATGGTTATGCTAACAGCATCACTACGCTGCGTTCTAACAGCCGTGATGGTTACCAGGTACACTTCCTCGGTGAGATGGGCATCATGCTCCGCAACCCATTGTCTTGCGGTATCTTGTACTGCGATGCTGAAGATACAGAAATCAGCAACGACGGTATTTGATTTTGTTAAAAAGATAAATGTATTCGACGGGGGCTTAGGCCCCCTGCCGATACACAACATACTAATTTTATATTATGGTAGTTGAATTAAAGATTAAGAAAAAGAATCCCTGGGCTGGGTTGACTAAATATAGGCATTGTTTTGATTACATTGCTCCTTATTTTACACGGTCTGGGTCGATATATACGGGATTGACGCCCGAAGATGAAAAATATTACGAAAAGGTTTTAGGTTATGAAGACGGTCACTTGTCAAAGAACAGTGATTTCTGGACTACGTTCTGCGTAAAAGTAGGTTCTCGTGGAATTGTTCTTGATGATTCTATTCCTCGCAAGGCTATGATTATTAAGTTCTTGAGTGGTCATAAGCGCGTTGCCACATCACTCGATAAGCTTACTGCAGGTAAAGATTATCTGTTGATCAATCGTGAGGCTGAGGCTGTAGAAGCTAATAAGATTAATAAACAGCGTAGAGAAGCTATTAAAGAGTTTGATAACCTTTCTCTTGAGCAGATGCGTAAGTGCTTGCGTCTATTTGGTGTAAAGGCAGATAAGATGTCTAATGAGCTTGTAGAGTCTACTTTGTTCGGACTGGTTGATAAACAGCCTAAGAAGTTCTTCGACAAGTGGGTCAACAATAAAGCTAAGGAGACTGAATTTATACTCGAAGAGGCTATCGCTAAAGGTGTTATTCGTAAGGATAAGACACATTACTTCTACGGAAGCGATATGTTTGCAGACAGTCTTGAGGACGCCATTGCTTATCTGGACAACAAGAAGAATCAGGATCTAAAGCTTTCTATTATTAACGAAACTAATAATAAGTGATCTAATCACTAGTACGAGATATGACGCATAAAGACATATACACTAAATTCATGATAGAATATGACAAGGCAAATGTTACTTCGTCATATCCATCGTTAACAGAATATGAAGTTGCTACTGTTCTTGATAAAGCCTATAACGCTTTGATTGCACAAAAGATTACAGGAAATAACTTACGTAGAGCTACGTTTGAGGCTGATACAAAGGCTATTGCTGACTTGGAACCTCTTGTAAGGAGGGAGAGTGAAGCTCTCACACAGGATAACGCAAATGTTTGCAAGTGTGATGTACCTACAGACATGTTGTACTATATAACATCATACCTTAAACACGAAGGTAGTCCTGCTGGTCATAAAGATAAGGAGGACAATAAGTTTAATCCGTACGACAACGTAAGGGAAAGGATCATTCCTGTACGCCTTGTAGATCATAATACAGCTACAAAGTTCTTTTCAACTTCTTATAACATGCCTTGGATAAAAACTCCAGTGTGCTATATAGAGAATCAAAAGATATATTTTGTATACGATCCGCTAAATCCGCCAACAATCGAAAACGGTTCTAGCGACGTTGTGTATATTAAGAAACCTAATACGTTTGTGAAGGATCTTAGTGTACCAACTACAGGGTGGGTTAGCTATTTCGATCCTGGTGTAGGTGACAATTCAAAATATTAGTTCGAATGTAATGACACAGTTGCAGAAGAACTTATAAGCCTTGCTGTTGCGTTCGCACTTGAGAATGTAGAGTCACAACGACTGAATTCAAAACTAAACATGAGAGGACTTGAAGCATGAGTATAGAAGAGACAAGACAATTAGGCATAGAGTTTGAGCGCAGAGTTCAAACGATGATTCCGGAGAAGGAATTCGACAAGCTTGATACAGAAACGATATATTCGTTCTTGAATCAGTATCAAGATAAGTATGTACACGATATATACAGGAGTCTTGATCAAATCCCTTCTGGTACAAAGATATCCGCTCATGTAGAAGCTGTATTACAAGCAATGCTTCGAGACGAAGAGATCTTAGTTACAGACGAAGGTGTTGTACAGAATATAAGCAGTATTGAAGATCCTAACGGAGTGTCAATATCTGATGTAGGTAGATCTATAACATACCCGTTATCAAAACAGTTTTACATGTACGTTCGCAGCGTATCTAAGGTAAGCAATACATTTAGCTTTAAGAGTAACCCACAGCAGAACAACAGTTCGATAAGAGTTCTTCCAAACGAACTTGTATCACAAAACGATGTGTGGAAGCTAGTAGAAACACCTCATAATACCTTACGCATATTGAGGCATCCTGCTGCAGTATTGAGTAAGTATAACGGCGGTAAACCGACACTTACTGTAGTATACGATCAATATACTACTCCGCTCGGCATTAAAGTTCTGTATTACGCAGAACCTAGGAGTTTTGATCTTATGACATCTACTTCGTGCGAACTGCCAATGGATGTATTTGATGACCTTGTGTCTGGAGCTGTAGATTTATACGTACAGTATGTAGCTGGCGCTGAAGCTAGAAAACGTCAGATGGACGAAGCTCGTAGACAGTAGGCTAAATAGCAACGTAAACAAGATGATGAGCAATGAGGACAATAGATTTAATAGCATCGTTTGAGCTTGAGATAAACGCGCTAGATAAGTCTATAAGTAAGCCTGTTACAGATGACTCTTTGTATTGGATCAACCAAGCAGTTGTAAAGTTTGTAAAAGACCGTTTCAATGGTAATGCTCCAAAGAGAACATCGTACGAACAGAATGAAAAGCGTACTCGTGATCTGATAAACCTGTTGAAGGAACAGAAAGATTTTGATGTTTCTACGAATACAGAACATCCGTCATACAACGAATACGAGTATACGTATCCTACAGACATGATGTTTGTGTTAAACGAAGATATTATCATATCGGATTTGAACGATGAATATCAAATGGATACGTGCGTATTTGAGTGTACAGCTGATAACTTCATGTATCGTGTAAACAACTCGCTTACAGACTTTCATTATCGTTATCACCGAGCAAGACCTTTGCGTGTAAGAACAAAGGATGGATTTAGGCTTTTGACAGATAAAAAGTACAAAATCAAGAACTATACGCTGGGATATTTAAAAGTCCCAGAAGAAATAACAAACGAAGATCCTTATAAAGATTGTAAGGACTTTGAAGACTATACTTGGGTTGAAATAATTAAGATAGCCGCACAAATGTATGTAGAGAATCAATCAGATCCTCGGTACAAGACTATCACTAATGAAGTTCTAACTCAAGAATAATAATTTTAACGTGGAAACCCCAGCTAGTTAGGTCTAGCCTTAGTGTATAGGGGGAGTAGAAAAAATTAATTAAATAATATGATTACATACGTAAATTCAGTATTCGTTAGCAACGTTGGTACTGTTGCTACAGCCCTCAACTCTATTAAGAAGGGTCAGTTCATTTTCTGGGATATCGATGCTAACGCAGTAGCTAGCGCATCTACTAATCGTTTTAAGATTGGTATGGGTACCGGTAAGACCATTAAGAACGATAAAGGTTCTTATCCCGAAGTTAAGTGGTCTAATATTATCAATGTTGCAGACATTAAAGGTTGGGCTGCTCACACCAACGCTGGTGACACTGAGGATGTTATCGAGATCGATTTCAGCAACCTCGATGCAAATCTTGTAAACCTGTTTGCTCTTGGTGGAAAGCGCATCATCGTTCGCTTGACTTTCAAAGATCTGCCAACTCGTTTCCGCAAATGGACTGAGTCTTATGAGTATGTTACCGCCGCTGGTGACACGGTAACGTCTATTGCTACATCTATTGCCAACATGATCAATAAAGAGGCTAAGCGTGCTCGCGTAGTCGCTTCCGTTAATGGTAGCAAGGTTATACTTACGGCAATGAAGTACGACGATGACGACTCTGTTGATTCAATCAACTGGTATAATAAGGTTCGCTTCAACGCAAACGTTTATTATACTGATCCAGCTGCTGAAGGTTGGGAGTCTCTCAACAAGCATTTCCCAAAAGGTGTTACTATCGACAAGACTCCTGGTAAGACTGACGTAGCTAGCTCTAAGCTCGTTCGTGATCGTGAAGCTCAGGCTATGGGTTACGAAGGAATTCTGAACCGTGGTGAGGGCACATGGCCTATCATCAAGCCAGCAATGGAGACGGTTTTGAGTAACACGTACAACTCAGTAACTATCGAGTTTGAGAACATGTATCGCACTGCTGACGATCTGTTCCGCAAGACAAAGCAGTCTGTTGAGATCTACACCACAGGTGCTACTTCTGCTATCACGCAGTATCTCGACCTGCTCGCAGGTGATATTGTTGATAAGACTGTAGAATGATTAACTAAGTCGGGGTGGGCAACGCCCATCTCGGCTTTTTTATTTTTATGAACATGGAAATGATGAAGATTAGAAAAGGCAACGACATCAGATTGAAAGTTCAGCTTAAGCTAAATACTCCTGTATTAGAAGCTCGTGCTGTTACGCCTGTTGGTGGTGCGTTCTAGGATATGGATGAGAATGAATATTTGAACTTCTCAGAAGTATATAACGACGGTAACCATAACTACGTAAGACCACAGAATGTATATACAGGGGCAAGCGCTACAGATTATGCTAGCAATGAATACGCTAACATTCAATCCATACGTGCCATTTTTATAAACACCACTCTTCGTGAAAACCTTGAGCGAGCTTTTATAAAGAAAAATAGATTCATCGGCAGATTTCCTATTGAACCATTTGTTCACGAATTTGAACCTACTGCATACAATATACACTCTATGGGTTATGCTAGGAATAGAGTATTCGTTCATACACCATATCAAGGGTTTGGTTTACATCCAAACTGGAACGAATGTCTGCCTGTACACGATACAGACTATACAAGATATTTCGCTCCGGTTAGTAGTACTACTGATCCCCGAGTTAAGATTGTAGACTTCCCTGCACAAGCTTAGCTTACAGAAGGTGTATATCAGCTTGTAATTGTAGCAAAAGTCTTTGATCCTGGGTATAACAACAATCTTCGAACAGTTACTGTAAACTATAATAACGTATTCGAGATTGTAAAAGATTCTAAAGATGCTACAGACAGTCCGGTTCAGATTGAAATAAACAGCGACTCCAACTTAAATCAGTTGCAGGACGTATACGTTGTATCTGGTCATTACAGCGACAACGACGTTCGTCTACGGAGAAACGATAATTCAGTTATTAACGTGGACGTAAGTCCTATAACAAGCTGGTATGAGGGGGACTAACTATGCTGCCAATAATACAATCGATAGGAAGAATGTTTAACGGGTTTTCATTTGGAACCTGGTGGGGCAAAGCCGCTATTGCTATAGGGAGCTTTTTAACCGCGTTTTATTCTCCAATTGCATTATTGCTTGTTGCTTGTTTTGTGTTTACTGCTGTAGATATGTTTTATGGCATAAAAGTAGCATGTAGATTTAAAAAGAAGATAGAGAGTCATAAAAATTGGAAGGGAACAATAACTAAACTGTTTGATGAGTTTACGATAATATCGTTAGCTCGTTTATTGGAATTTGCAGTGCTTGGCAGTGAAGGTGTGTTTGTACTCACTGGAGGTGCTACTATAATCATAGGTCTTACAGAATTGTGGTCTATATTAGAGAATTTGAACACTCTAGACCCAAAAGGACCATGGAGAGCATTAGGAAGATTCCTCAAGAAGAAAGGTGAAGATCACATAGGAATGGAAATTGAAATAAACGATGGGCATACTAACAATAATAAACTGGATAGTAGCAAATCGTAAAAGCCTGTTTAAGGCCGTTTTAGGCCTCTCTGTTGGGCTTTTGTTAGCTTGGGGGATAACTCTAAGCAAGCAGAATAAAAAGCTGTCAGAAAGCCTGGAAATGGCTTAGAATAACATTGAGGCCTATTAGGGTTCGCTAGCCGGATCCTAGTAGGCTAATAATGTTTTAAGGCTGGACATCGAAGAGCTACAGCAGCAGAACGATAAATTGCTGCACAATATAGATAGTGTACGTAAAGAATTGAAGATTAAATCTAAACAAATAAGTACTGCTGCAACTCAAACGCAGGTCTTACTCGTTAAAGAGAGTAAGGGGGTATAGGGGGATCTATCTAAGATTATTAAAGATACAGTATACAACGATAGTATTAAATACAATGATTTAACTACTGTACACTATACGATAGGTAAAGATACTGTAAGCGTTGGAATAGATCTTAAGAACACCCAATACCTCTATATATTCTCAAAACGAGAGTATAAGAACAAGAAAAGCTTCTTAAAACGTTTGTTTACATTCGACTTTAAGAAAGTTACTAAGTATAAGTACGAAATAGTAAATACAAACGATCTGTTAAAGAGTGAAGATGTAAGAATTGTTGAATCAACTGATAAAAAATGATAAAGAAAATTTCACTTAAAGAAATAACAGATGATATACTTCTCTTGGTAAGAAACAACTACATAAGCGAAAGTGAGGACCTTTCTAGAGCTTAGATTCATTCCTGGGTAAAAGCCTATGCTCGTATAATATGGAAAGAGGAAAAAGATCGTAGAAAGGAACTTGCTCGGCTTGGTAGAATAAGTTGGGACGAACTGATAGATGATGAGTTTATAGAAAGAAAAGAAACAGGTCCTATGGAACTTGAGAGACCTACAGATCTAGAAGAAGATCCACACTGGCCTGAGAACACTAAAAGGACTAAGTAGACTCTGTCAGAAGCAGCAGGGCTCGATGTATTGAATAATGCAGAAAGTAGCATATTAGCAATACACGATCAAGATGGCGAGAATATACAGTATATGAACCATATACGTCGCCATTACCACTATCATAGAAAGTATACATTTGGAGATATGACCGCGTATTATAAAGACGACGGTCATGTTTATGTTTAGGGACTTGTGGACGGAGACGAGTTAAATTATATCTACGTTCTTGCGTTATATGAGAATGAAATAGATGATGAGGACGATGATAATAACGACGAAGAAGATGACGTACTGTATCCGGCATGGATTGTACCGCCAATCAAAGAGCGTATAATGAAGAACGAACTACCGTTTATGCTTAACAGACCTAGTGACGATAGTAACAACGCTACATTAGCTAGCGTAAAACCACACGGACCACAAGACGATGAAGAGTAAGAAATCCTATACTTTTAGGGATATGTACCGTACAATGCCCATAGAGGTGGATTACAGCCTCTTCAGGACGATATTAGACGAGATGTGTAAAGTAATCCTAGAACACGTGCTAGAGCGCTCAGAGGGCTTTAAAATGCCTTATGGACTAGGGTTTATTTAGGTAGGTAAATATAGACCTAAGTCACTTACACAGACATCCCTATCAGTAGACTACAGAGCTAGTAAAGAGTATAACAAAAAGATATACCATTTAAATGAACACTCGGATGGATATAAGTTTAGATTATACTGGTCTAAAATACCGAGAACGTTCCCAGACAGATACAAGTATTAGTTAGGTCTGGTTAGACAAAATAAACGAAGATTAGCTCAACTAATATTTAACAAACACGATTATTTAGACATAAATGATATACAATTATACAAGGTGTGAATCAGTCATTGCAAAGATCATGGCTGATTTAGATTCCACAGAGGTCAGATAGAGAACCTCGGATATAAAAGAGTGGATATTCGAAGCCGTGGACAAGATTGGTGCTCCTATGCAGTATATCAAAAAGGAGGGTGGAACTGAAGAGTTCCCTCTCTTACAAATACAAGACAATCAAGTTCCGCTTCCGGACGACCTGGTAGTGTTAGACGGAGTGGCTTTTTCAGAATCCCCAAAGGGACCGTGGGTTCCAATGACAGTTACTACTAGTATATTTAGGGAACCTAATAAGAGACATAATAAACCATTAGAACCACATCAGCCAATGCGCTATAAGGCTATTACTTCACAGTCATAGTTTTATACAGAGAACAACATGAGATTCTTTGAGAAGGCTGTTATAAACGGTCACAATAAGCCAGAGTACTTCATTAAGCCCGGTTGGTTGGTTACGAACAAGAGCAAAGGGTTCGTTAAGCTTGCATATAAAGCAATAGCTGTAGATGAAAGAGGATATCCTTTAATACCAGACCTTACTTCATACTAGGAAGCTATATATTGGTATGTTGTCATGAAACTTTCGTTCTCTAAGTGGATGAAAGGTACTTTAGGAGGCAAAGGAGTAAGCGCTGGACAGAATATGTATACGTATATACAACAGTAGTGGAACTTCTACAGAAACCAAGCTTACGCTGAAGCCATGATGCCTACTGCGGACGATATGCGTGCTATACAGAACGAATGGAACAGGTTAATGCCTGAATTTGAGTCTGGAGACAGATTCTATAAAGATATAAACAAACGAGAATTAATTTACGACGATTACTACAATGGTTATTAATGAAAACAATTCGCAGATAAACGCTTTTGTAAAAGGAATGAATTCCGATACTACATACGATCAGGTAGATAATCAGTCGTATGTATACGGTAAAAACATCCGTATTACAAAGAATGATTTCATTGAAGGAGACATAAACGGTAATAATTTTTCGTCCGTACACGAAGGTATAGTGTCTCCACTACCAAAAGGTGACGTGTGCTAGTTTACGGAAGGCGATGATATTGAAGGTGTGTTTTTAGGATCTGACAGCATAAATGATATTGCCGTAGTAATAACCAAAACAAAAAACGCACTGCATGTTTATAAAGCTGTCATTGACAATAAAGATTCTGTATACACAAAAGGATTTAAAGACTGGTGGAGTTGTGATATACCGTCAAAACTAAAAGACTAGTTTGAAGATGTACAATCAGTATCTACAGTAATGTATCAAGAACTTGAGGGTGTAATCAAGTTGTATATAGCTACTGGTGTATATCCAATAATAGAGATTAGAGTGGACGGCACAAAGGCGTATGATGGGCAACAAGAAGTAGATAAGTTTATAAATAACAGAATATTACCTACACATCCTGTATACATAGATGCAGTAGTAGACGGATCATTAAAGACTTCTCAAGTACAGTATACATATAGGTATTACAACAAATTTGGTATTACTACACAACTTGCACCGCTTACAAATAAAATTTAGGTTATAGATTCAAATAGATCTAAAGAAACAGGTAACGCACAAGACACTATAACTTCTGTAGGTTTTACGTTGAAAATAAGAAACGTAAAAGATTTTAAAGCATATAATAGATTACAGATATACAGACTGTCTTATGTCGTACCAGGAGAAGACGCTCACGTTGAGCTCATATACGACGGAGACATAGATACTGAAAAAGAATCGTTTTCTTTTAACGACGTAGGTACTACGCCATTACAAGAACTTACAATGTAGGAGTTTGCTGCAATGTCTGGTATGGTTATCATACCTAAGATAATTGAACAGAATTAGCAATACATGTTTGCGTCGAACGTAAAGGATGATACTATAATACAAAACGTGACGTATTCTGGAGAGAATATAGAGACGACGTAGACAAAGGTTATTATCTCTAATACGTTGGACAAGGTACCTACTCACAATCAAAGCAATTTTTCAGACGAAGCTGTAACAAAATATTTACAAGACAGAAATGTAAATCCTGGAATCGTAAAAAATTCTTACAACAACATATTTACATCCAGCTTGCTTCGTTCACTGAGACGCGGAGAAGATTATGTATACGGGATTGTATACTATGATAAATACGGAAGACATACAAATGTCCACGAGATAACAGGTTGGACACCTTCAACGTTCTAGGGTACTACTATTCGGATAGAAAATGAAGCACCTGGTGTTACTGTACCAAAGATAAGTAACGCTAAGCCAACGTTCTAGATAGAAAATCAAAGACTTACTGCAAACATATATGGTGTAAAGATAACGTTGCCTCAGCCAGACGTTGATGACATAATAGGTTGTTAGATCGTAAGAAGATCTTCTAAATCAATATACCAAAAAACACTGCTTCAAGTTGCTTTGGCTAGACCAATAAAACAAGATCTTTACAATGTAGAAATAAGTAACATGGGAGATATTTTGGATAGTTGGGGCTTTACAGCTCCATCTGATGCTAAAAAAGAATCGCCTTATTACCCTACAGGTTTTATGTGGTCTGATGATACTTCTATAGGTCCTGGAATGTATTTTTATAATGATGACCAGGTGCCATGGGATATGTTTCGAGTAGACTACGGAGCTAAAAACGGAACGACATCTAACAGTGAATGGGATTCTGATCAAACGCACGTACTATACCCACAACATCATCACTTTATTGCAAATTCTTTCGATAATAAAAACTTATTCCAGATATTCTCATCTGAAATAGATTTTAGAAGAGACGATGTGATGTCTGTGCTAAAATAGAATACTCTAGTTGCGACGCCGTTGTATTATTGCAGTATATCTAACGACACTAGTTCTTTGGGATATAACAACTCTATCATAAATCAGCTTGGTGGAGATGGATCTGTTCAACAGAGTTTTGGTTCTCTTCTTGTACCAGGAGAACTTAGCCGACAAGCATTCAGATTACCAGGATTTGTAAATAACGGACATATATACAGGTGGTCTATATTACAAGACGCAGATTCGAAGACGAGTTAGAAGTTGATATTCCCGCTGTACCATATAACAGAATTTGGCGGTGGAGAAGAGTACAACGTAAAATCAATAAAAGATGTAAAACTGCCACAATGGATGGACGGGTTTTCAAACTTAGACCCTAGTGAAGATAATGCAGAAATCGCAGCTGGCGGTATTAAAAAATACAAACAGTTTGAAACAAGTATTGATCAATTTACATTCAACAATTGGATATCTTTCGCTTTGTACGACTGTAAGATTGGGCAAAAAGACATTCAAGCAAATGCAACAGCCGGTGGTGCTGCACAATTTATTAGCGGAGCGCCGAAAGAAATTAGGAATAGAAATACGTCTTTCTACAGTGATGGCGTAAAGCTTGGATTTGGAGAACGTAGAGGATGGATAGGTCCTGGTACGTCATGTTTTCTGATGACAGTGGAAAACGAAAATGAAAATGCATTAAAGTCTAGGAACAATCAATGCTAGACAGTAATATGTAATCTACAACACCAAATTAGTGATATAAAAAACGAGCCAGACGAATTCATACAGTATTTCGGATTTGGAAACTTTTTTAAACTAGAAGGTTCTAAAAACAACTATAAAGTTATACATAACGACGGAACTGAGGATACTACGATGACCGTATTCGACGGCGACATTTATATAACACCACAAGAGTTGTCTACTATGTATAAGACGTATGATTTTATGTCATACGATACGTTACAGTCAATGTAGATAACCAACTATGTACCACTAGAATCAAAAGTTAATACGTTCTTTGATTATGGTATGAATCTGCTGAATACTAATAGTGCAAACCTGATGACGGAGCCAGGATCTATCGATGGCGTTACTACACAAGACAGACCTGTACATCAATATAATCAAATATACTCTGCCAACGATGAGTCCAATGATGTATTTACCTTAGTTGTAGAAAAGCCTGAAGATAATCAGTTTAAGCAGCGTACATACTATTCAGAACCAAAGACAAATGGCGAATACGTAGACAACTTTGTAATATTTAAACCAGCTGCATACATTGATGTAGATCCTAAGTACGGAGAGATAACAAATCTCCTTACAGATAAGAATACATTGTACTACTGGCAAGACACAGCCTTTGGTAAATTTAGTGTTAACGAGCGTTCACTTATCAACGATACTAATGGTAATACTATCATGCTTGGTCAAGCTGGTATTCTATCACGTAATGACTACATAAGTACGAAGTATGGCATGCGGTTGTATGACTTCTGTGCTACAAGTGCTGAGAATGGTGTATACTGGGTAGATGTAAACAATAAAGCTGTTGTTGGTGGATCTGCTAACGAGTGTGTAAATATCGGAGAACGATTAAATGTTCAGAACATCTTAAATGCTAAGATGAGTACCGAAATACCTCGTGTAGATTATGATCTGTAGAACAATGAATTATTATGTAAGTGTCTGGAAGGTGGAGATCAGATGATATTTAATCTTAAGTTGAATATTGCTACATCTATATATACAAGACGTTACGAAGACATAATTACCGTACAAAATCACATATACGGTTATAATTCAGGCAGTATTACTAAATACAATCACCTAAAACCTTCTGTAGAATTTATGTCTCCAATGATGCTGAGTTTTGTTGTAAATCCGTCAGCATCTACTACAAAAGTATTTGATTCACAACAGCTCACTTCTATAAAGCGGAAAGACTGGGTGGCTACTATGCCAGAAGATCATACGTCGTTCTTTGAAGATGCAAGCGGTGAATTGTCGTTTGAGACTGATATAAATAAGACAGATAATTCGATAAAAGCTTATACAGACAGAGAGGGTAATATAGTGTATAACATACCTAGATTTGGCGACAATGCTGGTTGGGGTAACAGGCTCAGAGGTAAGTGGATGCGAGTAAACATGAATTACGATACTCCTACGCAATACACTACAATATCTCACGTAATAACAAAGTTTAGACAATCTTATAGTTGATATGAAAAAGAATAAAAGACATTTATACAAAAGACTACCTAAGTATGCATTAGGTACAATGAAACCTATCGACTTGGGTTACTAGCAGGCGCGCGGGATAGGTAATGTTAAATTTGATACTGAGCAGAATATGAGCTTAGATCCAGAAACACAAGCGGTACGTAAGAGTGCTTTACCAAACGCACTAGGATACATTACATAGCAGACTCCGTATATCACAGAGAATTTAAAAATGTATAACGCTGCAAACCAAACAGCGCAAACTGCTACAAATACAATAGCAAGTGTTGCTTCAAGTATGAACAGTGCAGCAGCAGGATTGAGTTCTTATGGAATACAAGGATTGTCTTCAGCTCCAGCTGGAACTCAAGTAGTCATGGGTAACGGTGGTGCCGTTTCAACAAATCCAAACCTACTTGGTAGTACTGGTGGAGGTTTTAAAAATTTCATGCAAAACATCGGAGGAAAAGCCTTGGCTGGAATTGGCACCGCTATTGGTGGTTATACAATGGCTAATCAAATTGCAGGATTCGGAGACCATAGAAATGCTGGCGATATGATGGCTAATGTTGGTAGACAACATATAACTACCGACATGGGCAATTCTTATACAAATTACAACGGCGTGAATGCTGGTCAAGAAATTGCTTATGAGAATGCAAATACCAGAGCTAAACAACTCGGGTTTGGCATGAATGCTATTGGTACTGGTGCAAGTCTTGGAGGTTTATTGGCATCTACTGGCGCATTAGGTAGTGTTGGTGGTCCTTTGGGTGCAGCTATTGGTGCTGGGGTAGGATTGCTTGTAGGTGGTCTCGGTAGTTTGTTTGGCTGGGGAGACAATGAAGATGAAGTTCGTAGACAAATATCTTTAGCTAATGACAACATAGCCATGTATAATAGATAGCAAGAAGCTGTAGCTAAGTCTAAAGATGTTGCTGCAGAGTTTAGCGACAGACAAGGTGTAGCAACTGCTGCTGAAGGTAAGAATGCTTATGGCCCAATGAACTCTAAGAAAGGAGATAATATAAACATCCCAAGAATGTTGTTTGATGTAAACGCAAAAAACAATATAAACCTCGGAGTTCCTACTTCAAAACTAATGCCCGGAGAGACTGTTCTAAATAAAGAAACATCAAACTGGGCTGTTGTACCAGGTAAAGGAAATAAAGACAATGTATACTCAACTGTAAAACCAGGAGACTCAAATGTAGTCTACACGAAAAAAGATGGTATTTCTAAGAAGGCTTAGGCAGTATTGAAGAGCAATGCATCAGAGAACCTTAAAAATTGGCAGCTAAACGAATTAGAAAAAGAACAATCAGCTTTATAGATGACTGAAAACAATCAAAACGACATGAAGAAATATAAGAACGGCAAGTTGCCAGGATTCTGGAGAGGCACAGATTACTTAATGTCTGCAATACCTCATTTAGCAGCAATGGGCGCTAGCTGGAATTAGTATAATAGAGCTAAATATGCTGATACACATGCTCCTAGTACATACGTAAACAACGCAGCAGGAGCACAAGCTTTGAATGAATTAGCACAACTTAGATTTGATCCTACACAGTATTTAACAGACGCAAGAAGGGCTTACAACCAAGCCAACTTCCAGGCTAATAGAATGGCTGGACTTGGTGCTGGTGGACAAGCTATACTAAGAAATACAAATTATCAGGGATACCTTGACTCTCTGGGTAAGATTAGAATAGCACAGCAAGATGCCGATAACAAATATCGTGCAGCGCATGCTAGTGCACTTGCTGAATATGGTGCTAGAGAACAAGAAGCATTAATCAACGATAACATTCGTAGATTCCAGTGGCAGCAACAGCAGAATGCAGCTAAAGAAGGTTGGATGGCTCAATACGAAAAGAATGGTCTTACAGCACTTGCCGATCTTGCTAGTGATATTATGGGCGTTAGACAGTTTAATAGATCTGAAGACTATCAGAACGCTATGCTTAAGTTGTATAATCAACAGGTTGAAAACGATAAAGTTAATGCTCAAGCTACATTAGCTAATGCTATGCAAGATAGACTTGACAGACAGGCGGCGTACGATAAAGCTGCAAAGGAAGCTGTCGAGAATACACATCCGATGTTCCTTAATTGGGGAATGTATAGACCGGACGGATTGTGGAATGCATACGGTAGTTTTAATACGCCAACGCTAAGTATGCCTGGAATATTAAGAAATCCAAAATACACAAAATACGCTCCAATAGGATACAAAGACGGAAAAGGAGGATTTGTATCACGAGGATCAACTTTGGGGCAATTTTATGAGGAAATCCAACCGGACAATCTGTTTGGTATCGGTAGCGACGAATATTCTACGAAGATGATTACAAACAAAGGAGATACAGTGTACCAAACTCCAAACGGATTATTTCCCAAAGAGGTTGTTCGAAAAAAGGGAGGTCCGGCTTCAAAGGAATACATAAAAGCGAAACAAAGACATAATCGGTTATTGAAAAATGCTACTCCGAGTAATAATATAGGAATGGATCAACTTTTAAGAATGTTTGGATTTTAATTATGGTTATATTAGGATTAGAAAAACCCGTTGAGTACGGGAGTAGATAGATATTTGATCCGACTATGGCAAATATGGTCTTAAGAGCATAGAACAACTACGTTAATGCTATGAGAGAAGACTATATGCAAGGAAGAGAAGACCTCAAAGAATTCAATAAGAACTTTGGGGACTTCTTTAGTCCTATATAGAAGGATATGGAATGGTACGATCAGGAAGTTACCGGTGCTACTAGAGATCTTATAAACAATCTGTATGCGCAAGGAATAGATCCTCTTCGTTCTGCTGAAGGTAGAGCTGCTATCTCTAGATGGATCAACAGTATGCCTGTAGGTAAGATTAATCAACTTAAGTAGAGTGCCGCTGATGCAAAAGAATATCTTAAGAACAAAGCTACATTATAGAGTAAAGGTCTATGGAACCCTGAGTTTGAAAGAATGATCCTAAAAGGTAGATCCTTGGAAGACTGGGATACAGCTAGAGATGGTATGTGGACAAGAACGGCTCCTGCAGAATATCAAGATCTTAATCAGTTTACTACTCATATATTTGATGCCATTAAGGATTCATATATAGGTACGGACAAAGATCATTACGATTGGTATGGAATAACTCCGGAACAGATGATGCAGTCTCTTACGCCAGATACTATAGGAGGTTTGTTGAATAGTGATCTTGGACGTTTTCATTATAATAATGCTAAAAACGATCTGTTGAGACAAGGAGTTGTAAATCCTACAGATGCTCAAATAATGCAGCAGTTTAAAAATAATATAGTAGCTGCAAATAATGAAAAGACTCACAGAAACCGAAAAATCAATGAGCTTTGGAAGATGCAACAAGAAGATGCATCTAGGATGAGAGCGGCAAGAGCTTCTAGAGGAGGCGGCGGTTAGCAACAGAATACACCGCAGTGGAGTTTTATGGAAGTTTTACGTAGAAATACTGCCGCAAACGCTGCCGGGAAACCTATACAAGATTGGGGTACTGATGGAAAAGCCATATTGAGTACACAAAGAGACGCTTAGATAGCATTCGGAAAACAAGTAAGTAAGAATACAAACGGTAAGAGCGGTTCTTATTCTGGTATAAATCAGTTCGTAGATAGATACGAACGTGTTAAATATGATCCGTCTGCGCTAGTTTCTTTCTTGGTTGGGTCTAATTATAAATATGTAGACGGAAAACCTGTTCCAAGATGGAATATGGTCGACAATAATACAATAAGAATATACCCAAGTGACGCCAATAGAATATATTCGAAAGGAGAAGTTACTTCAAATACTACAGGATTTAGAGGACCTAAACGTTCTACTAGTAGGAAGTTATTCGAAAATGCGGACTATATTGATGTTACATTTAACGGAGGTGTTTATGGTGCATATATGAAAGATGCAACTAATGAAAACTACTTCAGAATACAAAAGATTACCGTTGGTAAACAAAATGGCGTACAGCTAGATGCTAAAAACGGAGCAACTCCGACTTACAAAACAACTGTAGTTAGAAATGGAGGCGATTTCTACTTTGACAGTCACATTAAATCTATACAAGACGATCCTCGTGCAGGATATCTCGGAACTGTAGACAAAAAGACAGGAAAGGTGAACGACACTAGTGGTATTCCAGTTACGAATACACAAGACTAGAGACTTATGGATGCTGTACAAGGTGACGTATACATGTCTGGAATAGATACAAACGGTACAGGATACGATTTTTCAGTAACGTTGCCAGAATTATTAGGATTTGGTCAACCTTAGCAAAAAACATCTAAATAAACATTATGAGCAAAAAAAGAAAATATCAACCAGGATGGCAAGCCAGAAGAAGGCTGGAGGATCTTTAGATACAACAATAGGCTAAAGAACGGTTAGATGAATACTATGCAAAATAGGACATCTTAGACAAGATGGCGTAGGCTGAGGAAGAAGCAAAAAGATCTTATGAGCAGCCAGAAGAAAATGTTTAGCAAAATGATACTCAGGAAAACGATTCTAGTATATTAGAAGAGAAGAATACACAGCTGCCAAATCCAGAAATAGCTACACCAAGAAGGTCTTATGCTACGGAATCTGCACAAGATTATTTAAAACGTACTAGCGATCCAAACGCATTTAAAGATCAGTTTGTTCCGTCTATATTAGACCAGGATGCGTATCAAGCTTGGGCAGTGAGACAATCTCTGAGAGGTGCTGCCAATCCGACGATACAAAACGATCCTGTGACAAAACAAGCGAAAGCTGCTGTCAACATGTATAATGCGTTCGTAACGGACGATTTAAACAAGAAAGAAAGTGCCCCAGAGCGTTATAATAGGCGAATCTGGGAGCACAACATGTTTAGTACGGTAAATAAAGATAAAGGTCTTACAAATAGCGAAGTAAACGAAATTATTACATATCGAACGCTAACTGACCCACAATACGGTTACGAAAGGATAAATGAGATTAACGAAAATCTTGCAAAACAAGAATAGCAAGAGCTCGCAGAATTGAATGCTGTACAACAATCTGATAACTATTATGGAGATTGGTCTCAAAATACACCAAAGCCTTTAGGTTACGGTATTGCTGGACCAACTGGCGACGAGTATGCTGCAATGGATGTTGGAAAACAAATAGCAGATTGGGTTGGGTCACAACATTCAAAATCTTTCATGTCTGATTTTATGTTGAAAACAAACGAGAGTCAGATGAAAGTTTCCACAGGTCAGATTCAAAGATCTAAAGAGTTTGTAAATCTTTCAAATAATACTATAAGAAACGTAAACGACATTGAGAGATATGCAAACAACTTAGTTCAGCTTGAACGATACAATCAAATAGCAAAGTCTGTAGGTGGATTTTGGAATCTCGATCCTCAGAGACGAGAAATATACTATCAGATTCTTGACGAAAATAAAGAAATACAACAACGCTTATAGACCAACGAATGGTGGAAAAATGCAAACAATCTTGCAAGTTGGGCTCCAACTACAGCGGGATATATAGCAGGAATGGTCGATAAGATTGTAGATGATGATATCGGTGGCGTTAGAAACGGTTTATACGGATTAGATGGTAAACTGGACGATCTTCAAAAACTGCTTGGAGAACGTGTACGAGATGACAAATGGCTAGAAAAAATTACAAAGGCTACCTCTGGTATAAAAAAACAACTCACAGACTTTAATGCAAAAAATGCAGAAAAGCAGGAAGTGTGGAAAGAACAAGCGTTAACTGACGCACAGGACATTGTTGATTGGAAGACTGGTAATAATGTTTTGGGCTTAAAAGCGAACGTAGACCCGTATTATAGTGCACAGGAAAGATTACTAGAGAAGAGTAATTTTGATTGGTCAGATCCTGTTAAAATGGCTCAATTCGGGTGGTCTGGTGTTGCAGGTGGATCGAATTCTTCTTGGTGGAAGAGTATAATAAGCGTCGGTTCGAAAGCAGTTGGTATAATAGGTGGCGCCGCAACTACTGGTGGTACGTCAGCGCTGATTCAAGTTGGATCGATCGGAGCATCTTTCGAAGCTGATAAATCTGCTGGATCTGACGAAAACAACATAGAATCTTCTGATAGAGTAGCTCAAAGACTTTCTTCGTTACTGCATACAGCTGGAAATTATGAAGAGTTCTTAAAAGAGGGAGAGAAAGCATTGCTTTCTAAGCCTGTAAACGTAAGTGCAAAATATTTATTTAGGGATTACGAAGGTACTACACCAAGAAATTTGCTGAATCAACTTAGCGATGATAAAAAGAGAGAGTTTATAATGGACGCTTTTCTCAGTGGTGTGTGGTAGTCTAAGAATCCGAAAATAACAAAGATGCATGCCGACGCTATAATCGGTGCAAATAACCAATTCTACAACGATCAGCCTGTAAATACTGCAGATGCTGCAATAGGGTCTATTGTAGATATAGCAAATTTAAGTACTGTTAAATACTTAGCAAGAGCCACTAAAATTATGCATCAGTCTAATAAACTAAGGTTTAATAGATATATGATGAACAATCATCCAGATGCTTTTGCCAGATTTGCTGGATTTAAAGATGGGATGCATAATCTAGGTGTCAAGCTTGCAGAAAACAAAATAACAAGGGCTGTAGAAAACGGCGTAATAAAATTTGCAGATAAAACATCTAAGATACCTCTTGGAGTAGTTGCTGGAAGCACAGCTGGCGCATTAGGTGGTTACTATGAAAGTGACGGATCTGTGTTGGGAGCAGCTGCCGGCGCACTTGTTGGAGGAGCTTCTTTATACGGTACTCACAAAGGTTTAAAGTGGATTGGCGTAGAAGATAAAATAGCAAGAGGATATTAGAAAGCTAGAGCATTTGCTACAAGAATACCAGGAGCATGGTTAAAGGCTGCTGCGATAGGAAAAGGCGCCGGTAATATTACAGGTCGTGTAGGACTGGACACAGCTTCTGAGATGGGTCAAGAAGGTGTACAGGCACTGAATGCTAGAGACGATTTTGACTACGATGTTCAACACAATAGAGCTTTACTCCAACGTGTATTTGATGACATGTTGCTTGGATCTAGAGCTGCATATATCTGGTTAAATCAGGATGATCCAGAAATGCTAGGAGAAGCTGATGTTTATTCTCAAATGAATGCCACTCCTCTGCTTACGCTGATAGGTCCAAATTCTTTACAGGTTGGTGTACGGATGCATAACACCATTTCCGACTATAAACTGGCTTCTATTGTTGCAGCTAACATTGATGCTGAACGAAGAGGTAATGTTGCTGAACTTGAACAAAATCGATCTTATGCAAAATACCTTTCTAAAGATCAGAAAGAAGAAATGCATAAGAAATTCGAGGCTTATAGAAAGATAGCTGGTATTCATGACGACGCAATGCAAAAAGCTGATCCTGAAGTAATGTTAGGTGAAGATAAGCATCATATTCCAACAGAACTTATAGACTAGCAAGAGCAGGACTATGAAGATATATACGAACTTGGTAATTCTTTATAGATGCGTGCAATAGGAGCTAAAGCTAATGCAAAGCCAGGATCTGATAAATATGCACAACTTGTTGCCTATGAGAACTTTGCTAGTAAACGTAGAGCTCAAAAGTTTGAAGCACTACAAAAAGCAGATCAAGAACAACAAGAACTTTTGGGTGAGAGTGCGATTGCCGAAGATAATCCTCAATACGGAATATATTCTGAAGAACAATACGACGAACAACTTCCTACAGGAGAAACTGTTTCTGCGAAACAAAAACAAGAGCAAAGAGCCGAGGATATATTAAAGCCAAAAATCACAACGTTCGATAGAGCAAAATTGCTTGTACAAGCTCTATCTTTGTTTAAACTTGTAGAAGATTACACGCAACTTCAAAAACTGAGTGGTAGAGAAGACGTATTCTTGAATAGAAGTAAGGCTAGGTTAAACTAGATAAAAGAAACTCTTGCAAAATCTGGAATAAACGTAGAAACAGAAGATGATATTAGAGCTGCTTTAAATATGTCTGACGAAGGTGTGTATCTGCGTCAACTTATGGAAACTGCTGCAAGAAGAGAAGCTTAGAAAAATGGTATAGAGTACAACGAGTCCGCTTTGTCTACATCTGACTTGTTGGATAGCTATGCGGACATGCTGAGAGAAAGAGAGTTGCTGGAGTTTGACTTCTTGTTAGCTGATCAACAGTACAAACAGTTCCATCAAAACCCTCAATGGGTGTTAGATAAATGGGATGCTAGGACAAGATCTGACGAAAAACTCGAAGCAATTCTTGAAGCAGACTATATAGATCGTATACAAGAATACGAAAAAGCTCAAGCTAGACCAGTACAAAACGGAGATCTTTATCAAGGATACGACGGAGAATACTATATTGTGCGTTTTGAGGACGGAAAATACAGAAAACACAGGTGGCATAAGGACGGCTCTATAGATAGAACTTCGATGCCGTTTGATAGAGTAGAATACGATACGGCAAAGACTAGAGAGGAGAAATCTATAGAAGAGCAGCAAAAACGTAGACGTGCTAATTCTAATATAAACAACGGTGGCGTACAACCACAAGAAGAAGCTTCTGAGGAAGAGGTTGAAGAACAGCCTGTTGTAGAACCGGCTCAAGAACCAGAGCCAGAACCTATAATATCGTATGAACCTGGAGAATACGTTGAAGTAAGTAACGAAAACGGAGATAAGACGTCTGCGATTGTTGTAGGTCAAGCAGAAGACGGTTCTCTTACTGTAGAATACCCATCTGGAAGAACTGAGACAATATCTCCAAACGATCCTGCCAGATCTGTTGTCGGAAAGATAAACAGTCCTATTTCATTAAGAAAATATCCGTCTGGTGAGATCATTACAACGTCTGGGAAAAAGTACACGATTGCAAAGTCTGTACTTGAAAGCATAGATGAAGAAAACAGTTGTGGTATTTATTCTTATGAAGTTATTGACATAGAGACTGGAGAAGTTTCTAAAATGACAGCGGAAGAAATAGACGAGCTACTTAATAAAGAACCGGAAGAAGAGTCTACAGAGTTTGAGGAAAACGAAAAACAGTTGAGCGTAAGAGCAAAACTGGAAGATAAGCTTAAGAAAGACGAAAAACTTGTTGGTAACAGAAAACCATCTCCTCATGATTACTTCCTAAAGATAGGGAACAGGATTACTAGGTTTTTACGTGTGCATGGTATTTTAGATCCTATTTTTGACAGGACTCAAGACGAAATAGATGAAGAGAATAGAATAAAATCAATACTTGCTCCATTATACGAAAAATCTGACAAATCCGACTTTAAAAAAGAAGTAAAAACATTATAGGATGAGTATAATAAAAAACTAGAAGATGCGTTTGGTGCAGACTCTTATGAATACAAATACTATAAGATAGATCTAAGTCCGTATACATCAACAAGTGTTCTTACGCAAGACGGAGTTGTAGATGCAATTTCATCAATACTGTCGTCATTCGTTACAAACCCGGCACTTATCGTAGGTACTCATATAGACAGTATTGCTAGAGACTTCTTTAAGAATAAAGGTGTTGTAGAAAACAAACCGGAATACAACATGTCTCAGTCTACGTTTAATTCTGTAATATCTCAACTGAAAAAACTCAGAGACAGATTTAATGAGCTTAAGTGGGTTGTATATACAGATGATTTCGTATGGCATGGTCAGACTGGTATGGGTACACGTTTCGCTGGAGCTACTGATATGATTGCAGTAGACCAACAGGGTCGTATTCACGTTCTTGACTTTAAGACAACTAGGAATGCAAATAGATTCGAAACTTATCTGCAATACGAAGGAGTTATACCAACTATTGGTGACGACGATGTTGTAGAAGAGAAAGGATGGCTTGCTGTAGATAGCGAAGACTAGATTCCAGAAGGAGCGAATCGTAGAGTATCTTCTGACTTTTTAACACAACTTGCTACAAAAGATCACGGTGCGGTAGAAGGAAAACGTACATATGCTGCTCAGTACGCAAGACAGTTGGCAGCTTATAGAAACCTCATACAACAAGAGATACCTGGCGCAAAGGTTGCATCTTTGGAGATAATTCCGTTCTATGTCGGATATGAAACAGAAGATGATAAAGTTACATCCATCTATGAAGTACACGTATACGATCCGGTAGATTTGACTTCTGTAAAAGAGTTAGAGTCAGATTTAGATGAAATTGACAGCTTCTTGTCAAAATCTAATGTTTCTGACAGAAAAGCCGAAGTGAATGAAGAAATCTCTATGTACGATCAAGTACTTGCTGATGTAAGCTAGTACGGAGCAGACCCGGATGTTTTAGAAGAAACACGAGACGGTCTAGCTTCTGCGTTAAGTGATTATTATGACGCAATCGAGTCGTTGAAAGAAGTACTAAATGACGATTAGAAGCTCGCAGATTCTGTATATGTAAACCAGCTCTTAGAAAACGCAAGATCTAGACGCGCTGGTATTTCACGACTGGCGGAAAAAGCGGATCAAGAAATAGAAGAAGCAAATCGAGATGAAGTTGAAGAAACTCCTCCAACTCCGCCAACCAAAACTGGCAAAGAATGGGTATATGAAAAACTAGAAGAAGTTGTAGATAGTGCTAGAGAATTTTGGTGGCAATTTAACAATTTGTATTCTTGGTCTAAACACGTAAAGGAACTTCCACACTACATGGAGTCTGTAATAAAGAACGACTTTATTAAAAACGCAACATTTATTATAGACAACGCAGATCATAGTGACAAACCAACAGACAGTATATCTACCGTATTAAAAGTTACTATAAAGTATAGAGGATTTACATTTAAAGATATAAATCTTCGTCTTGGAAACGAAGCCGTAGGAGAAGCAAGGAACCATCAATCACAAGGATTAAATTCAACTTTGTATAGCATTATGGGTAGAAATCTCATAAAACAATTCTTCCAGTTAAAACAAATGTTCCCTGGAAAAACTATAATTGCTACTAAAGTTGAACGTACAAACGGAACCTTGGTATATTCAGATAAAGATGTTAATCTGGAAGATACGGCATTCTTCAGTAAAAATGATCCCAGATATGGTAAAATGCTGGATGGAGACAATAGTATAATCGGTGTGGTTGATGAAGATGGAAACATCGTTGAAATTACTGACGGAAAACGTCACCCACTATGGAGTCCGGAATATACTGACGCTGGTCTGAAACACCCCAAACAAAGATTGTAGGTAAAACCAGGAAGTGATTTTGATACAATTCCACCAGGTACTGTGATGTTTTTGTATAAATTCAAATTCGATGAAGATCCCGAAGATGCAGAACCAAGAATTGTACCTATTACTCTGAAAGGATTTAAATTAGTGGACGAAAAAGGTCCGTCTGATACTGCAAAAGCGTTAGTTGCAATTCTTAAAAACGTAGCTGCTGGTGGCAAATTAAGCACTTTGCCAAAGATAACAGCAGTACTCAAAGATGGAAGTACCAAGAAAATACAAATACCAGGCCTAACAAGACAGAAGGTAATAAAGTTGTTTACAAGATTTGGATAGGCTGCAGAATATGCTGGACACGAGTTTGTTTTTGATTATGCTAGAGACGGCGAAAATAATTTGTTAAACGGCCATCTTGCTATAACTATAACTGCAATGGACGAAGAGCCTCGTAGAGGCGAAGACGGAATGTTACACAGAGATCCTGTAATATTGCGGTTAGATAAAGAAGAAGATGTTCAACGTTTATACAATATATTAAGCCATGTAGAATTCCATATAAACCAGTTTGGTAATATGCGTTTTCGGTTAAACAACACAACAGACGAATCTCCACTTGGTAATTTATAGTCTATTATTGATTTATCCAAATCTGTATTCTTTGAAGAAGGCAACGAAGATATTCAAAGTATAAGAATCACAGACGAAGTTGTTATAGATAAAGAAGATATCGAAAAAGGACTTACTGGTATAGAATGGGCTATTAGACATGGAATAGCTAAAGTAAACGCCGTCGGTATAGAAAATCCTCTCATAAGTATCCACGAATTGGGTGTAGAAGGACAAGAATTACCAGAAGATGACAAACCTGTACAAGTTGGAACTTCTAATGCAGAAGAAAACGCTGCTGCTCCAGTAGAACAAGAGATTGCTCCACAACCGGAACCCGATGAAGATGAAGAAACTCCAGTGGTTCGTAAAAAAGGATCTAAGAAGAGAAAGCATACGATATCTGACGAAGAGCTCATGAATCTTATCTCTGACGAAGACGACGATACCGATTATGGACAAATGCATGTCGACAGGTCGAAGTTACGTAAGAAGCATCTTTCTGATGAAGAAAAAGATGAGATTGTAAAACGTATGCGTAGACTTGTTGGTTTTGTTCCTGTAAAGTGGACTCCTCATGTCATCGATATATTAAAGAGTGGAGCTGCTGTTGTTGGACAGACTGCTGCTGATGCGTTCGAACTTTATGACAAAATGCCAGAGGGAACCGAATATCACGAAGCCTTCCATAGGATCATGGAGATATTACTCCCGAATTTCATAAGAGAACGTTTATATGACGAGTATTACAACAAGCACAATGCTACATTTAAAGAGCAAACTGGAAGAGATCTGACAGATAAAGACATTTCTGAAGCATTTGCAGAGATGTTTAGATATTTTATGACAGACCGAGAACATGTTTAGTTCAAAGATTTGTCAAAAACATTTGGACAATTGAAGCAAATGATAGACGGTCTTAGGTCTCTTGGCAGTAAAAAGATTGCGCTGTTGTTCTTGATCGCAAACAGTGGTATGTTCAGATTTGTAAAACCGAACGCTAAAAACGTAGCTCATTTTGTAAGCCAATTGGGAGGTATAGCTAATCTTACGATAAGTACTTCAATAAAAGGTGAAAAACGATCAGTAAATTTAAAAGAGTTCCCGTCAATAGGTGGAAAAGACTTCTTTGATGACGCCGTAAGCTGTATTATATATGCATTATGTACTAGTTATGATGTTCGAGATCTTGCGCAAAATGCTTCTAAGTTGAAGACAGACTTAAAATCTGTACAAACGTTGTATAAGAAGGGAGAAAAGACTGAACATTCTTCTTGGTTTAGAGTTCTTACCGGAGAGTATGCAAACGAAGGCGACGAAATGAACGCAGACGATGCGAGAATGTATCTTACATTGTTTGGAAATACTCCGGAGGTAAAAGAAGTTGTACGTGAGTACATGGAGCAGTTGGGTGAAGATATGACTGACGAAGAGTGGGATGCTTTTAAGAAAGATTCAAAGAGAAAGAAGATTGCTAAAATTCAGGCAATTCTCGACTACGAGGGATCTTTCACAAAGGACGAGCTCGACCAAAAGTAGAAGATGATGGCAGAACTGTTCTCAGATAAAGTATGGCCTGTTGTTGAACAAAAAGTAAACAGACGTCTTGCTAAGATGGGTATTGATTCTGAATTATAGACTTATGAACAACAAGCTGATGCCATAGGAAATCAGGACGGTAGTCCGGATCCAGAATAGCCAGGCGGAGGTACACTCGGAACTGATATTGCAGATCACAGTGATTACTTCTTTGATCATTCTAGAACCGATGACGCTACTGCAGCAATTCGTTTCTTCCTAAGTAGTATACCTGACGAACATTTCGCAACCCAAGAAGATGTGGAAGCTGGAATCGTTCCAAGTACTACTACAAAGAAGACCAAGAAAGACGGAACTGTTGTTGAAACTCCTGTGTTGGTTAAGAATAGATCGACGCTCCTCGGGTTTAAGACGTTTTTGAGCATGAAGACCGTAAGTCAGCGACTCTTGTCTGAATGCAATGGTGTAAAGAATGCCGAAGAGCTTGATGAAATATTACAGCAGTTAGCAGAAGACGATCCTATATTCTACAGAATAGCTATAAAATACCATAGTGCAAAGCAAAATGAAATTTTAAAAAGCAAGTCGGGTAAGAACATAATCTTCTATAACGGAAATCCTGTAGCAGACAAGAGCTATGCTCAACACAGAGACGAGAATGGTTATTATTATACTTGGGTAGAAGACGGAGAAGACACTGGAAACAGAATCGAAGGCGCTGTAACGCAAGTTGATCCTGATATGGAGTCGTTTGTCACTTAGCTGTTCAATTTTGTAGCATGTCAAAGACTTGATTTCATACGGGTAAAGATATCTCAGCGTATGGATGACGAAGGCGAGCTTTTGGATAACCAGTACAACACAGAAGTTCAAAAGACTAGTGACGATTACGCAGCCAGAGTATATCCGAGAAGCTGGTTCTTGAAGTTAGTCAGCGGATTTAGCGGAGTGTTTAAGATGACGCCATCTGGAGAATACGAGTATACTAAAGACGGAGAAGCTTTGTTAAATGATGCTGTAGATACAATACACAAAGTGTATAGGATAATTAGAAGTACAAAAAATACTAAAGATTTAACTTTACACGGAAGAAGCTACGATAAAGCAAATCAAGACGATGTCAGAAGACTGATTAGCGAGTATGTTTCTGCTTTGAACACGTTGGGTATTGATATCAGTAGAGACGCTTTTGAATACTATCTCAAACAAAAGTACGGAAGAAGCAGAAGATTGTCTGGATGTTTGTTGGACTTTTTTGGAGAAGCAAATCCAAACGGTCTTAGCTATAAGACGTTCTTAGATAAGATAGATTATATTTAGAAGCACGCTACAGAAAAAGGTGGAAAACTCCTCTCACAATCTAGAAAAGAGATAAAAGAAATAAAGAGAGGTAAGTTTAGGAAAGAAGGACAATAGGCATCTGGTGCAAACTTGTATACTGACAATTCGGTAGTTTGTTGGTTCGGTGAAGCTGAATCTGCTTATAACAAGAGTACTAAGGAGTTGATGACAAATGGACCGGAAGGTACAAAACGTTATCTTATGGCACAGTCACACACTGTTTCTGATATAACTCTCGATATAAACGATGCGGAATGTGATACAAGTCAGCCTGCAAATAAACGAGAATTCAAGAAAAGCCGTATTATGCGAGACATGGCTAATTACATATATAACTTTGTAAAGACCGGTAAACATGCGGCTATTCCAATAGGTTCTCTCATTATAAAGCACGTTTTCAACAACGGAAAGATAAACCTTGTTCTACATACTCACGGAGGTATCATGATGGATGGTGATAGAACTGGTGGTAAATCTTATAGCGATATAACGGAAAGAGAAGACTGGCTTGCAAAATATGCTATATTGAAAGACGGCGGTATTATATTCCCGACACTTTCAGATAAGTCTACGTGGTTCTACCTAACTGGCGTACGAGTTCCTGGGTTAAACTATAAAAACCTTTAGAATGTTCCAAGCAATCAACTTTTAACTCTTGGTATAATTCCTGGGCAAAATGCAGCATCAAAAGATTTACACGTAATGTTTGACTACAATGTTTCTAACGAACAAATAGATCAAATGTTGGAGTATGCTGAGTGCGAAATGTTAGCTGTAGAAAGGGAGATAAATCGAAAGACTCCGTTCCCGTTTATTGAATTTTTCAATGAAAATAAGAAACGTTTTAGTGGTCTTGTTGAAATCGTAAAAATGGATGAAAAAGGCGAAAAGAAGCTTATCCTTTTAAACGATTATGACAAAACTCCAGAAGAATGTTTACAAAGAGCTAAAGAAGAATTCTTTGATCTTCCTATATAGGAGAGAAGAAAGATCATGATGCTTACGTTGGAGGAAGGATTCAACGAAAACGTAAGAATGCTTGAGCGTGCTGGACTTATTGTAGCGAACAACGGATTAAAAGAAGACGTTCTCGATGCCAACGGAAACCCAACTGGTAGAAGAGTTGTGTAGAATCGTTTGTTACAGTATTCAAATGTTGGTTTGGATGACGATGTGATTCAGACTCTCAGAGATAGATATATCGAAAAGCTTGATATAAAGAAAACAGATGAAGCTGGTAAAAAGAGATGCGAATCTTTAGCCATAATGCAGACTATATGGGATATATACATGCGTGGTGTTATTTCTGAAGAAGAAGTAGAACGTATGTATATAGGACAGCCGTAGTTCTTCGAGTGGCATCATGGAAAAATATTCGATTCGTTATCTAAGAAAATCATGAACTGTCTCACAGATAGACACAAAGACCAGTCTAAACGACTTGGTGGTGCTGGATCTACCGGTGAGAAAAACAGGCTTGATTTGGCAGATGTGAGACGTAAATATGTATGTGCAGAAATAGAAGATAAACCTAAGGAAGCACAAGTACAATCGGCGTTATATAAAGATTTCGAAAGAACTACATATCAGGCAGCGTTAAGACAAGCTTACTTGGACTATAAGACCGATCAAATAGAATAGGATGAAAATCTTACAGACGAGCAAAAACAAGAAGCTTTAAACAATCTGAACGACGAACTCTACGACATGTAGAACGATAAAGATGTTGACGCTGTTACTAAGAAAATTGAGGACGAGCTTGAAGAGAATGCTGGTATTGCGTTAGATCATGCTCGTATAAGCGCCAAGAATGCTCTAGATGCTCTGGATTTCACAAAGCCTGCAGATGGTGCTGCATTTATTTCTCCGAAGATGGCAAAGACTCTTTTGAGAATGCGCGGCAAATTTACATCAAATGTACAAGAAGCTTTCATGTATCTTGAAGGTAAGACGAAAGATGGTAAAAACATTAATCCTTTACGCGCTTCAGATGCATATAAAGTGATCATTGATGCTCTGCTTGGTACTTAGAAGTATAGTGCTTACGGATACAGAATAAATGCACAGACAGAAGACATTCCTATTCACTATTACGACAAGTTTGCTCTCTTCCCGTTGTTTAAGTACATGGCTACAGGTTTTACTGCAGACTTGCTTAGAAAGATGGAAGAGGACGGAATAGACATGTTGATGATGCACAGTGGTGTAAAGACCGGTAGTGAAGAAGCTTCGATGTGCTATCCAGGGATGTTTGATTCTGAAGAGTCGTTTAAAAACTTCCACTTCCATACATACGAACAAGATTATGCGTTCATAAGAAGGCAGCTTAACACAGAACCTCACGAAAAGGATACTACTACCATGGGTACGCAGATGACGAAAGTCGCTCTTGCAAACCTTAAACCAAACAAAAAGTATAAGAGGTTTATTGGTAGAAATCCGGTTACTGGAAAAGACGAATATGAGGTTGTAAGGGGTTATTAGGTTTTGAATGACATCATGGACGCCATTAAAGCTCTGTCTGATCTTGGAGAAGCAGAAATAAGAAAAGAAGTCTTTAATGAAGACGGTACTTTTAATATTGACAACTTCTCTGCGTTCCTTGAAAGAGAGCTTGATAGTAGAGATGCTGACGCAAATCTTATAGACGGAATTCAGGTTGTAGAAGAAGAGGAGGAATATACTGACCCAGAAACAGGAGAGACTAAGACAAGAATGGTTAAACACTTCAACGTTGAGCTTGAAGCAATGTCTTCTATTGACTGGATACAAAGTATTTTGGTATCCAAGATAAACAAAGAGACTTGTGACATCAATGTGAAAGGTAACGCATTCTATCAGAGACCTGACTGGGGTGTTGAAGGCAAACCGTTAATCCTTGACGACAAAACCGTAGACTTCGCAAAGCGTGGAATAAATGGTGGTAAACGACTACAGGTTATCAATAACGACGGTAGCATGGATGCCGTAATATCTATAGACTTCTTCTATGATATACTTCCAGAAGGAATTAGAGACAATTTTGAAAAGTCTAGAGAATGGTTGTTGAAACATAAGATTATCGGCAATACGGATGATGTACACGCATGTTGTATAAACGCTCGTATTCCTACTCAGGCACAATCTTCTATTGGAGCTTTAAGATTTGTTGATGTTCTTCCTGTTGTACGAGACACTATTATTCTTCCTGCGGAAATTACCGGCATTGATGGTTCTGACTTCGATATTGATAAACGTTATCTTGTAAGACTTAGTTATAATATTAAGTATGGCAAGAAAGGTGAAGAGGATGTAGTAAGTACGGACTTTAAAGAGGGTTCTGTAGACTATTGGAGAAATAAGCTTATATACAACTATATTACAGTACTAAAGTCTTACGGTGTGGCTACAGAAACAGGCGTTAAGTTTGATGCTAATAGCCATGTTGCTCTTTATTCAATCGATAAAGATACTAAACTTGTAACAGACGTTCGAGATATCATAAACGCAGCTAAACCGAAGAAAAGATATTATGCGTATATGTTCGGCAATATTGCATTCTAGGTAGCTACGAAGATAAAGTTCATGATTGGTAAGTTTGGTATTGGTCCGTTTGCTTTGAACAACAATAATCACATTCTTACAATGTTGTATAAAGTAAGATTTGCTTCTTGGAAGAACGAAAACTATACCAACATACTCGAACAACTTGGATGTTTAAGTCTTTCTAAATCTTTGGATAAACAAGGAAAGCGTATTATGAGTTGGCTTTCAGGTCTTATAAACGTTCATGTGGATATTGCCAAAAACCCAGACAGTATAGAAGGGTTGAACATTAATACTTTTACGTACAATCTTGTAAACCTATTAATTCGTACAGGTATGGGAGAAAGGGCTTTGTTCTTTACTGGACAACCTATAATGGAAGAACTGTCTAGGGTATACAACGATGCTTCTGGTACGTTTATGACTGATCCTAACGTATCTAAATCTAAAGCTCAGCGAGATGCTATAGATACGTTCTTGATTGATAATTTTGCTAATCAAGGTAGAGCAGAAACTAGACGAGGCATGGAAGAGAAGCTGAAAAAATATATGCTTTCTCCATATGCTGTTACAGATCAAGAAAGACTTCAGTATGAAGATATCATAGGTACGTTTGCTAAAGCGTTGTTTGGAATAGACGATAAAGGAAACTATACAAACACGTTTATGTATTATTCTTCTGCGGACGAAGCTGAAATCAAAGAAGGTAATATTCTGCAAGACATTCTTACGAACCCAGAGGTGCTTAAGAACAAAAATGCAGGTGTATCGTTTAACAATCTTGAAGATCAGCGTAGAATGTATAGAGTGCGTGTAAAGAATGAAGACGGTGAATTTGTAGATGTAGATCTTACTCCAAAACAAGTACAAGAGTATGTTGCGTATATTCAGAACTGTTTGAATATATATGGAGAATAGCTTTCTAACCTTGTAAATGCTACTAAGATTGATACTAAAAAGCACGGAAAAAATTATATCGAACAAAGAGCATATCTTGACAAGTATAAAGATGTATTTGAAGACAATGAATTCTTTGAACAGAAAGGTCTTACTGCGCTAAAAGAGCATTCTTATGTAGACGTTAAGACTACAAATGCAACAAAGTTGTACAAAGATATTCTGCAAAACATTTCCATGCAAGCAAACGACTCGTTTGATAAGTTATGTGATAAGATACTTTCTAAGCTTAATTCTTCTATACAAAATACAACGCTTGCGAATAAAGTGTCAAAAGCTATAATGACACACGTCAAGACAGAATTCTTTAAACAGTATCTAAAACAACAAGGAGAAACCTATTATAATGACTTACTTTACGGAGAAAATAACATAATGGTTCGCCTTATAAAGTTCTAGAATAAGGTTAAGAATGTAAGAAACAAGAAGTATAGTAGATATGGTACTGGTGGTACTATCACAAACCCGTTATTGAAAGCGTTACGTGCTGATGTATACGAAAAGAGACAGAATTTTGACGATCCTGTATTCATAACTCTTGAGAACGCACTGCTTGAAGATTCTGATAACTCTAGTGCACTTGAGCGTGCGTGGGATGAAATGTACCACGATAAAGATGAAGAGATAAGGCAGTTTGCTTTAGATTTGGCTATATATGCGTTCTTGAATTCTGGAGATAAAGCTGGTGGAGGAACGTTCTTTAAGTTTGTACCAAACACCATTAGAAAAGATATATCTATTCAGACTGCAGATGGTGAAAAACTAACTTATAATCAGTGGATCAGAAGGCAACGAGAACTATTCCAGGCTGGTTTGTCTGACGAAACGATAGACATGCTTGCGGACGATATTATTTACGAAAACTGGTTTGATAACGATTTTGTAAAACTTGTTCCGCTTAAGAAAACATATAAGGATGGTGGGTCTAGTAGAAATCTTACAACAAGAAGTCGTTATATCGATGTCTCTACGCAAAGAGTTAGACATAAGAAGAACGGTAAATTTTGGTTCCAGTCCGAATCTACAAGAAAACCAATAATAACAGAAGTAGCCGGCGCAGTAAAGAAAAAGTCTGGTACAATTGTAACTATTAAAAAGAACGGAGAGGAATATCCTCCATATATAAAGATAAGGCGTAATGGTTCAGACCGCTATGACAACGACAACATCTTGTTGTATAAGTATATAGGTGAGAACTATATAGACGAGAAAAATCCTGATAAAGGTAGTTATCCTGTATATAGAATATTCCATCCGGAATCTGGTAGATTTAGGGCAGGTTTTTATTTCTACGATATTTATTGTGCTAATGTCAGTGATAAACAGCCTATGTATCCGCATAGTGTACAAGACGTGCTAACGTTACTTGATCAACCTGCACCTTTAAATTATTAGGAAGGCGTATCTGAATCTGTTGACAACGTTTTATAGTTTATTGCAGACGCATTTAATGAAATGTCTGTTTGGATGGGAGACGAGAATCTTGACGACTTTATATCTAAAGAGCTGTTCCTAAGGGATATGGACATTTCCGAAAAAGATCTCAAGAAATATAGAGAAAAGTTAAAGAAACTTCTTGAAACAGTAAGAGAAAAATCAGAATCAAATAAAGAAAAGTCCAAAAAACAGACAGAAATAGAGTACGAAAGCGATGGATCTGTAGATATTTGGTGGGGAACCAAAGAAACACGCAAAAACGGCTATTTGAGCAATCTTGCCCCAAGAAAGGTAAAATACGACGGTGAAAGTTGGCCATCGGTAGAAGCAGCTTTCTAGGCACAGAAGCTTAAATATTCTGATACGACTGTAGAATATCAAGAAGATATAAAAGAATAGCTCAAATTGTCGCAAGGGTCTGATGCTACTGCTATCGGAGGTAAGATAGAAGATTTGAATAAGTCTGAGTGGGATAAAGTTAAAGCGGATTTGTTGTATGAGATAATGAAGGCGTCTTTCGAACAAAATGAAGATGCAAAAGATTTGTTATTATCTACAAAAGATGCAAAACTTACTCATAAGAAGGCAAGTAAACGTTATGGATGGGATAAAGAGTTCCCAAAACTCCTTACACAGATTCGAGCAGAATTAAAGTCTAGTGAAAAGCCGAAGAAAGAGAAATAGGAACAAAAGTCTGAGCAAAAACCGAAAGCCAAAGAGTCTGGTAGTTCTAGTGTAATAAAGTTAGAAGATTATCCTCAGTTTAAGAGTACTGCTCAACGTCAATTTACTTATAATGGTGTACAATTTAATAGTGCCCATTAGGCATACAACTATTTTATTGTAGACGCATTAGATATTGACGCCGAGAGTAAAAATGAGTATAAACAAGATATTCTATCTACCACAGATACTGCTAAGATAAAATCTATTGTAAGTGAGGCTCAAGATGTTGCTACAGATCCAAAACCTATGACTAAAGAAGAGATGGTAGATCTTCGGTTGAATATAATAAAAGAATCGTTTAGACAAAATCCTGAGTTACTGAAGCAACTGTTGGATACAGAAGGTACTGAATTTGAGAATACAAGTGCTGGTAAAGCTTTAAGTATAGTCAGAAGTGACTTGTCTCAAGAAGAACAAGACGATGGAGAATTTGATGATTCTGACCAAAGCGAAGAGGCTGAAAAAACATGTAAATAATCATAATTATGATAATTTGTCCATTAATGAGCAATCCCGACGTTGCTAGGGAGTTTAATGAAATAAAGGACGCAACAACAGAAAAGACCGCCTATAATGTGTGGTCTAAAAACAACGGAAACGGAATAGATAAGGCTCCCAATGGGGAGCCATCTATCCTGTTTGCTGCGTTGTTGAGTAAATTTAAAAATAGAGTAAAGGCAATTCGTCAAAAGGCTAAGTGTTACGGTAATGATTTCTTAAGTTCTTTTGGTAATTGGATTGATTTCCCAGGCACCGTTGTAGACAAACTCGACGATAATGGAGAACCAAAGATAGAATAGGTTTTACAAGAATCTGACACAAAAGGTGTAAGTCTAGACGATGTTGTGGTAAACGATCCTAACCGTACTGTATCTATAAACAGAAGTGACATTGATCATTTATAGGAACTCAATCATATCAATCAAGATATGAATAGTTATGCTGCAAGATAGACTATACAACAAGCTTAGAAAGACCCTAATGCAGATCCTATAAAGTCTATGCAAGATGCCAAAAAATAGTGGATCGAAGAGCGTCAGAAGTAGATTATCGGAGAAACGCAATTAAAACTTGCAGAAGCTTATGGATTACATCAGGTTGTAGGGGAAGATGGAATTATACGGTTTGTGTCTGAGAACAACGACGATAAAACAAATCTTATAATAGATTTCTTAGATTATATCGGAGGAGATCATCAAGGATACTATGACCATAATAGTACATCTTCTGCTGCACATCATGTGATAGCTATATCTTTGACAGAAGGAGATCCTAGTACGTTCGATCACGAACTCGCACATCATTACATAAGGATGTTCTGGAACTCAAAACTTATACAAACGTCATTGCGTGCTGTATATAAAGAGGGTATGTCTAACGAAGAAGTCGAAGAAGCTTTGGTCGATATAATTACTGCTAGAACTACTGATACAGAATTCATGAGCTGTATAGAAGATCAATCATTCTTCTAGAAATTCTGGGCAGCATTGGCTAACATGCTATATTCCACATTTGGAATAGAAAACGAAGCTATACGAAATCAGCTGTATGCTAACATAACAAGAGCGTTTGCTTTGAATGAACAGCAACGAGCTCTTGATGCGGAAAAGCAGATGTTTTAGATGCATGAAGGCAGAATGTTTAAATCTAAGCCTCTAACAGCTATCGGTAGAGCATATCGTTCTACTGTAAGAGCGTTTGAAGGTGTGTCTAAGTATAGAGAAAAGCTAAGTAAAACTAGAGACGAGAATAGACAGAAAGATGCTCTGATTGAGTATGAAAAAGTAAACGCTACTCCACTTCACGATGCTATCTAGCGTATCGCTCAGGGTACCGTGTCTAGAAATAAAGAATTTCGTAGATCTTAGGTTACAAACCCTGAAATGCAAGTACAGATGCAAATTCAAGAGACGGCTGTTAAAAAATTCTTGCAAGATATAAAAGAATTTAGACAGAAATATCTGAAAGATCATGGACTGGAAAACAAAAAGCGTCTAACTGAAGCAGAAAAGGAGTAGATGATAAATACTCAAGAAGAAAAAGACGCAAACATAAACCTGATTACATCTTTTATAGAAACCGCTCGTACAGAGTTGACAGACGTTATTGAAAAACTGATAAGCGCTAAAGAATCTGAGTATACGCATTATATACAAGAAGAGATTGTTGATCCTAACACAGGAGACGTTAAAGTATAGTACATTCCTGCTACTATACAGAATATGCAAGACTAGAATCTCGATAGACGTGAGTTTACTTTCGATGAAATAATGTCTATGTATCAAAACGTAATCGGTTTCTATTCTTCTGCTATAAAACAACTCGACGAAGCTCTTAAAGACGGTAAATTTGAAGCTGTATATGGTCACGATGTAACTGAGCAGTTTTTACAAGAGGTATCTGACGGTTCTGCATCGTTGGTTAGCATAATGGTTAATGTGGAGACAATGTTTAATAATGCAACAAAGTCTAGAATTGAATCGTTCTGTGTTTCTTATGTACAAAATGCAATGAAAGGTCAGCCAGACGATTTGATACAGCGTGCAACATATTCGGTAAGACAATGGCTTGCGAACCAATCTACTTGGGGTGATGTTGGCGGACTTGATGCTTTTTTAAAATTACCAAGCCATTCTGCATCAAACCTTGTTAGAATGTTATAGGATATCGTAGACAATATTAACTATGAAACCCATAGAGAATCTGAAGACAAGGCTAAGACTTTGCAAAAACTTAGAAAAAAGGCTATAAAATCTCTAGGTTTGAAGTCTGTGTTGTATGGGGCATTATCCCCGTTCAACTTCGATAAGATGTTTATTGAAAAGAATAGTGATGGTATACCGACAGGAAATTTCTTGGATTCTGTTAATAAAGGTCAATATTATCAAGACCGTGAAAAATTCATAGACGATTTATTGTTTGGAAATGGCGGAATAGAGAAGCAGATCAGATAGAGAAGCGGAGATTATCATTACGAGATAGAATTCGATACAGATGGTGAACCTATCTTCCCAGAAGGGTTTGAAGATCTAGAAAACGACTTTCTTCACAAACTAAATCATTGGACAAGCAAGCACGCAATAAGACCGTTTACGGAGGAGTATTATGACCTTAAGATAGATATGTTATCTCGTAAGACGAGAGATGCTCAGAAGGCTATTTAGAAGGATATCAACGATATAATTGGTGCTTGTACGATAAACGGAAAGGTTCACACTGAATTGTTAAATAGTTCTAAGGCAAAACAACTAAAGATCTTATATAACCAAAAATCTCAATTGGCTAGCATATACGATGAATTCGGAAATGAAAAACCAGTTGGTTCTGACGAAAGACAGATTGCTGAAGAATTGATGGCGTGGAATGATGTCATAGAGGGTAAAATTGCGTATAAGAAAGATACAGAGGCTTATGAAGCAGCTAAAGCAAATTCAAGAAATCCAGAAGCCTTTGAAAAGCAGAACTCATACCCAATAATGAATCCACTTATCTGGGAAGAAATCGAAAAACTTTCTCCGCTTATTGGAGACGACAGAATAAAAACTCTTAGAAAATATAGAAATCAACTCAGACACATAATTGTTAGCAAAGGTCTTGTGAAACCTAGAATATAGGACGTTTGGGATGAATCTACAAGAAACATCAGAGTTGGTTATGAAGGTTTCTGGGAAAACCTAAAGAAAGTGGACGAGGAGCTTGGTCAATTATTGAACGAGATTAAATCTGTTAAACCTAGAACACAGGCATAGAAATCGGCTATAGGAAGACTTGTTCGAAAAGATTATATAAAAAAGACGGGCGGTGGTGTATGGAGACAGATTATAGAGACGCAAGTAAAGTAGCGAGTAAGGGATGAAAACCCAGGAGATCCTTTGTGGAAGCAAAAGTTTGAAGAAGAAATGCGTAAGTTTTATGCCGAAATAAAGGACTCTAAAGGTAACGTTAAAGAATTAGTTCCGCTGAGCATATTCTCTATAAGAATGCCAACCAAAGAAAAAACTACAATAAATGGATAGACCGTATTGTCCATAATAAGAGAACCTATTCAAGCATACTCAGTAATAGATCCAGATAATTCGAGTAATAGATTTGTAGATAAACGATATGATTTCAACTCAAACGATCTGGTACAGCCTATTACAGACAAGACTATAGATAAAACGGATAAAGAACAGGTTAGTTATACTAATCAAAAGTATAAGGAATACATAGAAAACGGTAGTAGAGAGGTTTAGAATTATTTTAGAGCTCTACAAAATACTATGAAGCAAGCTTATGCTAATATTCCATTTGCTGGATAGTATGACGGCAGACTTGTACAAAAATCCGGAACAGCAAGATAGGTCTACTTAACCAATCCGTGGAATCCTCTTAAACCGTTGTGGTATTGGGCAAAGCGTTTGTTCTTTATAAATGACACAGATACTGAGATTAACATAGACTATCAACTCAGACCAGATGGAAGTCGTTCTATGAATATTCCAGTGAGGTATATACGAAGATTGAATAACCCTAGGGAAATAAACACCGACATATTAGGATCTGTTATTGATTTCTATACAATGTCTGTAAACTATAAGAACAAGAGTAAGCACCTTTCTGAGGTGCAGACTATATTGTATAGAACAGAACTTGGTAATAAAAACAGAAAAGGACAGATAAATGCTATAAAAGGTATAATAAACAGATAGTTCTATGAAAGACTAAGGGTGTTGGAATTTAATGAGGATAATGGCGTATCTTATAAACAGAATATAACAAAAATGCTGTTAAAAATACTCCCTTTATTCAGGTCAATATCGACAGTCGGACTTCTTGCATTAAACTGGGTTTCTGCTGCTGTTGCTTGGGCAGACCCGGCGTTATAGGTTCTCACAGAAGCGATTTGTGGTAAGAATTATAACATGGGAGATTACATCACTAGTATATTCTACGTTCTAAAGTCGTTACCGTCTGCTATAGCAAGCATCGGATCTACTAATAGTTCTGGTATATTAGGTAGCCATACTGTTGGCGGAATGGCATACTTTAATTTAGGCAGAACTGTAACAGAAAGATATTCTAGAATGGACCGAAGTAAAATCGGTAGGTTTTTAGCAGAAGATATAGTAATGCGACCCTTCTCTATAGGCGAATATACTGTAAACGCTCAGATCTATGAGATTGTTATGCATCAGTATAAAGCGTTTGAAAATATGGACACTCATAAACTAGAGTTCATGAGAAAGCGGGAATGGCTTCAGCATGCCTATGATCATGGCGTAGATTTAAAAACTGCTAGGATGTAGTGGCATACTAACATGAATACTTTACATTCTGCATACCATATAGACAAACGCGGAAGGTTTGCTAGAAAACGCAACGAGCTTGGTAGAATTCTAACTGACGATTTTGAGAAGCAAATATCAAAGGAAATGCGTAGTAAATCAACTATAGCAAACCTTATCGTACCTCAAACAGAACGTACTGGTCTTCAAACAAACATTGTAGCTGGATTTACTTCTGTCATGAGAACGTTTATGCTTGTTGCTGTATCTGAAAGAGCTAAATCATTACATGACTTCCAAATAGACGATCCGTCTTCTGCAGATGAAACCAAATCTTTGAGTGATAGAAAAGAGTTAAAGCAGAAGTATTGGAGAGACAAAGGTGGTTTCAACTTTCAAACTCGTACAATAGACGATGGCATATGGAAGGGTTTTTGGGCATGTCTGTCTCGTAGTAGATACTATAAATATCTAATATGGTAGCTAGCACACCCTATGAAATCTACTATTGACGATAAAACAAAAGCAAAGAAAGAAGAATTGCAGATCGCAGATACTGATCTATACGCAATGGATAGATTCTTAACAGAAGTTGGTATATTCTTATTCTTTATGATTGCTGATGTAATGTGGCACAATAAAATAGTTGGGGACGGTGACGACGATAAATATTGGTATCAACTGTCTAGTCATTTGTTAATGAGAATTGCTATTGTAAGAATGACGTTCTTCTCTCCAGATACTGTTTTAGACCTTATTACATCTGTTACAGCATCAACAAGCGATTTGCAAAACAAATTAGCAATTGTAGACCTTCTTTAGGAAGTAGCTGCTGGCTATAGTCAACACGGATGGAATTTTGATGAATGGGAAAAAGTCAAAGGTCAGTCTGCGTATAAAGGTAAGCCAAAAGCTTTGCGTAGTTTGTTTAAAACGTTATCTGGACTTGGTCTCCATGCTTCGTATTCATCAAGTAACGTTGAAGGAATAAAAGCTAAAACAAAGTGGTATTTGCGTCTTAACAAATGGAAGAGTCAGTACGACAAAAAGGAGAAACAACCAAAGCAGACTTCGAAGAAGTCGAACGGTAGGTTTAACGATAATCGTTTTAGTTCAAACAGATTTAATAACTCTAACAGATTTAATAATAGGTTTAATTAAAACGCCTATTCTATCGAGTGTTTAGTAGAGTGAGAAACATAAAAAATAGGTGAGTATCTTTTATAGATACCCACCTATTTGTGTTTCTAGGAAGGATGGTTGATAATCATATTCTGGCAAAGTTTTCCAATCAACTTTAATGCCGTATATACTATTCTTCATCATGACGTTGTTTACGTCAACGTCACTTCCCATCCAAAATCCTAGAATGCGCGTAATATTTTTATCTTCGCGCGGTTTAAACCCTTTATATATGTTTTTGCTATCTTTTCCAATTAAATGGAATGCATATATACGATAAGGTTCGCCGTCTATATACTCTATTCGAACACTGTGTACATTTTTACATTCTCGCATGTAATATTCACATTCACACGCAAGGTCGGATTTAACTCCGATTTTATATAGTAAAAACACACAATTTTCTATATACGGACGATTCTTATCGTGTACATACATATCGACAAATCCTGCTTCCGGAGTGAGATATTCTTTTTTAAGAACATCATCTAGAAGCGGGATTAATAATTTTGCTTGTGTACTCATAGGTTCAATGACTCTGAGCCATCGCCTTCATAATATTCTCTACTATGATCCCACTTACCTGTAGACTGATGCCAAGCTATCTGGTCGAGAGCAGTAAATATAGTCTCATCTCTGGAACTAACATCTTTCTGCTCAATTTTAAACACTCTGATCTCGTTTGAACCAGTAGTATCTATACCAATGATGTAATATTCAAATTTCCATTCAAATATTTCATCTTCTGTAACACCACATTCGTTGACAAGATACCATCTGACAGCCATACTATAATAGTCTAACTGTCTTAGATAATCGTAAGTCTTAATACTATCCTCAAAATGCCACAACTTTTGTGTGGTCTTAAGGTCGTATATAATGGCTCTCTTATTATTAAAATCGAGAGTGAGACCATCTAATAAAGATTTACATTGTATCTTGTTCTCATAACCCCAGTTTATATGAAACTCATGCCAAGCGTTTATTGCATCACTCATATATGTACCATCTTGTTTTGAGACAAATGTACTCAACGGCCATATTAAGTTATATGCAAGTTTGTGAGACTGGATGTTATGCTTAATCTTCTCAAGCATTTTTACATCCCAAGGACCAATCATAATCCTTCCATCATTTGCTTTCAGGAAGTCTATATAATCCTTCAACGTAGAGGCTATTTTAAGGCCTTCTGACAGCATTTTGTCTTCTGACTTTCCTGCTGTACTATATGCTTGTTTATAAGCGTCTAGAATGGCTCTATTTGGCTCTATTTCTAGTGAAGATGCAAGTACCTGACAGAACTTCTCCTGTTGCGCAGAAGTAGGTCTACTTTTGTTCCAGACTACATAGTCTTTTTGGAACTCTTCAGGCTGCAGAATATATTCATGAATCATAGTTCCACGCTCCAAGGCTTGAGACTTTTCTTCAGGAACATCTTCTGTTAGCATCTTATGTAAAAAGGCTGGTCCCTTGTTTAGAAACCAGCCTATGTTTGAATTACTTATACGGGTTTTATCCTCGTAATATGGAATAGATATGTCCATTATTTAAGTTCAACGTTTAAGTCCTTAATCAATCCCTCTATAGAATAATCTGGCCAATCGTTTACTTCCTTACATATCGCTGTCACATTGTCATAAGATGGAACCTTTAGTCTATTCTCAATAAAATTAACAACCTTATCAACTTTATCTTTATCATTAATATTATCTTTAACAATATCAACGATCATCTTATGACTTAACGTATCAAATTGTTTATAATATCTAATACGTCCACAGCGATCTTTCATAAATTCATTGACCACTTTATCCGAGTTACAAGTAAATATAACAAGTTTTTTACCTGTTTCTTGTACACCATCAAGGAATTCTAACATATCCTCAGTATCCCAATAATCATCCTTACCGCAATGTTTATCAAGTTCATCGAATAACACTACTACTTCAGTATTAAATCTCGTAAAGAAGTTCATTAGATTACTTGTAGGAAACGATGGGTCTACTACAATAATTGGGAGTCCTGATTCTTTTGCTATTATTTTAGACAATAACGTTTTACCACAACCTTGTTTTCCGTAGAACATTACTCCTGTAGTATTCTTCTCAGTTTCTTTGTGGTAACGAAGAACTCGTTTTACAATAAGTTCTTCATCATTAGAATAATAGACTTTATTCGGAATAGATAATTCCCCGTCTTCAATCAACATGTCTACTCGTGAAAACATGCTTTTTGTTGATTTTAAACGGTATATCTTTCCTCCGATTAGATCGTACGCCAAACCTTTTGGCATAGGAACTATTTGGTCTTTATCTTTTATAAATTGCATTTTCGTCTCTGATTTAGTAATTCTTGGATCATGGAATCTACATCTTTATGATTTCTCACAAGATATAGTTTTGTTTTTGCGTGATGCTTATACAGATAATATTTGAAAAGCTTCCAACGCAAAGGAAAAGAGTCTCCCATAAGACCTTTACATTCTACTATAAAACCTCGTCCTACGAAGTCTGGTAGATATGTAATAGGTCTTATTTTTTGACCCATATACTCGAACGATTTAAGTAAAGTAAAATGCTTTGGCTCATATTTAACAGGTATTCCTGCTTTCATAAAAGCTTCATACGTATAGAGTTCGAGTTTACTCCTAAAATGGATTCCATACGCATCGACCGCTGTCGCATTTTTTACCTTACCTTTAGACTTAGATATCATATACGATATCTGTTACTCCGTTATCGTTAAATTTAATACCTATAACAAATTTATTATCTTTTTTCAATCCTACATAACCTGAAGGATCTCCATCAACTCCTAAATCTGCAGCTATTAATCGATAACCACTATTAAACTTTTTCAGTATAAATGGTTGTTTACTCCATCTGTACGCTGCATATGCGGCTCCAGCACCAGTACCAATAATACCGATTACTATACCGAGGATCAGTGTCTCTATCATATGTTTAATGTTTTATACAGCCATTCTTTGACTGTGTTAAAATTGTTATTTTTTACTGCGTCTGAAATATCTTTCGATTTAAATTTCTTATGGACGAATATAGCGTCTAGTTTGTATTGTTTGCTGTAATCTCGAGCTTTCATCATTCCAGTTGCGTCTCGATCATATAGTATAACAACACGTTTCCATTTACGTCTTAAAGACCTTAAGATATCATCGGGAATAAATGTTGTTTCACTTGAAGCTGCTATAGCACTAATACCCATCTCGTATAAACACATAACGTCTTTCAACGATTTGGTTATAACTAAAAGATTACCGCCCTCATACGGCAATTCGGCTAATCCCTGAACGTGTCGATTTGTCAGATTGGTACGCCATTTAGTATACTTGGAGGCTAAAGGTCTATAAATTTTAAATTTATCATAGACCTTATATGCATACATAGGACTAGTTTCTTTGTAGGTTCCTCTGACGACTCTATTACAAAGAAAGTACTTAATGCTAAATACATTGAATCGCTTTAATGTATCGATAGATATGTGGAATTGCTTCCAATATCTTTTATCAACTTCAGTAAACGGTTGTCGAACTATTCCGATGTCAGTATCCTCATGCTGAGTATATGACCGTGTCACAGTTGCCACACTGCTCGTTGGGTTGAATCGCCGAACGATTCTAAGCAGTTCTTTCTCTAATTCTTCTCGCGTTTGTATTCTTTTATATAACTTTAAAAACTTAAGCGCATTACCTGCAACTCCAGTTCCGTGGTCTTTAAACAGCAATGCACCATCCTTTGTAGGAAATATAGCGAAAGATGGCATCTTATCATCACTGCGTAATGGACTATTCATTAACTTACCAGGTTTAAATGGACCTAAATAATATGAATAGATAGTATAGTCATCCACTTTATCCAATAAGTCTCTAAGACTCATTGTAATTGCTGTTTTTGTACTATACATGGCTTATAAGCTCTTTTGTATTGTTGTGTGTTGGGATTCGAACCCAATTACGTAATTTTTCATACGCAGCCGTCCAGGATCACACTTCAGGATTTCTCCAACCCATATATCGCCGTGTTTATTTGTAAGAGGAGCGATATAATTTGACCTCTTCGTTAGGGGCTGAAGGATTAACCTCCAGTCCTCCACCACTGACCATTTATAATTTGACCTAAAATTCTTGCAGCTTCGTATGGTTTACATACAAGCGGCTTAAACTCTAGATTAAAATGGCAGGTCGTCAGCACCTGTTGAAGTCTCAGTAACCGGAGTATTGAGTGCAATTGCTTCGTTTGCAGCTGCAATAAGCGGATCAATAGGCTTTTCTACATCAGCCTGTATAGGGCGCTCCAGAAGGTCATTCTTCCAAAGCTTAATCTGAGACTGCTCTACACTCATAGGTTCAACAAAAACACCAAGAGAGCTAACTTTCGTATAACCCTTCTTGTCGTAAACAACCTTAAGACGCATACTTTGACGTATATTTGCAGGATTTGTAGCTGGTTCAAGCTGAGCTTTTACCCAATTAATCATCTCTGTAAACGAACTGCCCTCAAAGTCTGTGTGTGATCCAGTTGCTGCATCTATAACCTGTAGAATACGACCAAACTGCTGATCATCGCGCTTCTGAAGTTCTTCATCAGTCTTGATCCACATATTCTTCTCGTTCTTCCACTCGGTCATAGTTGCTGTCTGACCGTTTTCATTCTCAAAGATAATCTCCAAGAAATCACGACCATTCTCAGTTTTGTTTACATTAACCTCTTTCAAGGTTACGTTTTCATTGATGCCTACAGGCATATAGGAGCTATTAAACTCCTCGTTGTTTGTTGTTGCTGTTTTAGTACTATACATAATTTCCTCTGACTTAAAGTTCTGTCCAATCGTTTTCGTTAGTAGACTTATCTACAATATGTGGTGCAAGACACAGGATTACACCTGCTACAATAACACTACACAATATAATTACATCTCCTGTACTCATGGTTCGGGTTTATAAACACGGTCCCAATAGGTCGTTATAGATCCATCATCATTTCCGGTCGCAATGACAATGTCTCGACCCGCGATATGTCTAGCGCGAGCCTCCATGATTGTGCCATCACCTCCGGATTTAAAACTAATGTGTGTCTCATTGTCTTTCCTATAGACGTATCCGACTGCATCAGCCATTCCACATACGATTTTTCCCAATTTTCCAACAAGGTCGATTTCTTTGGCATTTACTTCTTCTCCGTCTTTATCAGTAATAGAATCTTTAACGTGTCCTATCAGAATAAATTCATCACAAAGGTCCTTGAACATATCAATAACCTTCTTTACTGCATCTCTTAGATACTTATAGCCTGCTCCACGCGCAAGCGTTGTAACGTCGTTTCCTTTCCAGTTCTTGCCTAATTCTGTCTGTCTGTAAAGGGTGCACGCATAGCTCATACAAATATCTTCAAGACGAGTAGCGTTATCAATTGTTATGTGTTTATAAAAATTATGTCCTACTTCTTCATTCTTAGCTCGAATGGCTTGTGCAATTTCTCCAAGGTCGTTGATGGTACGCGCCTGTATGGCAAGTGCATCAATAAACTTAGATCCGCCTTCTAGGTCTATTATGAGATTATTCTCCAGTTGTGCTACTGCACTTGTTTTACCCGATTTCACTATATTCTATCTGGTTCACTACTCCAGATACGTTCTCTTATGAACTGCTGCATGTCACCATACAGATTAGACTATATCACCACCTGTCTATTTATGACTAAGGTGAACGCCATTTCCATCTACAAACGTTTTAGATGTACTCTCTTTCGAGATAGTCGTTGAACTTTTTATGGTTTCAATATTATTATATATTCTTTCTATTTGGTCTAGGAAAAATGATAATTCTAAATCCATCTTCATCTTATTACAGCATCCGCAACATGGTACGCAGTTATCTCGTGTATAAGGTTTTGAATTATCAACTCTATCTATTCCAAGACAGCGTTCTTTTCCACAATAATGACATGGTTGACTACATAAATCAACTATATCATCTAATGTGAGAAAATACCCAATTCCTCTTATGTTTGCATTTGCTCTAAAATGAGTATGTTTTTCTCTGAACACCTTTTCCGGTTTATATTTATATAAATCGTTAAAGTGTTCTTTTCTCCATTTACCAATACACTTTATACAACATTCACAAGGACGTTTTTTCAATAATCCATCGTTTCGTATGCGAAGTTTTGCTCCACATTTTGTACAAGTGCATAAAAAATATATCCTGTTTTTAGATATTGCAGATAAATCTATATCATCTACATGAATACATCCGAAATCTTTTCCGATATACTCTTTATATCTATTTATTGTTTCTTCTTTAACCATAACTTAGCTGCTAATCGTGTTAATATTATTTATCCGTTCTTTGTTATATAACGTATAAACAACATAAACAGGTTTCAGCAATTAAGCGTTTTTTCGATAAATATTTCTATTTAAAGGCCCAAATAGTTTAGGCAAACCGTATAAAATCAAATACTGAGGATTCATCGAAGTTGCAGGAACTTTATTAGTAGGTAATACTATCATATGACTTATAGTTCTAATTATAAAATATTGATCTTAATATCTGCACCGATGGTGTTGAAAATATTAATGATAATATCCTTTTTCTTCGGAGTCAGACTGCTAATGAAATCAGCATTATTAAAGTTGCTATAACTATAGGTATCAAAACCAATCTGAATCTCATCATCGTAAAAAATGATGGGTGTACCATCCGAAAGTGTGTACATCTTATTCAAAGCATAAGGAATCTTATTCAAATAGATCTTCTTATACTTCTTGTAATTGGCAAGGAACAAAATAGCCTTATCAAGGTCACTCGCATATGAATTTGCACCAAGGAGAATATCGTCGGTGTTATTAATGTAAGTGTTGCTCTTGTTCAACAAATAACTATTCTTCTTAATTACATCAGAAATAATAATGTCATCAAGAATCTTAGAGTAATTGGGTTTGCTACTAGTGTGAAAAAAGTTAAACTTGTTGTTGTCGTTCTTACCAAAAGTATATGTTGTAATCATAATTCAGCCTAAATTTAAAAGTTAATACTTGTCATCTAAAGCATTAACATTCTACCAGATTATTAAACGCCAAGTCATTCTCGAATTCAAGAATACAAGGTTTACCAGCGTCTCTGTTTTTCAACATATGCATGTAAACTTTATTTTGTGTAGGTAATCGGTTTGGACCGTATTCTTGGATATTCAATATTTCTGGTCTATGCATAACAAGCACATAATCGCTTGCCTGAAACATTGCATCAGATGACGATAAATCACTTCTCATCGGGTAATGACTCGATGGGTTGTTTATCCTTTCTGAAGATTCGATATTACGATTCATTTGTGCGATCTGTACTATTGACGTCATTGGATACTTTTTCGCTTGTATAAATACTCGCTCAAGCTCTGACGTTGTTTCTATTACAGAACCAACTTGTTTTGTCAATAGCGTATGATCGTAAAAGATAATGAAATGTTTTTTCGTACCTTTCACATATGCCTCATAAAATCTTTTAATAATTCGTTCTACTTCTGAAGGAGTACCTGGATCATCTACAAAGTAAATGGGATATTCCTTCAGTTTATTGGATACTGCAATGACTTTTTTAAAAGTTTCTTCATCGAGGTCCGTTTCCGAACTATACAAGGCAGAAGTAGTTCTTCTTAATTTATTAGAAAGCGTTCTTCCAACTTGCCTAAATCCAACCATCTCTAACGAGAAATTTAAAACGATTATATCTTCATCAGGATTCAAATCAATTATGTCGGTAGTCATCTCATTAACAAATGAGGACTTCGGTTTTGTTATCGTCAGGCTTTTTATCCTAACTTCTACATCCTTCCTGCGTATGATGTAGCCCCGCGTACGTTTTCATCCACTTATTTCAGTTGGGATGTTGGACACTCTTGGAGGTATTATATTTATTCAACCTCTACGCTGTACGGTGACCCAGAGCCTTTCGTAATCTCTGAGTTTACCACGGCATTCTCATTCCAAAGTTCGCCGTATTTGCCCAATCGTAATTTATACTCTTCCAAGTATAAACGGCAATATTCTGAATATCGTTCGTATTTTCTTTCTAAACAGACAGAACAATTTTTGTACAAATAGTTTGCAACAAAAAACCCAGTTTTCCCTGTAAAATACAATGTAGATACAGTTTCTTCTGGCTTTTTCAAGATAACATTTTCGAATTCCAAAGGTAACCAATGCTGAAGTTCAGTCAGAAACTCAAATGTTCCTAATACTCCAACATGAGCTCTTTTGTGATTTGTATCGCACCAAGATAGACATCCATCGCCATCATAATATCCTCGAATAAAGTGTCTAATCAATGATTTATTCTTAAATATAGAAGTTGGTGGAAATTTTAAAGTTTTTGACTTCTTTGGCGTACATCCATATGAATTCAATACTTCCCACATATGTTTATTGTTAAAATACAATCTACATCTGTCAGAACTATTAAAATTCGTATTAGATATATTTAAAGGCTTTTCTATACCTAATTCTATTCTAAACTTATCCAAATGTTCTTTGTCTTCTGCTTTCAAAGATATTTCTATCCTATAAATCCCGTTTTTAATAGACCCGTCTTTATTTATCCGATATGGAGTTGTTATATTTCCGTCGGCAAACAAAAATCCAAGCCAGTAGGCTTTGTTTTCAGTATCTATTGTGTCAAAATAATTATAATTTGCCATGTCGTTTTTATTTATAACGACAAAACGGGTGCGTTAGGTTGCAGTTACCGAACGATTTATTACCACTTCCAGATATACCAGCTATGGTGTAAACGGTATTTGGTTCTATACCTCCCATACATTGCTTATTAAACTTCTTCCATCTAGTTTTTAGAGATACAACATTGTGTTCTCTTCGTCCTTCAATATAGTTGATTGCTTCTTGAGCAACAACTGACATTGGTCGAACTATATTAGATAATGTCTGTTCCATAAGAATTTACTGGTATTTGTTTTCTGTCTTCCATCTCATCTTCAACTGCTTCCCATTGACTTCTAGTCAACCAATTCCACATTGTCATCATATAACTAATACTGCCTTCTCGCATTCTTTTGTCTATTTCATACTCGAGACATTTAATTATATGTTCTGCCATTGCGGAACTTTTTCCACATTTTGTGTTAAAGAAGTGACGGCATTTATTTACATTTGCGCGTAAATATGACTTACTTCCATCTGAACGAACAACATACACTGGATACATATCATAGAAAAGATCAAAATAGTCTTTACTAGGTGCTATTTCTTGTTCAATCTTCTCTGTTGGTTTGTATGTAACTGAATCATCTCTCCCAATCGAGGTGACCAAATGCTGATCGATTAAGTATTGTATTTCGTCGTCGCTGATTAGGCTGACAATCTTGCGGACGTCTTGATATTTAGGCTGATTCTTATCCAACACAATACTCAGAAACAATAATTGATTTGCGTTTAACTCTGGATATAAATCCAAGAGCTTTGTGTTTACTTCAATAATCATACTGACTCGTTGGTTCTGTAATTACTAAAATAATGATAGCTGTTGTTCAGTAAAGTCTGCTATCACTTTTTTGGCTTCACTGATATAGTAACGATAGTTAATCTTTCGATCTTCTATCGGTAGATCATCAAATTTATTCAGGATTGTTACTCCTGATTTGGTTAACATATTAGACCACGACTCTTCTGGAATATCATATTCCTCTGGGTATCCCCATGGATTTATGAGTGTATGGTGTCCAGGATTATCATTTTTCTTTACTTTATAAAGATATGGTCCGTTAGTGCTTGCATAAAATCTATTGATACGTTGTATAGGTTTTTCACCATGTACAACTTTGAACTTCTTATCTACTGCTTGTGACATTAAGAAATCCCGGATGTCTCTGTCCTTCTCAATAAACTCTGCCACCGGCGTTTTGTGTACAAAGTATGCTATTATAGCTTTCGGTATTACTACCGGTGCTAAACCTTTGCCTAATTTGGTCTTAGTTATAAACATACCTTTTTCTTCTATCTCTCCGCCCTTTAAGACCCCAAAGTAGTCATTAATAGCGTATTGATAGAAAGCTTCGTACTCATCTACTTCAAAACCAAGTTGAGTGATTTGTTCAACCTCATGAATGGCTTCCTGAATTCCATCTTTAAGGCTGTTTTTAGCCCTGTAGACAACGCCGTCTGTGTTTACCTGAATAATTTCACATCCGAGCTCTAAAAGTCTGTCTACGAGCATTAAAAGAATTAGCTGACCGTTTATTCTAATCTTAAAAACATTGAACGGATCATACATCCAACTCACCTCCTGCTGCATTTTTCCAGTAGGAGAATTAAGCACGATCTTTAAAAACAGGTTCTTAATCTTTTGACCAGTACGTTTTGCTTCTATTCGTTCGTAGTATATGCCTTCGAATATATCGCAAAAAAATTTTCCTAAGTGTCGAGGTCCAAGTTGATATTTGATCAACAAAGACGGATACATGGACGTTACATCAGCGTGTCCTATGTGCTCGTCATCTTTAGGGTGGAATATTTGTGGAGTGTTAATAGAATGTATACCACCAACACCTACAGAATACACCACATTTGAGAGAACAAACTTCTTCTCATAGCCTTTGCGCTCTTTAGAGTATACTACCTGCTTCTTCATATCCTCTAGAACGGCTTGTAACTTTGGATTTTTATATTTTATAAATGGCAAAATAACATCCTTCAGTGGAATATAATCCATTGGAGAACGCATTTCCTTTATAACATTTTTAGGAATACCTGACTTCTTAGAATATTCTTCTAACAAGAAGGTCTCTGCCATTTTAACACTGTCCATAGAGAGACAATCTATGCCGTGTTCTTTTTCAATAAACAATCTTAAATCGATTTGCTCTTTCAAGCGGTTTAATAACTCTGTAGTCGATTCGACATCATTTATGTTATATGCAATCATTTCGTCAATCTTATCTACTGGTAGAGGCTGGTTAAAGTCTCCATCGTATTCTTGCACGTTTTTATAGTGCATAGTTACTTGCATGGTTTTTAAGCCTACTCGTAACTTTTGACTAAACTGCATTGTGAGTAAGTCCATAGATTTGAAGTAATGTGCATACTTCCATCGCTTGAGCTTCTCACGACTCCCTTCCTCGTCTTCCACTATCGTAGTAGATAGATTAAAAAGAGACTGGCAAACTTGCCAATATGGTAGCCTTGCCAGTTTACTCTTATAATCTATTATGTAGTTAATTATGACATCATCATAATGATGGTTGTTGTAGCCTGCGAATATTATCTTAGGCTTTAAAAAGAAATCAACTAAGTCTGTAAGCTGATTCTTTCGTTCTGATATTTCGAACTTATAAATTTTACCATCTTCTGTATCTTTACAGCAACAGTGGAAGCAGTTTGGAAAGATTTCTATATCGTATATAACGACTAGATCATTCCGTATCCACATGACTCTTAGGTTCTTTGGTTAATACTAGGGGATATTGGAGGACTCGAACCTCCATTAAACATTTTGTTTCAACCTTTACCGAGAATACCTTCCTCTCGTTCCTGTTTGCATGTATGCAGCGAGGCGCCGGTGTACCATTCCCTGTCAAATATCCCTTTTGCACACCTTGTAGTAGTGTGCTAGACCACACTTAGTTACGTGCTATGCAGAGGCTTTACTAAGCATTATGCGGCTTTAGGAAGTATTACTCTTCCTTTCTTCCGCTTGTGGTCCTTCAGATTTGTGGCGACTAGTTTAGCATTGTTAGCTTTCTCTTTATTGGTCACCTTTTGAGCTTTATTCAGAAGTTTAGATTTGGAATCGAGTTCGTTTACTCGATGTCCATCTCCATTAACATCTTTAAGCTCTGCAACTGGTTTTTCAGTGAACTTATTGTCACCTTCTTTGTACCGACCAGTTAACGGCAATTTGTCAAACATCGAGACAACAAAGTCTCGTATTCGTGTCAAAGCTTCCTCACGCTCTTTTTCCCACATTGGGATAAACTCGTCCTTGAACAGATCGTCTTCAGGGCATGGTTTTGGATTCTTCTTATCCCACTTTCTTACCTTTTCATCCTCGTAAGCTTTCATTTTATCAGCTTTACTAAGGTTCTTCCACAATTTCTTTTGATAGTCTTGTGGATTGGGGAACTCGGACGGATAATCCCACTTTATGAGTTCTGTGGTACCATCTTTATGTTTCACCCACTTCTGTCCATGTATTCTCTTATGAAGATTTTTACACTGTGGATAACCTTCTTTTGGAATATCCCATCCACCTCCTTTGGTGCCTTTTACAACACCCCAAGGATATTTGACATCTATTATGTCGTTTTTATCGACTTTGGGTATTGTACAATTTCTAACGGTGTGTTGACGACTGTAGGCTGCAAGATTCGCTACTTTTCTTCTACGAATCTTAATACGTATGCTGCTATGTCCCATATCAGTTTTTCTATTAGGTTAAACATACGTTAAGCGGCTTTCTTAAGCGTTTTAGAGCCCTCTGACGCCTTTTTGGTAGGCATCTGGACAACTATACTAGAATTACGTTTCTTCGCTTTAGCGAGCGTTTTTAGCACTATTTTCTTAGTATATTTTTTCGTCGGATTTGAGTGACGATTTGAACGTTCACTTATCTTACGATGCTCGATTTCGCCGGTTTTCTTATTACGGTGAATACGAATTTTCTTCTCTTTGCGTGCTATTTTTGCCGTAAGAGCCTTTTCCTTAGAGTTGTTAGAAGGTTTCTTTGTCTTTAGATATTCCTTCTTAGGAAGAACAGATTCCATCTTCTTAGCATGAGGATAAATCTTTGCGCTAGGAGGGGCTATTTCGCGTATTTTAGCCAAGATGTCCTGGTTACCATTGACAGATACAAAGTCATCTCCACAGAATGCATATTTGATACCTTCTTTAGCCAAAGCTTCTTTAAGCATTGTTATATCAGGTTTGTCTTTTTTCCTGGTAGCTTTTGCAACCATGATGAGTATGCTATACTCCTTAGGAGCGTCCATTTGCTCTATCAATTTCTTTACAGCCTTTTCAATCTCCTCCTCAGAGAGACCCATACGTCCTGCTCGACGTTTTAAAGCGTTTATGCGGAAGTTACGGTACTGTTCCTCACGAGCCTTTCGTGTAGACTCTTTTTCGGAAATTACTATTACTTTGCCAGTTGGAGTTTTATCCTTCTTAGCGTTCTTTATCTCCTGAATTTTCTTCAAGTTGTTCTGTACCTTTTCAGGCTGTATCTTATTAGCAGTCTGACCCTTCTGGGCAGTGTCTACTGTGTTATTATTTTTCATATTGATTATGATTTTTTTAAGTTATACATGTTAATTTTTTGGGAAATTTGTGATCAGTTACGGGAACGATCCGCTCATATGTTTCTTTACACATATGCACCAACATATCTGATCTGTTTGATACTATTATATAGCCAAATCTGACTTAAACATATCGGTGAGAGTATCATCGATAGTAATCTCTGTAGAGTTATTAAAGTTCTCCATGTTTGTATCAAACTTATTTGCCTTTAACTGCAGATCCTTAACAAGGGTAGCAATCTTGGCGCTGGTGAAAACTTCTTCTTTATTCATAGCTTTAAGACCCTTCTGTGCCTTTGTCTTCTGATCCAATGTAGGAATCATTTTCAACTGGGCAATAGCCTCCTTCATCTCACAAGCCATGAAAATACTATAATTGTTCGTCTTCTTGAAAGCCTCCTTATCAAAGGTTGTAGTACCCATATTCAAATAGAACAACATACCTTTAATATATACTAGCTTCTCTGCCATCTGAGTAATCTCGTTATAGAGAGCCTTCAGATCGTGCGTACGGAGACCTGCTTTGATCTCTTTTTTGGACATAAGATTCTCGCTCTTAATGTAACTCCAATATTTCTTCTTCTTAGCATCGATATCCTTACGCATATTAATTATCTTACCTGAGTTCAACTTAATTGATTTCGTCATATATTTACACTTGATTTTAGTTAGACTTCCGTTAATTATGTTGAATTCGAGATATTACCTACGCGCTTTATATCAAAACAAATTGATATAAAACAAATCTCTGGGAGGCAGGAACCTCGATTCCTACCCCCCGAATACCCTCGAGTATTATAGATGAGATTGTTTTTTTTATTTTTCTGTATCTCTCGATATAGACAGTTATTGTCTTTCTATTTGTTTTTAAGAGTGTTCGTAAAATACCTCGATATCTTATGAACTAAATCCCTCGGGATTATTATTTCTTTGAAACTCCTAGTCCAACAACTCCCATTTCTACATCAAGAAATGCTTGACCTGTTGCGTCTGGAAAGCGAAACGTTTTGCGCATATCAGATACGTTTACGTTGACAATTGTTTCAGCATTACCACGATCGCGAACGATTACGCTCGGACCCGACTTCTCCCGGTCTCCCTCGAGAGACGCTCCACCGTTCTTATTATTTACCACGTGGTCGTATACATCACACAATCTTTCAACTACCCAATTAAACTCACTTTCACGCTGCGCTTTCTTTGCGATTTCTACACTAAGCCCTTCCTCAATAGCAACAGCGTTGCCACCTTTAGAAAGACTAACAAGGGCATCCCATACGGCGAGTGCCCAACTTGTAAACGTCAGTTTTACCTGACATTTAATGAGTTGATTCCACCATTTGAATCTAGTGACACCGAGAGTTACATTTCCCGTAGCGTCATCTATATCAAATATCTCAAATGATTTGCCCTCGCCATTTGCAGACTTTACCTTTTCTGCTATGGTTTCATCTAACATTAAGAGAGCCATAAGTTGTACGGTTCTCTTTGTGAGGGTCTTGTTCATATTTATCCTTCAGTAGATGTATGAACGTTGAGTGTTGCATTGCTACCTGCAATCACCTCTTTGATGCCAACTCCGTCGATCTTAGAATTGATCCACTCCTTCTCGATCTCTGCAGCCTTCTTCTCATTCTCGTTTACAGCGGTAAGAAGATTCTGCTTCATCTTCAGCAAGGACGAAACCAAATTGTCGATGTTCTTGATCTCTGCACGGTTGCCCTCATTGATGATGTTAACCACCTTTGTAGGCTCCAAGAAGAAGTTGTTACCTTCTCCGTGAATGGCGTCGGATACAGCATCAGCAATAGGCTTCTCAGCTATTACTGGGTTTGTTCCGTCGAGCGGGAAGAACATGTCGTAAGTTCCGTCAGAACGCAGGTTGATTGCGATACCAATCTGCTTCGTCATAGGCTGCTGATACGTTACCGCACCCAGGATATCCTGAGTCTTCAGCATAAACTTACGAGGAGAACGATTGGTGATGAGTGCGGCAGATGTTGCTGCAGCAGCCTTGTCACGTTCGTAACCTTCTTTACCACCCTGCCATATGTCACGTGCCTCTACGGTTGCGTAAGCTTTACCAAGAAGACCGCCAATGAGGCTTGCAGTCTGGCGTGCGCCAGCCAATGTAGTATTGATGTTGACATCAATAGTGTTTGTTTTTTCCATTTTTCTTATCCTTTTTGATATCGTGGTTGATCCACCAACGACAAGATTAATTTTTTCTCCTTCAAGGCGGAGTTGCCTATATTAAAAAAATACGCTCCGGCTCGCTGGCTCTACGAGCGCGATTGTTTGTTACTTATTACGCCAGTTGCTGTGCTAATGGGAAGCACGTTTCTATTAATGTTGTTACACTTCTATATTCCTCGACCCAATACATTTAAGTATGGCAAATGTGAAGCTCAACTCATGTAACAGGAATCCAACGGTAGGATATTTATACCTATAGCATTAATAGGTTCTTAAACTTTAAATGCTGACTGTGCATAATCAAATGCTAAGTTTTCTTTCTGTATGTTAAAATGTTTATTTTTTGTAAAACATATATTGATTCACTTTCAAACTATTCGTTGACAAAATTTCACGAAGGACTAATGCTCGTAGAATAGTCTTACTAAGTCCAATATTTAATACCCGTAAAATTTTTGTAATATCTTCGATAATGTATTTCCCAAGAACATTCGAATCTACTACGCTGATGCCATGATTTATATTCCGCTCAGCAACATCGCGGGGGGCTCCTGTCCACTATGACAGGCTTGTTTTTTCCTGCTTTTTATACACCGTGCGTGTGGTGTACGTGAGGAGTACGTTTCGTTATCGAACAGTCTAAGAGTTCCAAAGCTCTTTTCAAGTACTACGATTCAGGATTCTTCCTAACGACTTTACGGCTTGTTTTCTTCTCTTGGCATATTGCTTGCCTCATTTATTTATAGTGCACGAATACTGGAGGAATTCCACCTCATACGTCTAGATTTATCACCCACTACGGATTCGTTTCGTCGGTTTCTGGCAACAGCGAACCATCTTGCGATGGACTATTAACCAGTCGCTTTACCCCTCCGAGACAGGGAGGTGATTTCACTTCACGATAGCTGCCTTGCATCGTTGACGCATATTGCTTCATGGTATCCACCCACATAGATTTGCAGTCTATGCTTCGCTTAGTTTCCCATCTTGCTACTTGCTTCTCAGGAACGGTTGGCACTCGATTTCTGGCGTGAAAGCACTCACAAACATTACAAACGTAGTCTTTATCTTTCTCCCAGCCAGGGGACATCAATTTTTGTTAAACATGTTAATATCACTTATTGTTTTCTACTTACATCTTTTTATACAGAATCACTTACATGTAATGTATCGTTCACACATGGTATGTAGTTTACTACTCTACAGTATTCCCATATGATGTAGTAACACAAGTACAATCATCTGGTTATTTAATGCTTTCGAAAGAAGCGATCTCCCTCTATACTGGCGTGTATAGTCTTTGAATCGACCTCTTTATTTTGTTTTTGACTGTCAAGTGGTCATCTTACTATGCTGCATTTCCTCATAACATAGATCGTTCTATAGTATCATACTCGCTTACCAGTATTAACTATCTTTGAAATAGCCTTTCTACGCGGGCTTCATCCGCGCGCTCACCTGAGCTTCGGGGGTTGCCCTACCCCGGTAGTCATTCTACTTTTATATCCCGCATGAACGACTAAGGCCTGGCGGTCATCTTCAACGTAATCAGCCGTTTTACCCCATCCCTGGACACCGATTTTGGACGTGTTGCCATCTCGTATATCATCAAGTTACCATGTTAGACTCTCACAAGCTCTTTTACGAGATGTTTGCGAATCGAACGGCAAGGTTTTACATAGGCGTCATATTTACCATACAACTTGTGAGTATTATTCTCACAATATAGTTTACTCAGATATTTTTCATCCCTTCATACACGTTGTGGAGACGTGGAACACTAGACTACAGCTTAATTGATACATCATTACATGCCTTGGATAAATGTAATGTTGCAGCTCGTGTGACGTTAATTCTAAGTTTATGTATCATCGCTTAGATTGTCGATACGGTTCAGTTTTGCTCTTTTCGAGACTTACGCGCCTTTTACTGTTTACTTTCCCCCACCAGTCGGTTCTCGGAGCAGAAGGACTTGATACATGCGCTTTAATCCTCTTACTATAAAGTTTTCAAATTGTGTAGTACGTCGCAATCTTTATAGCATTTCATCCTACCTTTTGCGTTTCTCACCTGTTGAGCAGGCTAACATATTCTCGGATCAAGTTGTACTATTTCGTGCCTGGGCTAATGAGACCCACCTGAAATGCACTGACCAGCTGTTCTACGAAAGAGTATGCATTGCTCTGGGGACAGAGAGCAGTATCTCCCTATCCCCCAGCTGCGGAGTGACTATCGTTTATAGACTTCCTTACCGTCGACAATAAGGATAATGGACTTATCAGGAGGTCCAATAGTGTCTGTGGTGTACTCCTCACGAACCACGCCTACTTTGTTTTTAACAGAATCCGTATGGAACTTATCTACTGTACATGACTCTGTATCTTCTTGTGTAGGTGCAGGAAGATATATGGGTTTAACTTTAGTTACAGTTTTTATCGGACGCGGCGGCAATACTGCCGTGTACGTATCCAAGTAGACTGTATCCGTTTTTGTGTACTTCTTATCAGTGTCAAACTGATTAATAAGTGGCGTCGTTGGAAATCCATAATTTGGCACAACGGCGGCGCTGACGGTAGAATGTTTTCTAATCGTCGAATTGTCATCCGATAATGCCAGCATAGCTCCAGAAAAAGCAAATGCTATAGCACAAAGGATTGTTGTAATATATTTCATACCTTTGATAGATTTAAGTTAATGAAGCCACCAGCGTCGGTCCCACAAAGTTAGAAGTTTTTCTTTGAGGACCTTAATCAGTTTTTTGGTTTTTCCTCAGCAGGCTTTTCCTCGGCGGGTTTCTCCTCCTTTGGGGCTTCTTTTTTAACCATATCGGTCAAATTGCTTTCGTTGTAAGCAATTGACTGAGAGAGAGGATCGCGGAACATGTTGACTATGATACCAGCACGCTGTTGAACATTATTCAACATGACGTCTTCATCAAGAGTCTTGATATCCTCATCTGGATAATAAGTCTTCATGATGTTATCGACGATACGATGTGCCAGAGCATATCCCTCAGAACCTTCTTCCTTCTTGTAATTCTCTATGAGAGTATCAACAATGTCGAACGAAGGATTCGTTGTTACAGCGATAATGTGATTCAGCTCTTCGATCTTGAGCTTCTGAGCGCTGATTGCAGTTTCTGTTGCCTTCTTGGCTGCACCAGTCTCCTTCTTCACAACCTTTTCGTTTGTGGCGATAATGCGCTCATACTCTGCAATCTGACTCTTACAAGACCAAATCAACAGAACTTTCACGAGATCTGCTATGTACAAATCGTCAATTCCGTTGTCCTTTCCAGGAACGGCGTTACGACGGTAGAGACAGAAGGCGGAAATAGGAGAATCGGTCTCATTGGTACGCTTACGAAGAAAGTACGCAGTACCGGAAAGTGCAAATGTGCACTGACCGACAATCTCGGTAATAGCATTCAACATGTCTATGCGGGACATACCGTTGATCTTATCGAGAGCTGCCTTCTTATCTTCAGCCTTGTTAGCCTGAATCGTAAGATAACCACGATAGAAGTTGATTACTCGTTGAACACGTGCATCAGGACGATCTGTTCCGTTGGGAACTGGCTTTGTCAGCAACGCACTCAAAGATGCTTTGAGCTGATCTTCGTTCTTGATGTCGGCTGGATTTTCTACAGCTTTTGCTTCTGCTGCAATCTCATCCTTCTTCTTCTTGATGGTCTCTTTAGACACATCTTTCTGCTCGATTGTTACAACACGAGCCTCTGACGGAAGAAGTCCTACAATGCCTGCGCTCTTAAGCTGCTCCTCTGTAGGGGAAGGCAGCGCTTTGAACTCAGGCAATTTTACACCAAGCTCGTTTGCAATCGCCTTGAACGTGTCGTAGTTCTTCGGATTTGCTGCAACAATGCATCCGACTGCGCTTGTACCACATGCCATCTCACCAATACCGATGTCCAGAATCGTTGCTTGTGCAAGCAAAGACAGACCATCGATCATGGACTTTGATGGATTCTCACTATTCATTATGTATGCACGCTCTGTCTGCAGAGACGCTACATACTGTACCTTCTCTCCTTGAGTAAGGCCTTTTGTGGCAGGATTGTTGTTATTGTTTAACCTGGCTGCACCAGTCTCCACTTGTGGAGCTGCCTGCTCGCGTGCTGCCTTCTCTGCTGCCTTTTCAGCAGTTGTCTTTTTAGTTGCCATTTTGATAACGGTTTTTTAAATTAAATACTTGTAGTTGGCTGGACTACTTATCTGTAAGCCATACTAGTTAATTACATCAGTCATGATGTATCAAAAAGTATTACACTGTTTGGTGGGTTTGGCAGTGTGTGAAGGTATTGTCCCGGTGTCACCACTGAGACATCACTTAAAGTGATAATCTTCTCAACGTAATCAGGCGTATTAACCTGACCCACAGGTTTTGAAGTCTCCTTCACGATTGTCTTCATTGGTTCGTCTGCCAAAAAACACATACATGTGTCTGACGCCAAATCCAACCCCTGTGTGGGATACGCCTGGTTGAGTGACTGTTCACTTTGTTCCTTCTCGTTAAAGGCGCCTTTAACCACCTTTACCACTGTAAAACACAGCACGTATGCTGTGAGCAGTGTCCAGAATAACTTATTACTCTCATTGTACCGTGCGATACAAAGAATAAGAAGTATTCCAAGAATGAACATTAAGAATGTCATAATTTTTAGATTAAACGTTTTTTAATTCTGCGTCTAGTCCTCGACAGTGTTGACTTAATAGTTCCAACTGGGATTCTCAGCGCGTCACTAATCTCATCCACTTTCATGTCTTCTTCATAAAACAACTTGAAAATCTTACGAGTGATTTCAGGCAGTTTATTAAACTCGGCGATCAACTGTTTACTTGTAAGATGATTGACAAGGTCATCCTCAGTAGAACCAGGCATATCCAAAGATAGTCGTTCTTCTTCAATGTCCTGTGATTCATGCTTTGTTCGAAGATAATCGATTGCGGTGTGATTTGTTATTATTCTCAGCCATCCTCCAAAGGAGTCATATGCTGTGAACATTGAGAGTTTCCTATGTACAGTTAAAAACACGATGTTGGCAATATCTCGTGCCTCATCTTTGTCTTTTATATATCGATACAAAATATTCTCCACAAATGGTTTATATCGGTAGTACAATTTTGAAAAAGCAGATTTGTCACCTGCTTGCGCTTTTTTGATTATCTCAATTTCTTCTTGAGTGATTCTGGGATTCTTCATAATCAAAACATTTATACCGGTTATTAAGGTGTCACTCCTGTAACAGACGGTGCTGTGTAGTGCGCCAGGATGGATTCAAACCACCGACCTCTCCCAACTCAGGAGTGCTCTATCAGACTGAGCTACTGACGCTGTCCCATCGGACAAATTATCTACTTTCTCGATCTTAGCAACGGGTCATATTTTATAAGTTGCTTCCTGCGCGACCCCCATTTCGTCAAGTTCCATAGATAATCGTGCGCTGCTGGAATACCAATCCAGATTAGGTTGTCAGCGCTAAAAAGGCAAGTCTTCAGTACCAATAAGGTTAAGCTCCTGCCTTACATTTGAAATAAGATTACCAAATATGATTAAATTTAGTTTAGAAGATATGATACCAGAATCTACTAATTTGTCCATCATGTTAACTGCTATTCTCATACGAACGTCTATCGTTCGATAATCTGCAATGCCTATGATTAAAGTAATCTTCTGATTTATCCATTTTACAATTTTGTGGAATTCTTCATTTGACCAAACTGCCTCTTTTATTCGATAATTCTCATCTTCAGAGGTAGAAGAAATAAGTCTTGTGTTCTCTAATATACCCTTTGCGCCTTGATTGTATGCGATACGCAATTGATCATAAATTTCACTAGGCTTCATCTCTCCGTAAAGATCCTTAGCCTCTGGATATAGAGGCTCTAAATAGTTGGAAAATACACTATGCATAATTCTTAGTTTTTTCCATTAAAACACTTAATGAGATAGTTAACAAAATCATCAACGTATTGATACTTTGCTAGTTTTTCTTCATTTGAAATGTTTGGTTTTGGCATAAGCCATCCTAAATAGGAATTAATGATGTCTATTTTGATAGATTCTTCATCCTTTCCTACTTTCTTAGAGATATCATACGCATTTTTGATATACGCATAATCAGTACTGAACCATTTAACCCATGAAGATACTCGTTTCCAATGAATTTTTTCTTCATCTGCTAAATTGTCCCAATCAATTGTTTTGTCAAAATCAAAATGTTTTATTTTCCCATTAACAATTCCCATTACAGTTCTTACAATAATGTTTTTGTTCTGTGAAGCTGTTCTAAACATTTTGTTGTTTTGATATTCATCTCCAACAATTTTGACAAAACTATTATACACATGGTCTATCCATTTTTCTTTGGATTTTTGCCATTTTAGTGCATAATCTACCATCTTGGGACATCTGTCCCGTAACATTTCTCTATAACCTGGTTTTTTCATATGTGATTCCTAAAGGATTCGAACCTTTGACACCCATCTTAGAAGGATGGTGCTCTATCCAGCTGAGCTAAGGAACCATTCGCCCCACCGCTGTGGGGCTTTGCGTTTATGAACATTTAAAACCGTCTCACGACGTTTGTGGACCAGCCAGGGCTTGAACCTGGGACCTCCAGATTATGAGTCTGTTGCTCTAACCAACTGAGCTACAAGTCCTTACGCCAGCCGCTACTATACTTCACGACTGGCAACCATCACAAAACGACGTCTCACGACGTTATACTGGGGCATTTGTTTTTATAGAGGTGCCTGGCCAGCCCAATACAGCCAATCCTCTTCAATCTAAAGATTCCTACACAACTCTCTTGTGACCAACGGTCACATAAGCTCCTTAAACACACATTTTGTGCTGCAGCATTCGCCTTGTTGTCGACTGTCTGCTCCTCAACCTCTACCTCGGAATCTTATATGGAGGGGGCGTTTGTTTTTTATAGTGGAAACATGCAAGCCCCTGTAAGCGAACCACTCTAGGAGTGATGGCGGGAGTCGAACCCGCCCTAGAACCAATCTAGTGTCTCCTTTTCACTCTCATAATGGATTTATTTTGTTAATCGTTGTTATCCTGCAACGATACACTGTTTGGTCGTGTCTGCCCGACTTCACGCTGCCTCCTTGAGACCCGTGTAGTCAACGATATTTACATCGCCAGTTAATTTTTATATCAAAGCGCTTAATGTCTTACTTTCTACTGCGTTCTATTCCATTACGGCCCGTGTTTAAAATGTTGGTGGACCGTACGGGAGTCGAACCCGTGTCACAACAGCTTATCCTCAGACACGCTAAGATTCGATAACAAAAGTGTGAACGTTCTGATGATCGGTCAAAACATTCGATTTAAGGCTATTTTAAGCCATTCTGACGCGTTTTCCACACCTTCGTAGGTAGCTAATCTACTCAGGTACTTTAAACGCTTAGAAACGGTTTTTTATATAGCCCAATTTAACACATTGCCCCATTACTGATTCAAGATTCTGAATGGAATGTGTTCACATTCTTGATATGCAACGCAGTGTCTGTACATATTGACATCATCTCGTACAGGTTGCACCGGCTCATGGCTCGCACGTTACAAAGTGATCTAATGGCTGCATATTTATACCGTGCAGTCGGCATTCGTTTTCCACACGTGACTCAAAGGTTCTTGTGAAGAATGTCAATTCACTCTTTACATATGCCTGAAAAGACCTCTTTAAGCGTCTACCGCCGTCTATAAAGGGCTTACAATGTATCAGCCGTGACTCAAAGGTTCTTGGCTTAGAAAACTAGGTACGATGGATTAATACCAGTAAGACTCTACGTAATGACGATACTCGCCCTCATAAGAGTTGCGAAGTTCTCTCATTGCATCGTCGAACTGCTTGTTGGATTCCATAACCTTCTTACGGAATTCCTCCTCCATCTTCTTGGTCTCGGTCTCGTGCTCAGTAGGAGTGAGCAACAATTTTGCGTCGATCTTCTTCTTGGTGGGGATACACTCTCCATCCTTAATCTCACACTCGACGCCGAGTAATCTCTCCAGAAGCGACTTAGAAGTCGAAAGCTTCTCCTTCGTGATGTCATCCTCACGACGGCGCTGCTGGAGCTGAAGCAGAGTTTTACGATTGACGTATGTCGCAACACAGAGCTGCTTCTTAGCCTCTCTTTTCTTGCGATCGTCTTTCTCCTTGTTGATCTCTGCCAGAGCATCCTCGATAGCCTTATCAGTTATCTGGTTGCCTGTCTTGATAGATGATTCAACACCGCTCTGCTGGGTCTCCTGACCCTTCTTCTCTTCTTCTTTTTTTGCCATTTTGATAATGTTTTTAATTGTTTAACTTATAGTTTTATTTATAGAGTGCATAATTTTCCTTATGCTTCTCATTTCGATTGTACGGGACAGCATTCTTATGCCGTGGATTATCCGTTCTAAAACGAATTGTTTTTCCCGTATTATAGGTTCCGTGTGCCATATTATACGAATTTTGATGCGTATCGTACTGTATTTAGAGTTGATCTAGATACTCCGTATTTACGCAAATCGTTTGGATTTACTTCAAATTCGCAAAGTATTTCTACTGCAGAAATGAGGGCACTATCTGCATCACCTGCAGATGATGGGTTGAACGCAACTCTTCCTTTTGCTGCTGCTAAATCTGAACGAAGTACTAAGCCAAATTCAATATCTGTGATATTGCCTTTTTCCTTACGGTATCCTGCAATAAACTTCAACGCTTCCCTTATAGGGGATGTGTCTTGTTGTTTATCGTCCTGATTCTTTATAACAGCTATTGAATCACGAACACATAGTTTCGCAAGTGCATCTTCGTCAAAGTGTTTTACTACAATTTCACTAATTGCATCACCTGTGATTTCTGAAACACTAACCGCCAGTTCTGCTATGTTTTGTGGAGAAGGCTTTCTTCCGCCACAAACGAATAAAATGACTTGTTTACTCATACGTTTCTGTAGTTTCAATGATTACTTTCATCGGTTTACCGTTAATAATAGTGTCTTGAGTTTTACGAGTCACTTTACTAGCCCTGCTCCCTAAATCTGTTCCTGTTCTGTCTACAGACTGCATCTTTGCAAAACTATCGGGTTTAGAAATATCGGGAGTTGTAGGTAATTTTTCGTATACGCTCCTACATCGTTTAAACTCTTCTACAATATCTTTCTTTGTTATTGCGTCCTTATTAGATTTAAATAGTACGCTTGCAACATTCTGAACTGTTGAACTAGGTAAAGAGAAGAATACACTATCAATTTCTAATTGAAACTGATGGTTCTCACGATATCCCACTATATCTGCAACAGATATAAAGTGTGGATCTACAGCATTTTGAACCGCTTTTGCGATTTTAATGCTGTCATTTGCTACATCGTAATTGTCGGGACGATGCTGCAGTCGATCACAGCTGACGAGAAGCATTAACGCTCCTATGGCTGTGAGGAGATATACTCCTAGGAACTTCCCGAAGTTCCGCAATTTTTCTCTTTTTGGCATTTTGATAACGTTTTAAGAGATTAAACTTAAGTTAAATCCAGTCTTTAAGGAAGACTTTGAAAAGACCTTTGTAGTCCCAAGGAGAGTCGAACTCCTCTTTACAGAATGAAAATCTGTCGTCCTAGCCGATAGACGATGGGACCAGAAATTGCAGTATGCGGGGAATTTTGAAATAGAATAAACGAGCCTTTGAGCCTAAAACAGACACCCTACACCAACGCCTTGGTGATTATACTGCAATAGTAAAACGTCCTACATAACCGGGCGAATTATGGCACGAAACCCGGTCACCTCCAAACCTCCTCGGACGTATTTTGTTCCCACAGTTGCACTTACGGCATACGTTATATAGCATCCTTACTTCAGTTGGGGCGCTACCCCAAGTGTTGTTACTACGTGTGTTCTGTGAACATTTTTGCCACGAGATTTCTATATTTACGACTGTGGGTTGTGTGCATATATACCTACACACAGGTGTCGACTTCTTTTTAAGCCTCCTTCGACCACGGCTATTCGGCTGAGTTTCCACAATAGGTAGGTATGGACCAGTATCCAACACTGTTTTCTGGTTTTCCTATTGTGGGCGTGCCGAGTTGTACCCTCTCCTCATTGGTTGTTTTTCTACAACTGGCAGGCCTTGAGGTTTCCTGCTATCCGGTGAGTTCTATACAACTTAAAGAACGAATCTACTATTCTCACGAACCGTAGATTCCTGTAATAATTTAAAATTCAAACTTACGTACCAGAAATTGGTTTCAATATTATGTCATATTTTGCGCAATCTATTTGTTTTTCTCCAGATCTAGAATCGACTACTCCTGGGCATAATAATATATCATGTAGACAACATCCTTGACAGCCTATTGTTGTTCGTTTAACGGCTCTGTACACAACGCCGTTTACGCTACAGTACTGTCCTGGTTTAGGATATTTAGTCATATGATTCTTGTTCCCAATTCTAATCGAATATCTCTCGATCTGGGCATTAACACCACACATGATAATTTGAATATCATTATTTCACCTGTGGCAAAATCGCGCAATTGTACTAATTCTGGTTGTTGTTTTAATAACTTCACCCAAGCTGATGTTCTTGAATGAATTATCGCAAAGGTTCTTTCCTCACGCACACGTTTGTATATGTGAGATGGGATTTGTAACTTTGCCATTGGAATCTCTGTCACTGTGTCTTTTGCAACAAAGATTGCATTTTTTATTATTTTCTCGTTTGTATCGCAGAAGTTTTCTTTTACACTTCTTACATCTGTAGACGCTACAACAAATATTGTGTTTCGTCTTCCAAACGTTTTTATAACGTACAAATAATCACCAAACGGAATCTTTGTTTGAGTGATTTTTCTTACAACTATACCTTCTTTCATATTAAGAACATCTTATAATACAAAATAGATACAGCGCAAGTATTAATAAGCCAATCCAAAATTCTGGACCGCTTTCTTTTTTTGATACTCTTTGCATGTTTCTAACTTTGATAGTTATTAACTCTAGTGTGAACTTAACCCATCACACTCTTGGGCTTGATTTCTTCTAAGTATTCATAGAACCCACAGTGAATAAAACATGCTCGGCAAACAGCAATTGGAATAAGTCCACGTTTGGTTCTATGACAAGTACGACACCATCTGGTTTTGCTGTGTTTCACACGATATACTTTACCTTTAATCGTGACTATCTGACCTGGTTTCCACATTTTCTTCTTGTTTACCATAGATATTTTATACGACGAACTAACATGCGTTCACATCTTAACTTATCGATATAATCCAAGATTTTATCACGTACATGTTTACGTACAGAAATTTCTACTTCTTCTCTGGACTGACAGTCTTCTACAGACCATAAGGTACGATCTCCAAGAATCTCGTAAATTCGAAATTTTGATGGTTTATACTTGTTGTACAACACTTTCATTCGATACTTATTGAGCATCTTTTTTCGTAGCTTTTTCAATAGTTTTACTCGCATACGCTATTGTACTATTATGAAGTTACCTTGTATCTCTAAGCCGAGCTTTTTCGCATTATCACGAACGCTCGAGATAAGTACTCCTGCAGCAGCTTTTGTAGTCGCTTTGCAGAACAACATCGATGAATTACCGTCTTTGTAGAAGATCTTACGCTTACGGTTTTCACCCTCGTCCACTTCTCCCTTGAACTTCTTCTTGGGAGAGTGGAGTTGATTTTGAACTTTATCCTTACTCATCGTAGAATGGTTTTAAAGCCTTTTCGATATTATCCAGAGTAAAATCACAAGACAATTTATCCAGAATGCACTCGTGAATCATTCTTACGAATTCACTAAGTACCATTGTATCTTCAGTGGTGTTATGCTTTTCTGGAACTCTCATCATCAGTACAGATATTGCATGATTTTCATGTTTCTCTGTTGTAAACTCAGAGACTAGTCTTATGTGCTTCTGAACATTTTTCAATTCTTTAGCACATACAGTTAGAATGACTTGATGAAGCCTTTCAGATACTCCAATTTTGGATACTAATACGGTTTCACAAGCAACGTTTGATGTTACATAAACATTGTTCACTACTTTTTCTTCTACTGTTTTTTCCATTTTGATAATGTTTAAAGTTATATTACTTGTTTGACTACTAGTATTTTCTTGGCACATATGTCGTCATTCGTCCCTTTATAGTACAAGGTACCTTTGGGAATAATGCATTTAAATATTGCAATAGGCAAAGATCCCTTATTACATATTTCAAGATTAGTGAATGCATGAATCATACCACCAAAGATTCGAAATCTTGCATTGTCGCGATCTCTAGTTGTATCTATCGTACGTACCTTTTCTATACAGTCTGGGTAAGCTATCATGACAGTAGGCTCATCTTTTGGAATGCGAACCATCATGCTTCTTATTGGGGTTATCATTAAGTTAAAGATACTTAGCCCGTATAATAGCTTAAACCTTTTGTAGCACACAATGTCTTTACGTGCCCTTAATGGGCATATCTGTTTAGTATACAAACACATAACCTAACATTTTTTAAAGTAATGATGAGTTGGCATAAGATTTGCACACCAGTTCATCATTGACGGACTGCAAAACGATACATCACATTTATCACATGGATACCAGTTCATCATTAATGGACTACAATACGGCACATCACATTTATCACACGGATCTTGTACGTGTCGTTCAACACGTGCAATTCTGTATTGACATCCTCTGATCCAGAAGAACTGTCCAGGTTTATACTGTTTTCTAGTCATAGTTACTATGGGTTTTGGATAACAGTCAGATGGGACTTTATTGAAACATTCGTAACATAAAGCTTTCTTATGAAGAGAACATGTTTTGCATACCAACATTGGATCGCAAGATAGTTTTTTAATTTCGCACAATATATCTCCTATACTTACGAATTGATCTTGTTTATATTTAGCCATAATTTATAGGTTTTGGTTAACAATCCATCGTAAAAAAGGGCATACATGTCTATTTTGCACCTGCACAATTGTAACTCTGTGTTGTTTGTTATTTATCCAAGCAAATTGTTCTGATTTATACTGTTTTCTAGCCATAATTTACAGGTTTTGGGTAACAATCCGGAGGAAGTAAGAGACATATCCAATTCTCAGGATTTGTACAAGTGTGGTTTTCTTCGTAAGGGCAACTTTTACATGTAATCTCAGACGATGCTTTTACAACTCTATGTTGTTTACCATTTGCCCAAACAAATTGACCTGGTTTATATTTCCTAGCCATAATCTTATCGCATTAGTTCATCAACATGTAACCAATTCAGATTATACTCAATGCTATCTTGAGCATTCCAGAATTCGAATGTTTTATCCCATTCTCCATTCAGTAACTCATCGAGATCAAGCATCTCATCAGTTTCCCAGAGCACATCCTCTACATAGCTTGGCTTATCAAGCCATATGCGATGCAATAGATTAGAGTAAGCGTTAATAATACGCTTGTCTTTCAACTCAGTTTCAGGAATAGCTGCATTAGCAGCCTGAGTTGAACAAGACGCTAAACATAGCGCAACTATGAATAGCGTAAAGAAAACGAGTAGCACTGCTATCATTTTCAAACTGTCTTTTTGAGTTTTATCCATTTTGATAATGATTCATTTTACAACGAACTTAACCTGTCGTTGTTTCAGGTAGGAGATAATCCCGACACTCTCTTGTGTTTCGTCTTAATTTTCAAAGACTCATCAGGGGATTTTAAAACAACCTATTCTCACGAACCGGTTGCTAAATGCTTATGAAAAGACAATTGCGCAATGTTCGTCTTCACAGATTAGCATTGCTTCGCTTAAATGAAAGCAAAAAGATAATATAGATAATATGGATTTGATGTGGTTAATCTAACCGTGCCATACTTCAAAGTTTCGCTTATTGTTTGTATTACCACGTACAGTTTTTAGCTGTACATAATCTTGACCGCGAAAATCACAGATTATTTGTGGTTTATATTCTCTTGTGTACATTTTTATCTTTGATTAGTCGTGATAAAATGCGGTATGCTGTCCCGTGAGAGATACCTTGACCAGCGTAACATGTACGCCAGAGTTGGTAGGCTTCAAAGACTACCATGAACGGTAATCCCTCATACTGTGTAAACCATTTAGAAAAAGCACAAACTGCTTTTAATACAATTGCATCCATATAGCTACACGTGTGCTCCCATACCCATTGATAGGGCAATGAATCCTAGGATGAGCACAATTACTCCTAAGATTCTTGAATTTCTGTTAATCATAATATGTTATATTGGTTGTGAGAGTATGGATGAAATCATCCACAATAATGTACATACGGCTACGATGATTACGCAGACGCCAAATGAAGCTAAAGCATATATTATATGCTCTACCTTTTCAGGAGATAACTTTTTCATATATTTAGTGTTTAAATTGATTTCAAACAAAAAGTGCCCATTCTCACGAACAGACAC